CTGGAGGGCGATCAGGGGCAGCGCCAGACCCGGGTTGCGGCAGAACCAGAACTGGAGGGGGATGTACAGGATCGCCGGGCGACCACCGCAGGAGATGGCCGTCGTCTCCGTGCCACCCAGGTATCCGCCCGTCATCGAGTCCAGCTTGACGGAGTTGTCGAATCCGGACGTCAGGTTCTCCCACAAAAAGAGCCACTCGCCGTAGTGGGTGTCAATGATCTGGCCACCGATCTCGACCTCAATCTTCTTGAGGAGCTGGTAGCCCAGACGACGCTCATACGCAGACGTCCACTTGACGTCCACGGTCTGCGTGTCGGGGAGCTGGACCTCCAGGTAGGTCTTGTACATCAGATCGGCGTTGCGGTTGATGATGGCAACGACACGCTGGCCATACTGAGGCGAACCAGTGAAGTTCACACGGAACGCCTCCATGGCGAAGTTCGTATGACGCTTGTAGAGCACCTTCCAGAAGGTGATATGAGGATTTCCAGTGATGTAGGCATCCTGAGCACCATATGCAACGAGCTGAAGAAGACCGCCGCCCATTTAGTTTATTCTTTGCGAGGATATATTCTTCTGCCTTTGACACAATGAGGCGAGGCGGAGCATTCCTAGCTTCAGGTGCCGACACATGCGTCTATTCGCCACAGATTGAGTGCGCCCCCGGGACACAGGTACCTGCAGAGATACCTCCAGGCGACTACGTCTCTCGTGTCACGGCGGATGTTGGTGATGCGAAAGACGAGCTCTCCAATCAGGCAGATGTGAAGGCAGCGATTCATCGGATTCAGCAAAAGTATCCGGGCAAGGACATCGAAACGTTCTTCAACGTGGCGGTTGCGGTCTGCACACCCGTGTTCAAGGACTCTGATCTCCTTGGGCTACCTCGGTTCAAGGGCGACCGCCCGAGACCCTGTGCTGCGATCAACAACGTAATCGACACGCCCGGTCAAAAGGATGACAAGATCAACTTCATTACACCTCGCCAGGGTGAGGACCTTATTATCTCAAAGCGTCCGGCTGAAGAGGTACGAATGGCGCTTCGAAAGCTCATCCACGCAGTTGCATATCTCAACAACGAGGGCGTCTTGCACACGGATGCCCACTTCGCCAACATTTCGTGGGTAGGCGATCGTCTCGTTCTACACGACTGGGGACGTGCGCTGGTCGGTGTCGAAGGGTTCAAGAAATGGGTAAAGCGATGGGCTGAGGGATTTGATGAGATGCTTGAGAAGAGGAGAAGGAAGAGGATCATCCGAGGTGTCACGAAGGTCTGTCAACTAGTGGAATCATGTCCCGTCAAGATGGCAGATGACGACACAAGCCATCGATTTATGAAGTTCTACGACGTGGTCTCGATCGTAGGCAAGGCGTTGTCGTTCAAGTACCTGAACGAGTATTATGTGGATCAGTTTATGATGGGGGTGCAGGACCTGTGGCATTCGAAGGATGTCCCAACCGATCAGATGATCGATCACATTCACGTCTTGATTGATCAGTTGTTTGATGCCCCACAGCCTCCTGATCCGAATGCACCTGCTCCGGCACCTGCTCCGGCACCTGCTCCTGCTCCTGCTCCTGCTCCTGCTCCTGCTCCTGCTCCTGCTCCTGCTCCTGCTCCGGCACCTGCTCCGGCACCTGCTCCGGCACCTGCTCCGGCACCTCCAGTTTCCCCTGTACCGGATGTGACCCCAACACAGGGTGGTGGTCGCAAACTCAGCACAACACGACGCTTTTGTAGCTGCATCAAGAAGGTGCGCAAGACGGTGAAGAACGAGAGAGGACCCATTGCGATCTGCGTCAAGTCAGTCCTGCAGAAGAGGGGTCGAACCCTCAAGCGCTTCACATGTGGCAAGAAGGGGCGGGTGATTACTCAGAAGGCGAAACATTAAGTTCTTGCCGTCAATTAATGCAGCAGGAGGGTGGTGTCTACAAAGCTCAAGGGGTGGACACCTGTGTCTTTATCCCGCAGGTGGACTGCGCAAAGAAGGGCAAACATGCCATACTTCCAGCTCCCCCAGGAACTGAGTTAGTCTCCCGTATCACCCGTGACGAGGGAGAGCTACGTATACAGAAAGTCGCAGTCAAGGTGATCAAGAAGCTCAAGGATGCTGGGTATGATGTCTCCAAGTTCTTCAACTTGGCAACCCAGTCTTGCGTACCGGAGTTCAAGCCGTCAGACGAGCGGCAGCGCTGCACGGTCCGTGCACTTGGAGGCGATCAGGCACACCTCATCAACTTGGTGACACCTAAGCAGGGCGAGACGCTGTTTGCGAGTATTCGGAACAAGAGCAAACCGGATGCCCTCATCAAGTCCTCCCTGCGTGATCTGATGATTGCGATGGCTCGTGTGAATGAAGAGTTTCTGACGCAGAGCGACTCCCACTTCAACAATCTCGGCTGGATGGGCAACCAGTTGGTGATCTTTGACTGGGGACGTGGAACGACGGATCAAAAGACGTTCAAGCGCTGGGTCAATCAGTATCTGCTTCTATGGTCTATGACTGAGCGTGAGCACTGGAAGACGTACAGTCAGCACACGCTGCAGTTTTCACTGCTTGATGAAATGGAGAAGGCAGGGGTCGCAAAGAAGACGGGAGCCTATCGGACACTGGTCGGTGTATGGGACGTGCTTGGACTGCTTGGACCCGCGCGTACTCACGGCATTGTGTCTGAGGATCGTGCGAAGGTGTTCACTGAATCCCTCTTCAAATGGGTCACGACCCACGTGAACGCAGTGGGTGGCTCAACGCAGGAGGTCATTCGTCTCATTCCTGCCTTGTTTGCCGATGCACCGGCCATTCACCCTGCGACTGCCGACAGACCCATGCCTCCCGCCGAGGCGAATGCGCTCGTCCGTATCGTTCCGAACCCTGATGTGTCGTCTCCAGCCGCTCCCCTTCCGGCTCCGATTCCTCCGGTTATTCCCAGGGCCCCTCCTCCCGCTCCCGCTCGGGTACCTCCGGCGGCCCCTCCTCCCGCTCCGGTTCGGGCACCTCCGGCTCCGGCAGAGGATAAAAAGATGACCGATATCAAGAATGCGTGTAGAGCGCTTCTTGCAACTGGCGGGACACGGAGACGGCGAGGGCGCAGGTCAACGCTCAGACGCTAGGGACTACACCGAACTTCTCAAGTGCTTCCTTTGCTGCCATCTGCTCTGCCTTCTTGCGTGTCGGTCCTTGACCACGCCCGTGAATCGTGGGTCCATCCATCACGATCACACGGATCTCCTTTGAGTCTACCATCGGGCTGAGCATGGTATACGTCGGCGTACACCCGAACTCACGCTGACAGTACTTTTGGAAGATATCCTTGTAGTTGGTCACGGTCGTCACAGCATCCTGAACATCAATGTACGCTTCGATCACGGTGGTCACGAAGGCATAGACGATATTGAATCGGTTGCCGCAATCCGTCCACAAGGCACCAATGAAGGCTTCAAAGATATCGCCAAGCTTCTGGATATTGCGACGACCATTGATCGCCACCGACTCTTCGTTATGGCGGGAGATCACATAGAAGGCATCCAATCCAACCTGTTGACACAATGCACCAATCCGCTCGTTGTTGACCAGCTCCTTACGAGCATCGGTCAAGAACCCCTGCTTCTTGTCTGGATACTTGCGGCGCAGATAGGTCGCCACGCACACGCCCAATACGGAATCACCCTCAAACTCTAGGCACTCGTAGGATTCGTCTTGCAGAGGCATCACGCCGGAGGGACACGGAGCAAGAGACGCCGGTCGTCCATCAGGAGTAGTGTAGTCGTTTCTCTTGACATACGTTGTGTGAACCATTGCCGTTTGGAAGACCCGCTGGTTGGCCACACGGTAATGAGGCAATCCATGACGATGGAGGATGCGGTGGATGTCCTTCTCTGCAAAGAACCGATTGCGAGGGTTGTAGGGAGAGTAGGTGTCGGTCATGGTGTGCATGTGTCTACCTAGTCAATCTTTTATCCGTTTTTCTACACAATGGGAGCCGCTCAGTCCATGACATATACCGAACTGCCGGATGCCCTGCCCAAGCACGATCCAGGCAACATGATTGAGGTTGCCGACGTGCGATACAGATCTCCATGGGTGCGCGACATGGCGGTTGGGCTTGTCTTCTTCAACCCTGCAAAGTCCAAGCGAATGTTGATGAACTACCTCTACACCATTGAGAAGCTCAAACTTGCAAAGATCCCCTACTACACGCTGGAGTTGGTGTTCAATCGGCAAGAGCCCGAGATCAAGGACGCCTTTCACGTCTACGCCAAGTCCATCATGTTCCACAAGGAGCGGCTCTGCACCCTGCTGGAAGGCATGATCCCGTGGTATTACTCCAAGGTACTGTTTTTGGATGCGGACATCATCTTTGGCAATCCGGACTGGTATTCGGAGGTCTCGTCTGCCCTGAATGATCACGATGTCGTTCAGCCGTTCACCACGGCCGTGTGGATGGACATCACGTATACCAAGGCGACTCAGATCCGAGAGTCGGTGCTCTTCATGAACAGGGAAAAGACCTTTGATCACAAGCTGCACCCGGGGTTTGCGTGGGCATTCACTCGCAAGTGGTTCCGCAAGGTGGGCTTCTTTGAGTATGGCGTCACGGGAAGTGGTGATACCCTGTCGGCGGCTGCGTGGTTGGGTGTCAAGTTCCCCGAGACCTACCTCAAACCCGCCTTGGTACCTGCCTACAAGGAGTTTGATGCTCTTCCCAAGCCCCGCATCAGCTGCACGTCGGGTCCCGTCTTCCACTTGTGGCACGGAACTCACGTCAATCGCAAGTATGTGGATCGCCACGTGATCTTGGATGGCGTGAAGGATATCCGAAAGGTCATGCGCCCCAACTGGAATGGCGCCTGGGAGTTCAGCATCAAGGGCTTGTCCGAGAAGCTGCTCGAGTACTTTGTCGAGCGGGTGGATGATGGGGTGTGAACTGGCACTTAAAAATAATGTGTGTGTGATAGTCATATCACGTTGATGGTGAAGCCTCTGTTCACCCTGGCTACTCGTCTGCTGAGCACCAACAGTTCCCTTGTGTGTAATCTTACTCGTATCCGGGGTGGGTTTCTCCCTCGCGAAAACCTGGACCAAGCTAAACGCCATCTTGCAGATCTTCAGAATACTCTCCGAGAGATTGAGCTAAGCCTCACTTCACCTTCAGCTCAAATCCGTAATCCGTCTCCACCATCTTCTCCTCTTGACGTCTGACAATCTCTGCCATGACTGCCTCTGCCTGTTGGGGTAGCAGCTCCTCCAGGTATCCCTTCAGCTCCTTCTTGGACAGGGACCAGCCCTTCTTCCACTGATTGGGGCGCTTCACTGCAAAGGTCATGCCCGACGTTGCAAGGTTGATCTTGTCTGGGAGTTCCTCCCGAGATGTGGCGTAGAGGGCCGCTAGATCGAGCTCGATCGTGCGGCGCTCGTCGCGAAGTTCATTGACACGGACATTGACATCATTGATCTGGCGCTGGACGTTGGCGTAGGCGGACAGGATAGGCTTGAGCGACTCCATTCTGCTTTTGTTCCTCCACTGACTTAATAGTATCCGTTTTAGAACAAGGAATGTCGTGGCTTGACACGGAGGAAGTGGAGCGTCTCCGCAAGGTGTATAACAAGGAACACTCAAAGGAAGAGCCTGTCCCGGAGGGAACCCCTGAAGAGATTTGGGCAAACATTCAGCACCGCCTCTCGGACAAGTGCGCAACCGGATCAGCCGAGTGCATTGTGGCGTCCCTGATGCAGCGCCCGAAGGCGCCGAAGGAGTGGACGATCAAGCGGGATGAATGGCTGTCATCGGATGACATTGATCACGTGGAGAAGAACTACGTCAAGCTCTTCGCCAACTACTACTACATGGGCTGCATTCCGATTGACTTTGATCTGCAGAGCGAGACGCATCAGTGCATCGTCAGCTCTCTTTGCAAGGCGAAGCTGCCTGAACTTGTCAAGAAGGGACACGAGCAGATCGGCATCGTCTTCAACACGGATCCCCACGATGGACCGGGTGAGCACTGGATCGCCATGTTCTGCGATGTGCGCAAGGATCTGGAGTATCCTCGCATCACCTACTTTGATTCCTACGCCCATGCACCCGAGAAGGAGATCAAGACGCTCATGAAGCGCTGGAAGACGCAGTGGGATGCCACGGGTGTCCACTCGCAGCCGATGAAGATGACCTTCAACTCCACTCGACACCAGTTCAAGGACTCCGAGTGCGGAATGTACTGTCTCTACTTCCACTACGCATGTCTGATGGAGCTTCCTATGGAAGCACGGATCCCCGACGAGGTGATGAATGGATTCCGGCAGATCTTGTTCACCGCCCCCAAAAAATAGAAGCAAGGAAGAAGTAATGGAGCTTGCAATCGGAGCTGCACTGGTGGGTATCCTGGGCTACAGCATCTGGCACGAGGGGATTGACGCCGAGGATTTGGCAATGACGACTCGGAGGCGCCTCTGCGACTACTACGTGGCAGGTGGTGTCTTTGAGGATCCGAAGGATGTCATTGCATCCGGACGTCGTCTGCTGGAGGTGCACCTCTATGCAGATGAGAACGGGAAGCCGATTGTCTCCAAGACGCCCCTGAATCTGGGCTATGATTACACGATGGAGTACTGGACGTTTGACTCGGTCTGCGTAGATCTGATTCAGGCGTGGGAGTCCAGCTCGGACCCCTTCATCCTGTCCATTGTGCCGCACACGACCAACAACGTGACCCTGAACAAGGCAGCGGATTGCCTCAAGACCACTGTGCGCCGCCACCTGGTGAGCGGAGTGGATGTGGATACGCCGGTTGATGAGCTCAAGTACCGTATCCTGATCGTGTCCGACAATGTGCAGGGCAGTGAGTTGGGATCGCTCGTGAACCTGTCATGGGCAGAGTCCAAGGTGCGTCGCCTCCTCTATGCACAGGCAATGCATCCTCGTGATCAGCCTGAGCTGGTCGCCTTCAACCGCAACGGCATTTCCATCGTCGCCCCTGATCAAACCTTTGGCAAGGAATCCCTCGACCCTCGCATCGCCTCTGCGTATGGATGCCAATGGCTCCTGTTTCCTGGATCTGGTGCCGCCGCCGGGTTCGTAGAAAAGCCGACAGGACTACAATAACTTCTTGACAAGTAAACAAAATGTCGAAGTGGCTGTCTCACGTGAAGTCGACGATGAAGTCCAACAAGGGAAAGAGCTTTAGCCAGGTGCTGAAGATTGCGGCGAAGACCTACAAGAAGCGTGGCGGTGGCGATGTGGCGCCGCACAGCGACTTTGGTTCGTCCGCCGACATCACGTCTGCGGGACCGAACAGCTCGAGCCCGTTCCACCCGAGCGACGCCGCCCCGGTCGGTGGTCGCCGCCGCAGCCGCCGTGGTCGCAAGAGCCGCCGTGGCACCCGCCGCCACTGAAAACGAATCTCATTGAATAGAGGTAATAGACCTCACAATGGAAGATCCGCCCAAGACACGTCGTGAGCTCAAGAAGTCTGCAAAGGAGAAGAAGGCAGACGTCTACTCTGCCAAACACACACGAATCGCTGCTGCAACGAAACTCAAGAAGAAGTAGACCGCCGCTTACGAGTCATCTTCTTCTTACGATTTGCCTTCTTGCGGTGTGTTCTGCGCCGACCACCCTGTCTCGGAAGCGCAACACCCCTATTTTTTACTGCATCTTGGTAGACTCGGTTTGGATCCGTTGCACCTGTGAATGCAGAGATTGTCTTCATGACATCAGGAATGAGAGGAGTCTGCCGAGAGACCTGCTCACCCATCAGCTGAGCGGTTTGTGGGCGAGGGAACTCAATCTTGCGAATCGAGTTGAGGTCTGTGAAGTACATGATATCTTGCACTGAATCGTATGCGAAGGTATACGCCATGTGAAAGATCGCCTCTGAGATAGGTCCATCACGAGCAGGGGAATAATCGTCGACCATTCGCCGTCCGTACATCTGCTCAACTCCAGCCGGGGTCTTTTTTACGATCGCCGTGCGCGCTCTGGGGTTTCCCATCATCACATTGGCAGCCCAACGACCCGAGTAAAAGCGATTTCCTTCCTTATCCACCGCCTGATTCGTATGCCGCAACTCCCATGCGGCGTCCCATCCAGCATCCCCATAGTTGGCTTCCGCCACTGTCGTAACTGTCCCGTCCATAGCGACAGACCGACAAGTATCTTCATCCCAGAACAGAAGGCGACCTCCTTCGTCAAACCAGATGTCCTCTGCACTCACAATGGTTGCTCCAGCTCCAACACCATCAATGGGGGTCGATTCGTCCTCTGGACTATATTCATGACCGGCAAGTGTTGATACCTGTCCATCACGAATGACTCGGATGCAGTATTCATCTGCCACATAGAGGGCGCCGTCGGGACCCTTAGCGATTGCATATGGGTTTTCAAACTTCGCAGTGGCTACGGGTCCATCTTCATGGTCGCCTCGAGGATTAGGGGCTCCGGCAAAGGGGGTAAGGATTCCATCCCGAGAAAGGAGGCTGATTGTCCTGTCGCCGTCTGCCATCATCACGTACATGCTGCCATCGTCATTCACGAACGAGATGCGTGGAGCACTCGGGAACCGAGCGGGGAGAGTGGTGATCACGTCCATTACAACCTCTACAACAATCTTTTGTGCACGATCCTATGTGTCCTCCGGTGATCACGGTCTTTCGTGCGACCACCCGCCGTTTTACGACATGTCTTTCCATGATACGTCTTTTTGGAGCAGCCGCTCTTGAAATACGCAAGATGGTGAGCCCAGCCCTTGAAGGACTTGAGCGGAGATCCCGTTTCCTTGGACAAGGCAGAGAGCAGACCATGCATCCACTTCATGTATGCCTTCCGAGAACTGAGCGTGGGTTCATATCTATCAACAAACGCAGCAAACACTCCTCGGAGCTCATCAAACGGGTAGACCTTTGCAAGAGCGTGTAAGAACGTACGCTGCACCGCCATCTGTTCGGGTTCGGGCGCATCGGGGTAGTTGGCAGCAATCGCACCCAGGAAGTCGGCACCGGGCACCGCCTTCGGCTTCATGGACATGTAGTGCTTCTTGACCTCCTCAAATGACGGGTCGGGTCCAGGATTGATCACCGCCGGGTCATCCTTGCACTGAGTCCGCAGCTTGTTGTTCACCATGTTGTGGATGTCGTACATCCACTTGCCCGGGTCGCCTCGCAGGGGGTGCTTGTGAACGAACTCAGTGGTCGACTCACGGCAGAACTTGCAAGGAAGCACGTCCTTCATGCGATTGAGCACGTCGTCAGGGTGCTTGGAAGTAAACGCAACTAGATGGAAGAGTTGCCACGCACTGGGTCCCCAGAAGCGAGTGTCCATTGTATTGACGAAATAAAGTATACCTCTCTTAATAAAAATGCTTGATACTCGGGACATCATCATCCTCACGGCGTCGTTCTATCTCGGTGGTGTGGTTGGAGAGTTCTTCAAGTCGCTGTCGGAGGACATCCTCACGCCCCTCCTCGCCCCGGCCGCCTCGGCGGGCAAGGGTGTCGGATCCTTCACGGTGACGATCGGTGGCGTCACGCTGAAGCTGGGTGAGGTGCTGGTCGCCTTCGTCAACCTGGTCGTCTCGTTCGTCCTGGTGGTGTTCACGATCGGCCTCCTCCGCACCTACGTGCTCACTCGCATCGGCGCTGCCCGCCAGTAAGTGGTAAAAAATAGAGACACAAGATAAATGGTCTGGTACAATCCGTTGTCTTGGTGGTCATCCTCTGAACCCGTTGCCACTGCGCAGCCCCTCGGCCCTGGCCCGGTTGGTCCGATGGACCAGGCCCCGCCCCCTGCGTACGGTGGCCGTCGTCGCAAGACCCGCCGTGGGGGTCGTCGTCGCTCTAAGAAGGGCCGTAGTGGAAGGTAGACCATCCACTAGGCGTATACTTACCATGCACCGCCTCCACACGCTTTCGGAGCTCAACCGTTGACCCCTGATTGATATTGTTGTCCTGCTTCCACTTCTGGAAGTCACGATTCAGCTGCGTGATGGTCGTGTTCGTAGACTCCTCCATGCGGGGAAGGTGAATGAACTCGGCCATGAACCGGCCAATCACATCCGTCTCGCTCTTATACTCGCTCGTACTCAGAGTCACCTTCTCCGGCACAGGAAGCTTCCTGAACCCATGACCCTCCTTGAAGATCGTAACCAGGTAGTTCATCATACACTCCGCCCACTCCACGCTCTCCACCTTCATCTGAATGGTCTTGTCATCCGGCAGTTCATTCGGAGCCGTAGGATTCGGAACAAACTTGTTCGGGAAGTCAATCACCAGCAGACGGCGCCACGTGCCACCATCCTGCGTGTCCACCTTCGGCTTGTTGTTGCACGAGACGTGGTACTTAGCCTGAATCTCAATATCAATCATCTCCTTCGCACCCGCAAACAGATCACGAGCGGTGATCTTCTCGCACGACGACAGCTCCTTCATGAGACCCGTCTTGATGTTGGCACCCTCCTCGGGCTCCTGCATCGTGACGAACCGCTTACCCCGCATACGCACCAGCTCAGGGTTCGCAGTGCCCGCCTTACCACGATCCTGCGTGATCAGCGTGATCGGCGCCTTACACGCATAGGTCCCCATACAGGTCGCCATCAGGATCACCAGCATGGACTTGCCATTAGATCCCGAGCCCGTCAGAATATGGAACTTCTGCGCAGGGTTTCCTCCCACCATGCACGTCGCAAGATGTGCCATGAAGTAGTTCAGAACCTCCGGATCGGGGAGGATACTGCTGAGGAACTTCCAAAGTTCCGCCCAGCAGGCGTAGTCCGTATAGTGCTTCGTCGTGTGGTAGTCCAGACCTGTTGAGAAGCTGAGGTAGTCATCCGCCTTTCCATCACGGAACTCCATGTTCAGCGTGTCGAAGATGCCGTTGTTGAAGGCGATCAGGTTCTTGTTCGTGTCCAGCTTGACCGACAGCTCCTCATCCAGGAACAGCAGACGTGCCTCCTCCATCACGTTCTTCTTGAACGCCGTCGTCTTCAGCTTCTTCTGAGCCTCCATATACTTCGCCTTCCGCTTCTCAATCTTGCACATCTCGCACGGCTCTGCAGGCTCCTCCCCCTTCTTCTTGCCACCGCAGTTGCAGGGGTCTGTCACCATCATCAGCTGCTGCATCTTGTTCTCCTTCTCAACGAACTTCTTCCACACGTCGCTCGACAGCTTTGCAAGCAGACCAACGCCCCTCTTGGTCAGCTTCCAGACGTGTCCCACGAAGCGATACCACTCGTTCTGCCCATAGTCCGAGCACTTGAACTCGTCACGGAACATTGCAAAGACCACCCGAGCCATATCGTGCTCCGTCATGGTCTTCGTGGCCTCCTCCACAAGCTCCTCCACGTTGTCCATCTCAATCTTGTCGTACTCGCCCGGGTTGTCCATGCGAGACCAGCCTCGGAGACTGCGCTCGGACAGCACCGGACCATTCGTGCGGAAGCTGAAGCTGTCCCACTTGGACTGCGCCAGACGAGGGTCATAGTTCTCGTACTGGGCACTGAAGTCGTAGAACACAGCCTCCAGCGAGTCGGGGTGGATATTCTTCAGACAGATGCCCGTATTGATCCAGTCCTCGTAGCTCGTGTACCTGAACGCCGCAAGGTTCATCACGTGCTTCCGGTAATACGTCACCATGTCCTCAGACAGCGGCATCCGATACGTATTGCGCTCCGGAGTGGATGCACGAGACCCACGCTTCCCATCCTCGCCACGAGTAGCTCCACGTCCACGCTGAGCACCCATAGACGCCCGCACCTCCTCCTGCTCGGTCTTCTTCTTGTAGCGACCCGTTGCGTCCTCCGTCATTGGCGTCTCTGTTGATGGGCTAGACCGGATGGACATCTTGCGGAGCAGATCCGGCGTGATCTGAACCGGAACGTCATTGTCCACGCTAATCTCACCCGAGGCCGGATCCCAGTCCAGAATGTACTTGATCTGGTAGGGTGTTCCCTCCTTCTTCTTGGAACCGGGCAGCGTCCACGGCTTCGTGTGTGCCAACATTCCCTCGTCATAGACCTTGTCCCACTTGTCAGCAAGGGGAATGCCAGGAAAGAACTCATCCATTCGCTTCACAAGAGTGCGGCGGATCTCCTCCTCCACAAAGTGATTGGTCTTCAGCGCCGGAATCACCAGGTGGAGACCAGACTTCGAGTAATCACTCTCCGTCTTGTTCTTCTCACTCCCTGCGGGATAGAGCGTAGGCTCCGGCTTCTCCGAGACGAAGACCTCAACGCCATCCGGCAGCACCAGAAACTTCTTGACCTCCTCCATGTAGGCCTTCACGAAGTTGATCACCTGCTCCTGCGTGTGGAGGTGAGTATCAAAGCGCCCGATGTAGCGGAAGTCAAGATCAACACGCATGGCGCCGATGCGAGTGCTCTTCTCCGTCATGTGGAGAGCACCATGTCCGTGATTGATATACTTGCAATAGAGGCGGTAGAACTCGTCCACTTCGTCTTCGTCGACACGCCATGCTCCACCTGTCATCCCCGTGTGAGTAGCCGAGTCGCCTTCTGCCTTGCGACCGAGCCGCTTCTTATCATTGTCGGTCTCCTTGCCGGTGCCGTTGAGGAAGTCATAGAGTTCGGACTTGAGCATTCTGGATACTACTAAGGCCGATTAGTTTGCAGCCAACCGTCCATTTTGAACGCGCCCACTCGTCGGAAAAAATGGATGCCGTGTAGACAAGGAGACCTATCTACAGAATGAAGTTCTGTACCAAGTGCGACAACATGATGTATGGCATCGAAGAGCGTGATGGGTCAGCGTTCCTCAAGTGTCGGCAGTGCGAGTACGAGGAGCAGATCACCAAGGAGAATCCGGTCGTCTACGAGCACGACCTCCTACAGGACACCTCCATTCAGTACTCCATCAATCCTTACCTGAAGCATGACCCCACGCTGCCTCGCTTCACGAACATGAAGTGTCCGAGCGTCATGTGCCCCACCAAGGGCAAGGAATCAAACATTGTTGGCATCAAGTTGAATGCCAAAAATGTGATTTGGATGTACCAGTGTGCGGCGTGTGATGCAACGTGGAAGCAGGCTGCCAGAGGCCCATAGGGCCTCTGTTTGCGGGGGCCCGTAGGACCCCTTGAGGGACGTGGTCCTTAGACCGGCTGGCGAACGGCCTTGTAGGCACCTGTAGCCTTCGTGTCCACACGAGCCAAGTGGGGACTCGCTACGTAGACACCGTCCCACTTGGGGGCAGTCAGAGGCAGACCACCAACCTGCGGGAACTTACCCGAGCTCAGTACCGTGCTCGTGGAGTTGTGAACCGTAGACAGCTTTTTTGGGTTGTTCACGTATCCCCTGGTGTACGGAACAACACGACCAGCACCCGTGATTGCCGTGCCCGAATTGGCGAGTGTCAGAGTCATCGCACCCGTCGCACCCGTGACAGCTGCGCCGGTCACATTGGTTGCAATCGCAAAGACGGTCGTGCTGGGAACAATGGCGACTTTGGCGATGTTCAGGTTGAATGCAGTCGTCGAGAGGCCCGTGATCGTGAGAAGGTTCGCCGAATCACCTGAAAGCCCGTGAGCGGCCGCCGTCGTATAGTAGACATACCCGTTAATGCGCCCCGTCGTCGACGTTGTCTCGGCTGTACCTGTAGCCGTATTCGTAACCTTGAACTGCGTCGAAGTGAGGCCAGCGGCGAGAATAGTCTGGTTTGCAAGGTTGAACGCCGGTGTGACTGCAAGGCCAGATATCGTGATAATAGTTCCAGCAATCAGCCCGTGTGCGACAGACGTCGTGTACGTAACGGTCGTACCTCCATCCGTCGATGCCGCACCCGTGACGGTTGTTGCAGATGCAGCGCTGACGGTCGTGGAAACCGGGACGACGAGGGTTACAGCAGGGCGAGTAAGAACCGCCGCCTTGCTCGCGAGCAGCTGGGCGTTCAGGACCGTCTGGTTCGTAAACGGCTGTGCGCTGGTCTGAATCGTCTTCGGGATTGCACCGTTCCTGTAGGCATAGGACGCAGCCTGTGCCTTGATGTAGGACGTGTAGTCAGACGCAGAGATGTTAGGCATTACTACTCCCGCATACTTTTTTGCTCCGATAAAACGGACAAAAGAACTGCCAACTAAGAGGTAAGCATGGATCTCCACCCTGAAGTCAAGCCTGTGTTCCGTGCCGAGGTTGCCGAGATGGTCAAGCAGCCTCGTATCACGCAGCCGTTCTTCACCAAGTATGAGTACACGACGCTGGTTGCGGTACGTGCCCAGCAGCTCGCAGAGGGCGCTAAGCCACTGATTGATCTGAAGGGACTCAAGACATCTGACCCCATGTTCGTGTGGACAGTTGCCAAGAAGGAGATTGCAGAGCGTAAGCTGCCCTATATCATTCGGCGTCAGCTCCCGAACAACACGTCCGAGTTCTGGAGCACGCAGGAAATGGAGATTATGTGGTAGCAATATAATGGCGGCACCTAGAGGATTGCAAGGACAGATCAACCAAATTGCATCTCGCCCAACGGATCCTAACATCGATAAGCGTTTAGATGAGATTAGACAAGCAGAGGCGATATATAGTGCGCGGATTGGGGGCCTTCTTGAAGAGTTCCTTAATGACCTGGTGGGACTGGGCCGCAAGGGCCCCCATGTCACCGCTGAACTAGATATGCATGCGCGCAATCATATTTATGCTCTTCTTCGGACAATTAGGTCGGCGAGAGAGGCTTCGGCCGCACAGCTACAACTAGTACTTGCCAACATTTCGCATAGTCCTCAGATGGAAGACTTAATCAAGGAGATGAAGAAACAACTGGTTCGGGACGAGCAAGTGGCGAACCCACGTCGCCTTGCGCTATTGGGAGCTATTTCATCTACAAAGGGATTGCCCGGACAAACAACCTCGCACCCCGTCGATGCAGCTACAGGCGCAACACTCGAACGGGATGCAGCAGGTGGACCCACTGCTCTGATTGCGCAAATGATCGGCAGCCGTGCGAATGGAGTGCCTCCTCATATTCGCACCAGTAAGCCACCGCCTGCACCCCCACCGCCTCGAAACGCTGCCGACGATGCATATTTTGCCGGGCTATATGACGGAGGACGTCGCCGGCGTCGCACTCGCCGGCACACTCGGCGTCGCTGATCACTTGACCGCAATGGCGACCACAATCGCCAGGAGCATATAGATCACGCCCTCATTCCATCCATGGGCAGCACTGAACAGCGACGTTCCGCCCCCAAACATATCCGCAAATCCCCCGCCGACCGCATGGAACAACGCAATGGCCACAATCACAAGGAGCAGCCACTTCTTGAAGGTGCTCATTTTCTTACTCGCCCGAAAGTTTCGCAGTGTAAAATGGACCGACCGTGCGATAGAGTTGGCAACGGTATCATGGAGAGCGCTACGCACGAGTACGTCGACAGTATCAAGAATGACATCCTCCCCACACTGTCATCTCTCTCACCCGCAGATAAGCTGATCATTATCAGTTATCTGAACCAGGCGAAGGAAGTTCATTCAAGGGAGATTCACCGTCGTCTCGAAGAGGTCCGGCAGCTTACTCGCCCGAAAGTTTCGCCAGGTCCTCGGCACTGGGCGGATAGACTAGGAGTGCGGGGATCTCCGAGGGCGGGTTCAGCATCTGCGGGGGCTCGTGCGTGATCATCTTCATCGCCATGGACAGATCAATCGACTCGGACGGCGAGAACCGGGCATTCACCTTTTCCACGTCCGACGCAACCTTCTGCTTGAGGCGGTCGGGACGCACCATGAGGAACGCAAAGGCTGCAATGACAGCCACCACGAGGGCAAACAGGAGGTACGACTTCTTCATTGTTCTTCGGGCAGACAAGAAAAACGGAACTCCAGGTGTCAAGACAAGAGGAGGCAACATGGATTTCCCCATCCCAATCCGCTGCTATACGTGCAACCTTCCCATCGCCGGCAAGTGGACGACGTTCTTGGATCTGGTCAAGAAGTATCGTAAGCAAGATGGTCGCCCTGAGAAGGACGACTTGGTCTACCTCACCAAGACAACCACCGCTACCGCCGAGGGTCGTGCCATGGACGAGCTCGGGCTGACTCGAGAGTGCTGTCGGCGCCACTTCTTCACGCATCCGGGTGTGTAGACAAGCGCAGAGACACCACACCACAAATCTTTTTCACCTTAAGAGTAAGATGTCCTACAGCGAATACCTTGGACGCTACAAGCAGAGAATGGTGACGATCACGGATACTCGTCCCCATCGCGATGCGGGTCACCAGACGGAGATTGTCAAGCGTATTGCGGCTGCAGGCAACCTGGAGACGGCTGTGGCGGCTACGGCGTGTCTGCTCCCCCTGAATGCGCCGTCCACTCGCTCGGCTACCGGCTACAACCATGGAGGTGGTCACAAGGTGCAGTCGGTTGATCGCTACCAAGAGTTCGTGTCGGGTCAGGCGGTTGCGAAGGGAGAGCTACGGAGAAACGCCAAGGCCTCGCAGATCACGAACACCATGCCGTGTCTGTCGTCTGCCCAGCTCCCGGAGATCAACGACAAGTTGGCTGCTAACGCCGAGCTGTCCAAGATCCAGGTGGCTCGTCAGATGTACGGAAACGGGTATGCGAATAACTGCTGCCCGAACTGCAAGAAGACCCAGTTGGCGGGTGCCTGCAATTGCCGCTTGACTGCGGCACAATCGGCTGCCCTGAAGAGCAACATCCAGTGGCCTCATACGGCGGATCGTAACGCTTAAAGATCTAGCTACAAATCTAGTAATGCTGACCATCTACACATATCCTATTCCAAAGCCAGCCGAGTGCTATGACATGTCCCGGCTTTCCTTGGAGGACAACTTTGTGAGCACCATCAAGTCCATCTGCGAACATCAGACATCGGGTACGATTTGGCTTGGATACTTGGATGGGTGGATGTTAACTCCCTACGAGGAGGTCAGTATGCGAAAAGCTCTTCGCAACTTCCACTGCATTGTCGTCTCTCGGTATCCGCATTCCTTCTCCCATGCCTGGAAAAACGAAACCGATTGGGTTTACACAACTGACCCTAACAATGGATCCGCCCACGCTCACCACGATGGTCGTACTGTACAACATGGGAGTCCGCCTTGATACGAACGTCCTCGCCCACGAACTTCCACTGACTGACACGATCATCAAGGTGGAGAAGCAGGGCGTTATCAAGCGCGGCTCCTCCAAGCGAGATCTGATCAAGCGCAGGGCAAAGACCACCGTCCCCAAGCGCACAACTGGATTTGGACACAACTCCATTACACTGGTCGTCATGTCAGATGGCGGCGGCACTCGGCTGCGCAAGGAGATTACCGTGAAGATCTTCCAGAACGGCGTGTTTCATATCACGGGCGTTCTGGACGAGACGTATGACCGGGAGGCGACGAAGGTGCTGAAGGATCATATACTGGCACACTGCCCGGCTGCGTGTACGGGCGAGTGGACGGACGTGCGGCGTGTGGTGCTGATGAACTACAAGACAAAGTTGGCGGGAACGACGAATCTCTCTCGGGATGCACTGTATGCGTCTCTGCGAGATAAGGGGGTAACCACAGTCTACGAACCCGCAGTTTACCCGGCTGTCAAGGTCTACTTCCCAAACACCAAGTGGATCGCCAAGGTCTTCCGCACAGGGCAAATCATCTTGACTGGCATGACTACGCACGACGAGTGTGCGTCACTAATGACCCAGTTAAAGCCATTGATCTTAGTAAACGCAAATGACGGCTCGTGAATTGACTCCTGAAGAGACGGCGGCTGGACTCCGGCACATCAACGATACGGACCTGACAGCGACACAGGTTCAGGCACTCGTTCGCAACATGGATGCCTCCAAGCAGAAGTGGGCTCGTATCAAGGCCAATAAGAAGGAGTATGAGGAGAAGCTGCAGGGAGAGAACGAGATGCTATACTACAACTACCCGTCCCTTTTTCAGATGCATGCAGAGGATCGTCTGGATGGCACCTTTTTTGAGATGCTGGCGTTGAAGCGGAGGATCGAGAAGGGTGAAATCACACCGGAGCAGGCGACTCAGGTGATTGGTCAGAAGCTACATCAAATGTACATTCCGACCGAGACTCAGGCTCCGGCTCCGGGGGCGACACTGACGTATGAGCAGTTCTATCGTCAGAACCAATGAACTCATAGTCCTTTGTGCTGCGACACACCAGCAGAAAGTAGCGGCGCAGAGTCTCCTCCGTGTATCCCTGGAGCGCATAGCACTTTGCCCGATCTAGCTTGAGTTGATCCAGCAAGGCACAGAGCTCGTCCGTCGACAGCTCTGAGTCCAATACAAAGATATCCTCCTTGGCGTCCCGAAGGTCTCCAATGTGGTTAATAAGTGTCTGGTGCCCCAGAACGCAGATCTGCTTCGTGTGGTCAAAGTTCAGAACACTATTGCAATAGACATACTCAAAGTTCTCCTTGGTCCACATTTGTGCCCATGGGTTCGGTCCAGGAACCTCGTAGGCACCGAGCGACTTCATGTGCTCATCAATCTTATAGGCCTCATATGCCTGTGGAGTGATGAACTTCGGCCCCAGACGATTGATCTCTGAGTTGCGAATGAGCGAGAAGTTGTTAGATCCATCATTCATGTACTGAATATAAGCAAGTTTGTGTACACGCGCCATCTTGGTCTTAACTGCCGTACGTAGGAGCAGCTCTTGGTCGTCGCAAATAGGGAGGTACTCGGAGTAGTTTCCAATCTCATTCAGAACAGACCGCTTCCAGATGCGAGGATGGTTTGGAAGCCCCACAATGTGGCTGAGGGAGATGTTGTTGATATTGGGCGACGAGATCACATTCACCCACATATCCTGATGCTTCTGGCGGTAATACCCACAGTAGCCAAGCCCGAAGTGATCACCATACGTGTGGTTCGTGCGATTCTCGTGGAGAAGCGCCGCATCCATGTAGACGAATCCAACGTCAGGATCTGACTCGAACGCCTTCACAGCATCTGCAAGGCAGTCGGGGAGGATCTCGTCATCGTGATCCAGTTCCAGGACATACTTGCCGCGGCAGAGGGACGCTGCCTCATTCTTGACGTTCCCGATATTGCCGCTGTTTCTATCGCGACTATACAGGCGAATACGGGGATCATCAAAGACTGCCTCCCTAAGAAATTTAAAGTGCGCTTCATCTGGAGAGTCATCCAGCACAACCCATTCCCAATCCTTCATCGTCTGCCGGTTCAGGCTTCCATATGGACGATAGAACTTTGCGAAGGTATTGTAGCAGGTTGTGAAGACAGAAAAGACGGGACGAGTCCGTTCGTGAGGCATCAATACGTTGTGGATGTAGCAGTAGTTGATGCCACGGTTGAAATCCACAAGTGATGTGGACTGGAAGTGTATCCACCGCATCCGCATCCGGTTCACGAGGGATCCCATTGATGCATAGTACTCCTCCTCAGACCGTCCATAGGTGACGAGGATATGGTAGTCGCTGCTGAACATCTTCAGAATATCCTTGGGGTTAGACGTGATCTCCAACGTGCAGTCCAGCTTGTCTTCGCTCACGTTAAGGAATGTGTCAATGGCCGCATACTGCTCATGTCTAAAAAATAAGACCTTTGGGTATTTCATTGTATTCTGTTAGGTTGCTCCATGAAACCCTTTACTCCTTGAGCTCAGCGCGTAGCTCCACCAGCATCTTACCTAGCACGTTCTTGCCCGGCCACTTGGTCGGGTCTGCCGCCTTGGACGTATCCGCCGACGTCCCGATACCCCAGTACTTATCACGGGCAGACGCCTCACCAATCGGACGAATTCCCGTCTCGAGCAGCTTCGTCTTCAGATCTGGGTGCTGCATGAACTTGGCCTTGACAGCCGTGCGCATCACGCCATCCTTGGTCTTGTCCCACGCCTCCTTATCAAAGTCCGCCACCTTGCGCCCCAATGCCTTCACGGACTTGGCAGAGGGTGTCTTCAGGATCTTGGCAGCACTGGCGCCATCCCCGAACTGCTTTGCCTTTGCCCACTGGAAGTAGTGCTCCACCGTGGGGTACGTGATCGAGTCCACTTGGAAGGGCGCCTCATACATGTTGGACAACACACGCCACTCGCCCTTGCCCTCATCGGCTCCGAAGAACAGGACAGGCTGCTCGGCGCCACTAACAGCGACCTTGACAATCTTCTTCTTCTTTTTGGGCTCCTCTGCCTTAGTACTCTCCTCTGGCTTGGCCTGTTCAGACCGCTCGTCCTTGACCTCCGGTTCCGGCTCAGCAACCGGGATCTCCACCTCCTGCTTATCCTGCTTCTTGGGCTCCTTGGACCGCTCAAACACAAAGCTCCGGTGCAGGAAGCTGAATGCCTGGTGCTCCTGAGTCAGCAGGATATTGTTCTGATCTGCATAGTGGTCTGCGAACATCGTGCTCCCCACCAAATTGTATCCATGCTTCTTGAGAACCTCCGTCATCTTCTCAAAGGGCACCAGATACTCCTTCTGCGGCTGCTCAAAGCTCTCCAGGTGCACGGACACTGCCTGACCGAACTCCTCCGACCACCCCTGCTTGTCATCATACTCCTTGACGAACTCGCCAAAGACCTGCGTCCCCGACCGGAACATGTGGCTCTGCTTACCCATCAGCAGGGCGTAGACGGATGCACCATCCAGGCAGGTTCCGAAGAAGACACCCGTTCCGTGCTGCTCCAGGTTAGAGGCAAAGGCTTCGAAAGTCTCCTCGGACGCACATGCATAGTGGACCGCCATCTGGCACGAGATCACATCAAACTCCGTGTGCCCTGCAAAGGTCTCCAGATACGGCGTCGGTGCCGGTGTGGATCCCGATACGATGTTGGCATACTTGTTGTCGCCCTCAAACAGCGGCTTGGTCATGTCGCCGCAGATGAACAGGACCGGTGGAATGTAGTCCGTCGGGTTCGCAGCCTTCTCCTTCAAGTAGCGCACACACGCTCCCTGACGTGGCGAGGTAATGCAGGACATGGACGAGTCAATGCCCACGACCTTGGACGGCTTAGTCCGCTTCCACTTCAGCAGATCTCCTGCGCGTCCCACCGCCAACTCCAGCAAGGAATCCCCGTGCTTGATAGATGAGCGATACAGATCGTCCTTGATCCGATTGTGGAACCCGTAGACATCCCGCAGAATCCGGTCCCGTGCATCCAGGTTATCACGATAATACAGATCATCTTCGAAGGTCGCATCTGGCGGGTTCGCCACCAGGTTCTTGATCATCTCCTCTGTGATCGGCACGTGCATGTTCGTCCAGATCGCATCGGCAACTGCAATGTCATTGCCGAACTGGGGACGCCGCAGAACACGATACTGGTGCGTCTTGTCGTGGCGAGTCCGCATGATCGTCCAGCGACCCTTCTCCGTATCGTAGGAGCACTCAATGATCGTATTGTCCTCCACACGATTGCCCTCAGCATCCACAGGCACCCCACGATCATCCACGGGCACATTGATGATATGTGCATCCGGCGCACGAGGCACCGACGGCTGGAAGGGAGACGGAACACGATCACGTCCCCGATCCTCAGGCAGGAGCTCCGGCGGCTCATACTCGCCCGTCATGGTCTCGCAGGGATACACGATATCACCCGGTGTACGAGAGACGTGCAAAGTCCCCTTGACCACCCGCTTCCCGAGCGTAATGTCAAAGCTCTCGCCGTGCTTCAGCTTGATCAGGAAGTCAATGCTATTGTGCGATGCCGGCTTCCACTTGTAGACCGTCGTCCACGTCTTGCCCCTGCGCTCCGAGATCGGCGCGACCGGAGATGCCCGGGGCGTGAACACCAGTCCGTCGGTCGGATACTCAAAGTCTGTATTCAGGATCTTGCGGATTGCCTCCTGCATGGCCTCTCCATCTCCTGCCAGGAACATCTTGGTCACCACGCGCAGCGGCTTGGAGCCTACCTGCGACGTGAAGTCCTTCGGGATATCACCCACGAACGACCGAGCACAGCCCAGACGAGACTTGGACATGTCCTCCTCGGACAGGAACAGCGGCAGACGGCGCACGTCGCGGTTGCGGTACCAGTAGACGTCGAAGATACAGAACTGGTTGCGAGAAGCGAGATACTCGCCATCCAGAATGTCGCCAATGTGAATGTCATTGGTCGCCGTCAGACCCGTCCACGTGATCACGGAACTCGGCGTGAATCGCAAGACACGCTTGTCCCGCATCACCACCAGAAAGCAGCGCTCACCATCTGCCTTGTTCGTGACCGTGTAGCCGGACAGGATGCTATTCGGGCGATCCCCCATGAGGTGCCGACGCTCCAGCGTGACCGGGTTCAGGAAGGGCGTCCGGGTCATCTCAAACTCCATCTGGTAGCGGCGCAGATCAGACGCCGACAGGATGAACTGCGACCCCTGGAAGGCAGCGAGAACGGGCGTGATGTGGCGGATGACAGACGCAACAATCTCTGCCTCCGACTTGGTGCGGTCCACCACCTCCAGCTCCAGTTCGTAGACCGGGTTCTGCTTGAGGATATCTGCAAAGTCCTTGGTCTGCTTCGTCTTGGACTTGGTCTGCGAGAAGTCGTAGCGCACAATGCCATCCAGACTCGTCCAGCTCTTGCGGTGAATGACACGCACGTGGCTCGCCGAATCCATCGGGGCACCCGAGAAGTCCTTGCGCAGGTGCTCCTCGTGGCGCAGGGTGAGGCGAACACCTGCCTCGGGCACATCAATCGTATCCGACTTGCCCTTGATGGCGGTCACGACCTCAAAGTAGCGCCGCTTCCGCTCCACGTCGAGGGGGACGCCCCTAAAGCTTCCAGTTGTGCAGACCTTGAGGATGTTCTCAGCTCCAATGACTGCAACACGAAGCCCATCGGAGTAGGAGAAGGTGGCACGGTGCTCGTGAACGGGAGCACCTCGTGAATAGAGTTGGAGACTGTCCGAGATGCGATCGGCAACGTCCTTGGTGTGAATTTGGTTGTGAAGAATCTTGCATTCGAGCTCTGCGTGCTTGTCCTTCTTGACAAGTGCGGCGAACTCCTTCAGGCTAGCAAGTGCCGAGGTGGGGAGAAGGGTATCCATGGTTCCTTATCTTTATGCTTGAATCAAAAGCATCCATTTTACTTCAGCGCCCGCGCAGACAACACATGCATGAATAACATGTTTGTCACTGCGATCACAAGCACAGGCACTGAACGAATAAGCATCGACAACCCGGCATTTGTATTCACTGTCAGCAGGTAGATATCCAGGACAACCACAATCCCCGCAAGGATGGAGACGCCGATAAAGAGGACCCAATAAAACTGGCTAATCGACTCATTCGGGATATCCTTGGTCAAGTCTGACTCGGCGGGCATTTACCTTCTTTCATAGGTTTTTCTCTCTGCCTCATCGGCTTCCATCTGCTTGTGCTGGTCAAGGTAAAAAGTGACCATCTTCTCCATCTCAACCAGACACGCATCCGGCAGAACGTCCGAAGAGATCAGTACACCACTCTGTGTCTTGGTAAAGCTCTCGGTATACTTCTTGATGACATTGAAGATCTGAGCGTGTTCGTTTGCATCCAGCCGATCAAGCCTTTCCTTCAACGCTTCCTTTCGGCTTCTGTTCATCTTGCTCTGACGCAACAGTTCTCACCAGCTTCTTCCTACGCGGCTCACCAGATGCCTTGGTCTTCTCCACGTCCACGGTCACCACACGCCGCTCCTTATCACCCTCACCCACCGGTGCAGCAATCACATCCTGCGCCTCCGGCTCGGCAACCTCCTTGTGCTCGTCGGGACGTACGACCTGGCGCAGTTTCCCCAAGACTACAATGGACTGATCACCCTGCTGGAACCGGGCGCCCACGACATCGAACTCAATGTCATGTCCAATTTCCGCCTTGTCAAAGTCGGCGTTTCCGATATGAAGGTCTCGAGGCAGCAGCACCTTGATCGGCGACGTTTCAGCGTGAAGACCAATCTTGCTCTTGAGCACGACAGGCGCCTTGAACACCTGACCCGCGTGAGGGAGGCACAGGTCGGCCTGAAACCGGACAGAGTAATCCAGACCGCCCTTCAGGATGTTGGTGCGACCGAACGAGTGCTCGACGATGGTGATGCTGCGAGGCTGCACATACCCCTCTGGAAGACAGATGCCCTCGTACTTGTGACGGAGCTGGGCAACCAGACTGGCGTGGATATTACGCTGCAAGAAACGAGCGTCTACATGAACGTTCCGAGTGAGCTCACGACGTTCATAGAGAGAGTTGGTATCCATTGTGCCCCCTTGTGTGTTTGAGTGAAGAGTTTTCATTTTAGTTCAACGGCGAGTGCGGCGACGACCACCCTTCTTGTTCGTGCGCTTCCGAGACTGGTGTCCACGAACAACACGCTGAATGTCCGTGGCGGCACCCTGACGACGAGCCAGTTTGAGAGCGGCACGGGCCTCGGCGAGACTCGGGTTATTGTGATAGCTCGGCTTGGGCGGCATTTATACACTTATGGCAAACTATTTGGGTCCAGCTCGAAGACGAGCCAGAACGTCCTTCTTGACAGCCTCCTCGCCCAACACCTCTAGTTCCTCCGGAGTATACCAGACGATATTGTGTTCCTCCCGCGCAAGGAGCTCCACATACGTGTTCAGCTCGGCTCCAGCCAACGCACCCGCACCGACTCCCTTCTCGTCAATGTAGGTGGCGACAACCTTCATCTTGGAGACCGGGTTGCCACCTGTACCTGCGACAGTTGGCATGAATGACTTGGCACCAATCACACGCTTCGGAACGCCATCTGCTACTTCAGACAGGGAGACGGTCAGCACACCATTGGATGCGATGGATGCAAACATCTTCTCGCGATCCGCAACGAACCGATCCTTCAGCTGCTTCACCCAGTCGTTATACTTGGTCAGGTCTTCACCCGTGAGCTCCTTCATGGCGCCGGTAACAATAATGTCCGAGTCCGGCACCTGCAACCGATCCAGAAAGGGCAAATCAGGCTTGGTGGCAATATACGCCTTCTTCTCTGCAGCCGTGAACTGGTGGTCAAAGATATAGCCATTCTTGACCTTGTCCGAGAACCGAGTACCGGCATCCTTAGGCCACTTGAAGGCAATGCGCCGCTTGTCAAGGACGTCATCCTCCAGCTGCGCAGGAGCCTCGGGTTCTTCCTCGGGTTCGGGCAGGTCGATCTCCACGCGCTTGGGAGGACGAGTCGTGCGCTCCACCACCGTGCTATTCGGGACACCCAGCGGTGCCAAGGCATACAGATCCCCCTTGGATTCCAGCAGAGATGCACGACCGAAGGAATCCGTGAAGCGGAAGGACGTTGAGATTGCCTGTTGCAGAGTATAGATCACGACATCCCGGCTGAAGGGACGGAGGGCTGCAAAGAGCTGCTCACGATCCCAGATAGACTTGTCTGTGAAGAGCTTTCCGAGCTTGGTTAGAATCTCATCCCGTGAATCCACGTAGGTTGACAGCGGACGAGCGTGATCAGGATCCGGCACCGACTCGTTGACCTTGCACTGCTCGACATCCGGAGCCTCATCGAATGCAGGTGCCATCATTCCCTTCAGGCGATAGACAACCTCTTCATGTCCCTCATCCCGAATCTGGGGAACCTCCAACTCTCGCCAATCTGCAGGGAGTGCCACCTGAATCGGACAATCCATTGCAGACTCTGCCAGAACCTTGCGGACCTTGGCAATGCGCATCCCCTTCGCCTCCACACGAGTGCGATACGTATACTCGTCAAAAGCTTCCCGCTCCGCATCTGGGCGAACCACGTGGAGATACACCGTGCAGTTCTGTTCCTTGGGAGGCAGATCTTGGTGGCTGCAGGTGCGCAGAGCACGACCCACAACCTGCTCAATACGGCTCATATTCCACCAGGGATCCAGAATGTGCACCTGACGAATGAAGCGGAAGTCAATACCCTCTGCAGCCAGCGGACTCGTGACCACCACCTTCACCTTCTCACCATGAACGTTCGTGCGGCTCTTGACGGCATCCAACATGCTGCTGATCTCGGCATCCGATGCAGCGGAGGAGATCAGAATGTACTTGCCCTTGGATGCACCCACATGCGAGGACTTCTTGAACAGCGTCTTGCCCCGATGAGGCGAGTACCCGTGCTCTTCCAGTGCCATGGCAAACAGACGAGCACCACGCTCCACATAGTTGGAAAAGACCAAACATACACCGCTGGACTCCTGAATGGACTTGAGGACACTGACAAACTTGGACGAGTACTTGGGCAGGTTCTCGGGCGTCAAGAATGCCTCTCCCGCATACGTGAACTGCTCCTTGGATGTCTTGAAGGTCTGCGCAAATGTCTTGTCGCCAGGAAAGACGGACACGGTGGGCGCCATCATGGCAGCACGTTTCGCATCCGCCACATCCCGCACTCCCGATGTCAGAATCCGCAGCTGTTCGCCTTCAGGCTGCGAGGCAACCAAACTCAGATACTTGATCCGCTGTGCAGGTGTGATCGGTTGGTTATTGAAGCTACGAGCCAGAGCGTCCTTGTCCGCAATCGTCGGCGGCGGCAGACGGAAGGGAAACGTGAAGGGACTCTCACCCTTGGCGTAGGACACGTAGTCTTGGCACCACTCACGGAACGTCTTCTCCGAGTCGCCCTCCTTCAGAGACGCATCGTCATTGAAGAACTGAGATGCCTTCAGTGTCGTGCTGAACGGCTGCTTCCGCTCGTTCCATAGAAAGAGATTCATGAAGAAGATGATCTCCTCGTAGGTGTCGTACATGGGTGTAGCCGTCAGCAGCACCAGCACCAGTCCCTCCGCGACCTTGACCAGACGCTCCAGATTAGCGGCGATCGTCGTCTCCTCCGTCGTGATATTGTGCGCCTCGTCGATAATGAGCAGACGGTTATCAAAGTTCTCGTGAATCCAGTCCTCGTCAATGTCCGCCTCCGTTCCCGTGAGCTTGGACTCGATCACGGCACCGAAGGAGTTGTACGGCTGAAACTCGTAGAACTCATTGATGATGCGATCGGACGTTCTCTCCAGCCGCGCCCTCACCTCCGGATTCTCCCAGTTCTTGGGCTCGGACTCGATGCGCAGCAGCATGTCCAAGTAGCGGCGACCCGTGCACTGCTTGGAACTGAGCGTATCACTTGCCTTATCCAGGTAGACGCGACTCATATCAAAGATCTGTGTGCGGAAGTTCTCCTGCACTGCACGAGAGGCAACCACCAGGACCTTCTTGTCCTGAAACTCGGGGCGCAGGATATACTCTTCGGCAATCTGAATACCCGTGCAGGTCTTGCCCACACCCGTTCCATGCACCATGAGCAGATTGCGAGTAGGTGAGTCAGGCGACAGAATGCGCCGAAGGAGACGCTGCTGCGGTTGGAGCGTATACTCCTTCCCCGAGGATGCACACATCTTGGTTCGCAGTGCGTTCAGTGCCTCCAAGCTCGCTCCGGGCAGGGAGGGTGTTTGGATTTCTGCGAGTTCAGGATGTGTCAAGTTGACCATTACTTTGTTTCCCTATTATTTAGCAAAGATGCCTTCCTCACCTCCCGAGCCTCCTCCGCCCGATGCAAACACAGGTCCCGCCAACAGTGATACGACCACGACATCTACGGTGCTCAGCACGGGTGCAGTCGTGAGCCTCGTGTTTGTTGCGATCTGGTACTTTGTGTGGAATCTCGGAGCCGCCAGCCTGTCCTATGCAAAGTATGGATCGATTGGCTGGGCGATCCTTGACTTCTTCTTCGCCCCGCTCTACTATCCCTATTATGCACTGGTCCTGAATACCCCCACGGCAACCGTCATGGGTGGACGTCGGCGTACGAAGCTGTGGTAGTTTGTTTCGGTGATGTAAGTAATGGCAGCAGCAGCGGCAGCAGCAGGAGCAGGAAGCGCCAATGACCAACTCCTGTCCAATATGGCGTTTGCGGACGGGAATCATGACTTTGCTAAGAAACAGGCCGGTCCGAACAAGGCAGTCGGCGTGTTTAATCAGGCGGTCTTGGTGAACAAGAATGACAATCTAAGTGAGGAGGGGTGCATGAACACGGTAGGAGGCAATGCGGGATTCAAGGATCAGGTTCTCGGACTCGCCAATGACGCAACCATGTCCTTTCGAACCATAACGGGCGTAGAGTTTTACATCAAGGCAGTTGACTTGACAGAGGCAGACGTGGGAGAGCAGCTGGTGAATCGATGTGGAATTGACAATGCGGTTCTCGTGGTGGATACGGTGTCTCTCCAGCTGTTTGAGCGTCTGTCGCAGGGTCCCAGATCCGAGATCAAGGTCGGATACGCCTACACGCCGGAAAGCGAGAACGATCCGGCCTCCAAGGTGGCACCCAGTGATCCGATGTTCAGACCCAGCGAGACGACGGGTGTCCGCTTGTCGTCGCATACGCAGACGAGTGGGCCGATCGTCTACCCGGGCAGAATCCCCTTCAATCCCGCTACGCCGACAAGCAACTTCCATTCCAAGTATACCTTCACCTTGTCCAAGCTCCGCAACTATGGATTCATGAAGAAGATTTGGCACCGAGCGGTCAATGTGACCGTGTCCAGTGGAGCAAGTGTCCAGGAAAGCCCAGATGCAAAGGCGGCGAACTCCATTGCCTCCCTGCTCAACTCGGTTCTCGCAAGTGCACTCAAGAAGGCCGCCAAGCTGACGGCGGGTGAGATCTTCAGCGTGAATGCGGCCTGGGCACGGAAGCGGTCAGGGGATTGGCTTCAGGTGCTCAGCTGTCTGTCTCTGCTGCTGCAATCCTTCGACCCCCCACTTCCTACCGACATGCGTCCCTACTTTGTGTCCTATGACTACATTGCATTGTCCTATGCACTCGCGATGGGCGTGGATACGATCTTCTTTCCTGCGCCCACCAAGGAGCACCCGAATCCGGCACGTATCCTTGTCTTCAGCACCCGTCAGTTCCCCGGCGTGGACCCGGCTGTTGAAGCAGCAAAGAGGGCTGCAGAGGCCGCTGCTATTGCTGCAAAGAAGGCTGCGAAGATTGCTGCATGCACAGCCACCGTCACGAAGGAGAAGGTGAATGCGATCCTTGACTTTGCGGATGCTTTCAAGGTGAACATTGAGGCTGCGAAGAATGCTTACCTGAGTACGATCCAGACGGGTGATTTCAAGGGTGGACCTCCCCAGCAGTTCCAGGCTGCAGTCCAACAGGGACTTCACTACGCACACACATCCTTCGAAACAGATCCAGATGACATTCTTGCCGAATTCGCGCCATTGCGGGCATGGGCAGCAGACCCATCGGCAGCGTGGCCAGCCGATCAGAATATCTGCGAGAAGGCATTTGCCGTGGAGGTTACGGAGGCTGACATGCTCAAGCACAACAACGAAGCGAAGCTGCCTAACAACTTTGTGACGCAGTTCAACAAGCGCCAGGAGATCCAGCATCTGGACAAGTGGTTCACTCAGGCGACTGCATCCGCATTCTCACGCCGCATTGCTACCCTCATTGCAAACAAGTCCGTTGACAAGGATATCTATTCGTTCCTGGCCTATATCGCACGGGTGGATCGGGCATCGCCCATTCGTGAGGTTCTGCTCACATGGGCTCGGACAAAGGGCAAACCTGCTGCGGATACGATGGCAGACGGGAATGCAAAGAGGGCCGTCCTGGATCTGTATCGTGCAATGGAGCAGTACCTTGACACCTCCCCAGGCGATGCTCCGGCAATGAAGAACACTGCAGATGCACCGGAGTCGGTTGCGGCCGTTGTGTCGGCTATTCAGGACAATGAGGCGGTTGAATCGACAGAGGTCATTGATCTCGCAGACAACACAGAAGACCCACTGGTGCACAGCGGTGGACGTCGTCGCACATTCCGGAGAGGTGGTTGGAAGGAAGACAGGGCTGCACGTCGGTTTGCAGTCCTCCCCAACATTCTTGCGCTGTATCCCCTCCTGGCTGGACACATTGCTGCACAGAGACCGGTTGCGGGCGCACCGGTCGTCGTGGCTGCACGTAATGAAGCTCGAGAGGCGGGCGCCCCTCAGGCGCGGCAGCCCGGAATGCCGTCTGAAGCTGTCCTCACCGCAATCGCCGCAGCGGCCAAGGAGAAGTATCCGGACACATCTGCCCAGGTTGGTGGCGGTGGCGCCAGTCAGGCGGATCTGCTCCCCGTCTACGTGATGCTGGAAGCGTTAGCCACTCAGGTTGGTCCTGATCTGGATAACTCCCCTGATCTCTTTCTGTACGAGCGGTTGTTTGCGTTCTTGAAGATCGCGTCGGCGGCGGAAGGGCTTGGATACATGATGCGGGAAGTCCTGATCACGATGGTGCGCACAAGCACGGGGCGTCCGATTGTGGAAAAGGCGCTGGGATCATCAATGTCGTTCTCGCTTCTGTGCTCTGCGTTAGCGGGACATGTGTGCGGTGAAATTGATGGTTTGGATGAAGCGCCAGGAGTCGCGCTGCTGACCGATTCGAAGAATATGGCGACTTTACAAGGGATGTACTCCGACGCAGCAGACCAGGCTCAACCCATCACAACTGAGGATGTGCAGACGCTCAAGGCAGAGGTAGCTGAAAAGATTGTGGCCGCCGGCCCCCCTGCAGAGGTGGCGGCACCGGCACCGGCACCGGCACCGGTCGTGGAGACGGCAGATGACCTATTTGTGTGGCCGGTGGGTACGACGGCGGATGAACAAGTGCCTGGATGGCGCCCGTCTCCTCCAGAGAAGGAGGAGGATCTTCCCGACACTGCACTGAACACGCCCATCCCAGGTGGGCGCCGTCGCCGTCGCCGCAGTCGCCGCAACACCCGCAGTTTCTTGCCTCACGATCGCTATAGAACTCATCACCACATCTGAAGATCGCTCAGCTGGAGACCGCACGACGACGTCTCACCCTCGAGCTTCTGATTGACCTCCTCCAGTGTCTTGTCATCGGGCAGCTCATCCTGTCCGTCAGGCAGTCGGGACTCATCTACCAGGATATCCACAAAGCCCGTGCCGCAAGGAGGCTTCTGACCAAACATGATGTTCGCAGACACACCCCGCATCGTATCAAACTCAGCACCCATTGCCGCATTGAACATGTTCTTGCTGGTCTCCTCAAACGAGGACCGAGCCAGAACACCCGTCTCGTTCTTGTTCATGCCGAACCGGTTCACCGCCACAATCCGACCACTGAAGGTCATGCTGTCCACCAGCACCGAGAGGTGGTGGTAGTTCACCTTCTCCTGCACGAAGACCTCAGAGCACTCCTCAAAGATCGCCAGACGAGCCGCCTCAATGCCGAACACATCATTGATCTCGTGGATATCGTTCGAGAAGGTGCGGGTCCCGTCCGCACCGGGGAACACCATGAGCTGGTACATGTTGGTACCATCCACATCCAGCACATACTGCTCCTTCTGTGAGTAGCCGCCCACCTTCTCATCGTAGATCAGCTCATTCTTCACCTTGCGGAGATGCACACCACCCACACCATCCACGCCCGTGAGCACCGTATCCAGGATCTTGTCCTCCAGGAACCGCAGCTGCGTCGGCGTCTTGATCACATTCTCGTCAAAGGTCAGACGCAGAATCAGCTTGGACGCCTCGGCATTGGACAGCATCGCCTCCGCCTTGACGTTCTTGCCGTCGCCGATCGAATGCATACACTCCAGGATCTTCAGGGGCGAGTTCCGCAGCTTGGCCTGAACCTCCGTCAGATCCAGCACGTTGCGGGATGCCATCTCCAGATCATTCAGCTCCAGGCGCATGATCCATGGGGATGCACACGATGCCTCATTGGCTACTGTGAACTCCTGATAGAGTGCCAAGACCTCTGCGTCCTCCTCTACGACCGTGCCCGTGGATGGCGGATCGTAGTAGATGCGCACTGACTTGGTAATGTCCCGCAGGGTCGTGCGCTGGATCTCCTTCATCTTGGAGATGACGGCATCCTGGTCATACGCAAACTCCGGCTGGAGGTAGACCGTGTTGCCCGGACGCTTCGGGTTCGCAGATGCAGACAGCAGCTCCTCCAGACGAGGCACACCTGAGGTCGCGTTGGCCTTGGCTGTACCTGCCGAGTGGAAGGTGTTCAGGGTCAGCTGCGTCGTCGGCTCACCAATCGACTGAGCAGCCAGAGCGCCCACCATCTCACCCGCGTGAACCAGACTCTTGATGTAGCGGAAGCGCACATCGCGCATCAGCTCATCAAACAGCGCCAAACTGAGGCGGTGCACGACAATCGCCTTCTTCGGTGCCAGGTAGAAGCGCAGGAGTGCGTGGAACACCTTGCTCTGTGGGAACTCCTTGATGAACCGGTTCAGGGCACCCACCACGTGCGCAGGTGTCAGATCCGTCTTGGTGGCATAGGTGTTTCCATACTTGGTCAGCAGACGCTTGAGATTGACGGGTGCGAGAACCGTGTCATTCTTGCGGGAACGGAACACGGACTTGACAAACAGATCCCGGTCGGCGATCAGCTCCTCGACCAGATCTGGCGTCTCCTCCACAGACTCAGTCAGGAACGGGTTCACATCGCTCGGCGTCAGTGCATAGTCCCGGTAGATGTTCTCCAGCGTCATCAGAGGCAACTCACAGGTCTGCGACTCCACGGCCACCGTATCCACACCATCCTCACCGTAGACGAACTGGATGACCGAGCCCGTCACGTTGCGGACCGTGCCATCGTGCTCCACGTGCTGATCCTCCATGGACTTCATCAGGCGGCGCTGGATATAGCCCGTATCAGAGGTCTTGACGGCGGTATCAATCAGACCCTCACGACCAGCCTGTGCGTGGTAGAAGAACTCTGCAGGCATCAGACCATCCACAAAGCTGTGCTGGACAAAGCCACGAGACTCCACACCATCGTCATACCGAGCAAAGTGGGGCAGAGTACGATCCTGCAGCGTATACTGCACACGCTTACCCTCAATCAGCTGCTGACCCAGCAGCGCCACCATCTGCGTGATGTTCTGCTCACCACCCTTCGATCCCGAGTCAACCATCTGCACAATGCGGTTCGCCTTGTCCAGTGATCCAATCACCTTCGTGTTGATCGAGGCCGCAACGTCCTTCATAGCAGAGGAGATGTCATCCTCCAGCTGCTCACCATCGGAGAGACCCATCGTGTTCACGAACTGTCCGGCGTGAACCGCCGACAGGATCTTTGCCACCTTATCCCGTCCCTTTGCCAGTTCCTCCGCAACGAACTCGCGTGTGACCTGGTTTGCAATCAGATCCGACGTGCCCACTGAGAAGCCAGTATACAGGTTATACTGGGTCACGATGGACTGGATATCATTGATCAGCTGACCCGCGCGTTCAGGGCCAAAGTCAGCGTAGATCACGTGGAGGAGACCGCTCACGCTACCCTTCTGCAGGACATTGCCCTGCTCGAGCTGTCCATTCTTCAGATTGATACGACCCTTGTAGTTCATGACCGGGAACGCCGTCGAGATCAGCTCACTGCCCGTCCACGGGCGATCCTTGCGAGAGAACGGCAGCTTCAGTCGAGCCAGGATGTTCATGGCAATCGGCTCCGGTACCTCAATGCCTGGCTGCGTGATGCGGTAGGCACCTGTCATGGTGTCCTGAAACAGCTGGATGATCGGTCCATTCGTACGAGGACTGATGATATTGCGCAGAACCGAAGCAATGTAGCGCAGCTCCGTCGCCGATGCAATACTCTGCGGCACGTGCATGTTCATCTCATCACCATCGAAATCAGCGTTGTAGGGGCGGGTCGCTGAAACGTTCAGGCGGAAGGTCGAGTAGGGCAGTACCACGACGCGGTGCGCCATCATGGATGCCTTGTGCAGAGACGGCTGACGATTGAACAGCACAATGTCCCCGTTAATCAGGTGGCGGTGCACCACATCACCCTCGCGGATATCAATCGTCTCTGGGTTCACGTAGCGCAGAGAGACGGTGCGATCATCGGCCTTCAGGTAGACTGACTTGGCGCCCGGGTGCTTGTCCGGACCATTCTTCACGTAGCTGAGCAGACGATCCCGGTTGTAGGGGCTGACAATCTCGGGGAAGGTCAGGTTCGTGGCAATCTCCTCCGGCACACCGAGCTCATCCAGCTCAATGTTCGCATCGGGCGTAATGACCGACCGAGCCGAGAAGTCCACACGCTTTCCCATCAGGTTGCCACGCACACGTCCAGTCTTGGCGCCGAAGCGGGACTTCAGGGTGCGTAGAGGACGACCCGAGCGCTGGGCAGAGGGATCCATTCCCTTGATGTCATTGTCCACGTAGGTCGCCACGTGATACTGCAGGAGAGCCGTATACTTGTCCAGCACCTCTGCCGACTCCTCCTTCTCAATCTTCTCACGGATCTTGTCGTTTGCTCGGAGGATATTGATCAGCACGTGCGTCAGATCGTCCTCCATGCGCTGGTTGTCGTCCATGACCACCGACGGGCGAACCGTCAGGGGCGGGACAGCCAGCACCGTGCACAACATCCACTCGGGACGAGCAAACTCCGGGTTCAGACCGATCAGGCGGCAATCAGCGTCCGTGATGCGCTGGAAGGCACGGAGGATCATCTCCGCCTGGAGATTGATCGGCTCTGCAGTCGGATCTAGCAGCTGTCCCTCCAGAGTCGCCGCCTTACCCAGGACCTTGGCGATCTTCTTGAAGATAGGCGTCTCGCAGTGGGGGCACTCAAACGGCTCATCCTTCTTGGGCGTAGGACGGAGATCACGCACCTCCTTGAACCGAGACAGACCTGTAGACTTCAGATCCTTCACACTCTCCTCCGACGCCAGAGGCTTGGAGCAGTTCAGGCAAATCACGTTTGCCAACTTCTCTACCATATCGAAGAACTGGTACAGGTAGACCGGGCGACCCAGACGGATATGACCAAAGTGGCCAGGACAGAACTGGTTCGTCTGCTTACACGTGGGACACACCTTGCCGTTTTCAATGACGCCAAAGCGAGCATCGAAGACGCCATTGGGGATGGGTTGATTGTTCTGGTAGGTCTTGTCGGTGGTGACCTCCACGACGGAGCGCTTGAGGAGATTCTCGGGGTTGGAAATGCCGAACTGGACACCGACGATAGTATCACCCATGGTTAGTATCTCTTACTCTTGTGTGTAGACTATTCCGTTTTGCTCAGAACCACCTGTAAATGCGAGACCATAGGGAAGAGCTTGTGATGCACACGAGCGACCCACTCCAACCACAGAATGTTCGTCGCCATCGTGCTGATGAGTAGCAGAGTAAAGATCGTCAACTCTTGCGACGGCTGTAGCTTGAACAGCTGCAGCACAGGATCAATGAAGCTTGCGGTGTCTCCAATCAGCTTCTGCTCCACCTTGGAACTCACACATCCATTGAAGAGTACGTGTTGCAGCCAGACACACGTGACCAAGAACAGGGTCGCCGTCTGCAGCCAAAACGCAGGGTAGACCAAGTGCGAGAAGGCAACCAGAAAGATCAGCGCATAGCCCAGAAAGTAGTGGACAATGCGGAGGATTCTGCCCTTCTGCGCATCGTCCGTTTCCCAAAAGATCACCTTATGAACTGCCCACTCCCAGTGTTCCACAGCCCAGGCTTCCATTACTCTGTATAGTGTAGAGAGTGTTTGAGATACAGCACCGCAAGAGCTGCCGCCATGGCGTTCAGTACGCAGTAGGTCGTGTCCTCATGTGTGTGGTCATAGTTGGTCCCGAACAGGTGATCCAGTACATCCGGTCCGTAGTTGACCCGAGTGTCCTTGTGGTGGCGACCATGAGTGGTGGATCCGACCACCGAGTAGTTGATCATGTGAATGGAGATCCACATGAACGAGCCCAGCAGCACAATGCTCGTCGGAATGAAGTGGAAGCCCGTTGCAGACTGGACCCAGATTGGCAGGAACGTCCAAAAGAACAGCTCCCACACCGTCTCACTAAGGAGTTCAAGACTCCGATTCGTGATGGGCTTCGGGATGCCGTGATGTCCCCAAATGTGAAAGACGGGATAGAGCACAGCCGAGTTCGTAGGGATCCAATGCAGTGCACGATGCGACCAATAGAGCCACATCGGCATGAAGACAATGCCACTCAGCAGATACAGCGGATCACAAGGATGCGTGAGCAGATACGCACACCATGTGAAGACAGCGCCCATCAAGAGGTGTCCATGTTCAATAAAGTCGGCGACGCGGTGCCGAAAGGACATTGTGATTACCGAAGAGAAAAGGAGACCTCCCAGAACTCGTCATTGCTGAGAATGCGCTTCACGGCGCCGTGGTCGTAGGTGTCGTTGAGCTTCTCCACGAACTTCTCGTACTCTTCGCCCCGCTTCTGCTTGAACAGTACGCCCTGCTTGAAGCGTGTGGAGCGAATGACCAGCAGGATGTCCTTTGCGAGATCGGAGGTGTCCTGTGCAAGAATGTCATACTCTCGTTCGTCGTCCTTCAGCTGGCGGACAATCGATGACCAGTGATCCAGTGTAAGATAGTAATCCATCTTTACTTATACACGTAATAGAAAGTGACCGTCGATATTCCGGGTGCACCAGATAAGGTATTGAAGGTTGCAGCCACCGTCCATGACGATCCGCTACCGGCTACACGTGTGTCTATAATTGGGTAGTTTGAGAAGGATGGCTCAACACCATTGATAACCATACTCGTTGCAGCCACACCCGGTGAGTATGTCGCAGTCGAGGTTGTGTTCAATGGGTAGGATATAATGATAACGCCTGAGCCGCCTCTGGCACCAGGACCAGTACCAGTTGTACCTCCGTCGCCCCAGCCTCCTCCCCCTCCGCCTCCTGTAGCTAGGACTCCGTCCGTTGGCGATATGCGAGTACTTGTTGTGTCTGTGTAGCCGCCATTTCCAGCGTTTGAACCGCCGTAGGCTCCACGGGATATGTTTTGATAGGTAGCGCCACCCCCTCCACCGCCGCCGTACCATACGCCATTATATAGATATGCGCCGCCGCCCGCGCCACCAATGTATCCGCTTTCAAAATTAGAAGAGGCACCGCCAACGGACAGCGCACCCCCTCCTCCGCTCCCGCCGGCTATGAACGTGTTTTTGCCCCCATTATTCCCCAGATTCTGAACCGTAGTTCCAGCTGGATTTGTCCCGGTAACTGTGCCTAATATCGATGTACCGCCATTGTTCGATCCCGCGCCACCACCGCCGCTACCACCATTGCCACCAGTCGCCCCCGGCGGGGACGGGGTCGGGCCGCTCCCGCCCTTGCCCCCTCCCTTTGCACGAAAGGATGTAACACCAAACAAAACCCATGCAGCATCTAAGCCAGTCCCGTTAGCATTCGTGTAAGCTGGATCTACACTCATTGAATACGATCCCGGCGTCAGACTGGTAATATTGACTAGAAGCACCCCTCCACCACCACCACCACCACCGCCGGTGCCGCTGCCGCTGCCGCCGCCGCCACCTGCACCCACGAGCAGGATTTGGATGACGTCGTTATTAGGATTCGAATTCAAGGTAAAAAACTGAGTCGACGTGAAGGTGTGGTACTTGCGTCCGCCCGACGTTGTGATCGTCCCGCCCGTTGCATCGATCGAACCCGCCGACACAACGGATGCCGACCCTGATCCCATGGTGTATTCAACGCCTATTGCAGGACCCTGTACACCCTGATCGCCCTGAGATCCTGCGGGTCCCCTCGGTCCCTGTGGTCCCTGTGATCCAACGCCTCCAAGTGCACCTGTATCGCCCTGCGCACCCTGTACTCCAGCCGCTCCTTGCGGCCCCTGTACGCCCTGAGATCCCTGAACACCAGTAGACCCCTGGACGCCAGTATACCCTTGAGCGCCTATCGTTCCCTGTACGCCCGTCGGTCCCTGTACGCCCGTCGGTCCCTGTACGCCCGGTGTACCTACAGGACCCTGTGGGCCCGTGACGCCCTGTGGGCCCGTGACGCCCTGTGGGCCCGTGACGCCCTGAAACCCCCGAGCCCCCTGTGTTCCCTGAACGCCGATCGCGCCCTGTATGCCCTGAAATCCCTGCGACCCCTGTGGGCCCTGGACGTTTGCAACCCCCTGTACGCCCTGGGAGCCCTGTACACCCTGTGGCCCCTGAAACCCCTGTGTGCCCGTGGCGCCCTGGAATCCCTGTGAACCCTGTGCCCCTACGTTTCCCTGTGTACCTACTGGACCCGTGGCATTCTGAAACCCCTGCGAACCCTGAACCCCCTGCGCCCCCTTTACGCCCTGTGCCCCTTGTACTCCAGCACCCTGTGTGCCCTGGTACCCCTGTGTGCCCGTGACGCCCTGCGGCCCCTGTACACCCTGCGACCCCTGGAAGCCAATCGTACCCTGTACACCTTGCACACCCATGGTGCCCTGTGTTCCCACTGCGCCTTGGGCGCCCGTGAACCCAGTAGTTCCAGTGTAGCCCGTAGATCCAGTATACCCAATGTAGCCGGTCATTCCAGTATTACCCGCAATTATGTGTCTAGGCCCTTGAACTCCCTGGTACCCTGTAGTCCCTCTCGCCCCCTGAGTACCTTGTGATCCACTGGATCCGGTTGTACCCGCCGGTCCAATGGGTCCAGTGGGTCCGGTCAAAACTGAAGTACCCGTGTATCCAGTGACACCCGACACTCCAGTGACGCCCGTTGCACCTGTTATCGCCGACCGTCCCGCATAGCCGGTAGGCCCAGTTGCGCCCGATGCACCCGTTGGTCCAGTTGCACCCGTATTGGCGAGTTCACCACTTGGTCCAGTATATCCATATAGACCCCTGCGCCCCGTCGGACCAGCTGCACCCGTGTATCCAGTAGGACCCGTTACCCCGGATGGCCCAGTTACGCCCATGAAACCTGTAAATCCAGTTATGCCCGTCGCTCCCGTGGTTGCAGACGCTCCACTGGCTCCCTGCGCACCCCGGGCACCCACTGGTCCAGTGAAGCCAGTGTCGCCAGTGTATCCGGCCGGACCTGTCAATGCCCCGGTAATATAGGTTGCAGGGGTGCTACACGACGTTGAAGGATTGGGGGAATAGGAGGTGTACATTCTTACTAATTCACGGCGTAATAATACAGCGTATATCCTGCGGTCGTACCTGTGCCCGTTCCAATCAGTTTTTGGACAATGTCCCAGTTGGGGCCTGGACTCGAAGTCGGATACAGTGCCGTAATGCCCCCTACATTCGCAGCTCCAGACGTGTTGCTTGCGCCCTGAATGAATATTGCCTTGGTAATTGGAACTGTAGTTGATGCAGTCTGAGTCTCAGGAGTCGACGCGCTAAGAGCGGTAAACGATGTCGTATTGGATCCGAGCGTCAGAGTGGTTGTAGGCCCCTGATTACCCTGAGGCCCCTGGGCTCCGCTTGGCCCAGGTACGCCCTGCGGTCCCTGTGACCCGTTTGTTCCGTTTAGTCCCTGGCTTCCAATAGCACCCACAGCTCCCTGCGGTCCCTGAACGCCCTGCGGTCCCTGAGACCCTACAGAGCCCTGGGGGCCGGTCGGTCCCTGAAATCCCTGGGGCCCCTGCGCTCCGGTTGCACCCTGTACGCCCTGGTTTCCCTGTGGACCGGTTGCCCCCTGCGACCCCTGCGACCCCTGCGAACCGGTTGGTCCCTGTGCGCCCTGAAATCCCTGGGGGCCGGTCGGTCCCTGAAATCCCTGAGGCCCCTGCGCACCAACGGACCCCTGTACGCCCTGGTTTCCCTGTGGACCGGTTGGACCCTGAGTCCCGGTCGGACTTGATCCTTGTACGCCCTGCGTCCCCTGGTATCCCTGGGGGCCGGTCGGCCCCTGTGTGCCCTGAAATCCCTGCGGCCCCGTGGGTCCCTGAGCACCAACGGAACCCTGTACACCCTGGTTTCCTTGGCTTCCAGCTGGTCCCGTGGGTCCCTGTGTGCCCTGAAACCCCTGCGACCCAGTGGGTCCCTGTACGCCCTGTATGCCCTGAAACCCCTGCGGCCCCTGTACGCCCTGAAATCCCTGGGGGCCGGTTGGACCCTGTGTGCCAACAGGTCCCTGTACACCCTGCGTACCCTGAAACCCCTGCGGCCCCTGTACGCCCTGGGAGCCCTGTACGCCCTGTGGACCAGTGGGTCCCTGAAACCCCTGCGTTCCCTGGGGACCAGTTGGACCAATAGGACCAATGGCGCCCACCGGGCCAACGGGACCAGTGAACCCCTGCGGCCCCTGTACACCCTGAAAGCCCTGAGTTCCAGCCGGACCAGTGGGGCCTTGGACACCCTGGACACCAGTCTGACCTGTATAGCCAGTAGCTCCAGTTGGTCCTGTCGGACCCGTGTATCCAGTATAGCCAGTATACCCAGTGACACCCGTGAAGGTGACGGATCCAGGAATGCCCGTGTGACCCGTGGGACCGGTGACCGTAGATGCGACACCTGTTGGACCCGTGTTCGTCGCCGTACCCGCGGCACCCTGCGGTCCCTGTAGGCCCTGCGGTCCCTGTACACCCTGCACAGTGCTCGTAGGCCCCGTGACGCCCGTGTATCCCGTATTACCAGTATATCCCGTTGGACCCTGAGCACCCTGGGGTCCAGTAGGTCCCGTATTGGTCGTGGCTCCCGCAATACCTGTGAATCCCGTGGACCCTGTTGGGCCGACCGAACCTTGTGCTCCCCGCGCCCCCTGTGGTCCCACGGGACCTGCACATGCATTGGGGACGTTTGTAACAATGCCCACTCCGGGTACGTACCGTGAGAGGAACGAGCTCATCTTGTTCTTTCTGGGTGTTAAAAAACATTCACGAGCTGCGCGATGTCCCTAGAAGCAATCAACCTGGATACCTACATCGTGTATGTGCGGTGAATCTGTCTGGAAGTGGACACTCAGGTAGTCGCCCGGGGCAAAGTCCACAGACGTGTTGTAATATGTGCCCACAAGCGGGGTTCCGCTGAGAGTAACGGCGATCGAGGTGGCTCCGTTCGGCGCAACTGGATAGGTTCCCGTCGTGGCTCCCGTTGAGTTCTTACAGACCGTGATCACGGTGGTATGCCCTGCGCCCGGACCCAGTGCGCAAAAGACTGTCAATCCCGACACAATCAACGGCTGCTGCACACGATAGCGGGCAACTGGAATCGTGTCATCGGGATACTTTGGAGTGGAGTTCGTAAAGAACTGTGTGCCCGGCCATAACCATCCCGCTGTTGTGTTTGTGATGGTTCCACGGCACCCGTAATAAATGGTTGTCGGATATATGTAGGTCGTGAAGCCCTTGCCACCGGCGGACTTGGTCACCAAATCCGTGCCGGGTCCCACCTGAATACCCGGCGACGCCAGGTAGGTTGGATCGGCGATGGTCGCTGGATTCGTCTGCAGAATGTCGGAGGACGTATAGGTCTGCGCTCCGGTTGCCTTGACGCTGCCGACGGTCGTACTGCGGCACTGCACGGAGCCTAGATTGTTCGCATCTCTTGCTTCCATTCCTACGTAGGATCCCGCAAAGTTGGAGTTGGTCGGTGGGGCTGCGACGTAGATGTTCGTATCACGCAGTGTCGCAATGTTGCTGTTCGTCACGATCATTCCCCGTTTGTTGCCCGATCCATTGCCGTAGACGGCAATCGTGCAGCCCTTGATGCAGTTGAAGAAGAAGGTCGTATACGAGCCACCCGTTCCATCAAACTGAACGCCATAGAGGTTGTTGGAGGACGTATAGGGCATGTTCGCATTGCACACGTTGATCGTAGACACTCGGATCTTTGACGAGATGGATGCAGTTGACCCAAAATACAAGCCGACCAAGTTATTAGATCCAGTATACCCAGACCCACCGATCGTGATGTTCAGGTCTTCTATACGCGTGTTGGATCCGACGTTAAACAGAGCCGTGTTCTGTGTGGGATTCGAGCACTGGATCACGCAGGTCTGAAGATTGATACCGCGCAGACAGGTTGTCGACGGAAGCTGAAGTAGCGGATACAAGGTCTCGCCAATGTTGGTTGTGATCGTTGCGTTGGTTCCTGTGGGGGAGATATCGTATACACCGGGCATTACCCAGATGGTCTTGTTGGAATACTGCGGCGACGCAACCGTTCCCGTAGGTCCGATGATCTTTGCGATTGCGGCCTCAATGGTCAAGAACGGCAACCCGCCAATATCCGCAGTGGCGTCATTACCATAGACCTTATCCACACGAGCCACGTTGCCCAGTACGGTTCCCGTAGGCCCTACTATTCCCGTTGGACCCGTTGGTCCCGTGACTCCCGTCCCGACATAGGGGAGTGCATTCCATCTACGCACACCGTCGCCTACTTTCATCTGACCTGTATCCGTCTCCACGCCTGGCTCACCCAATTGCAGAAGGGGGTTGGTTGCAGTCCATGTCCCTGATGTGTCTCGGCGGAGCTGAAACCTACTTGGGGTTGTCACACATGGCCCCGACATTGTTATACAGCACAGACAATTGCATCTGCACCTCCGCCGTCCACGTTCATACCGGCGACTGCATTGCCATCCAGCACGTTGCAGTACTCGGCCATTGCGTCGCCGCCGTTCAATACCGCGGCGCATACGGCCACCGCACGTTTACATAGACCAACATGAGTGTCCGTGAGCATGTAGACTTCAACCACGCCTGTCGTGAACCCAGTCGTGTGCGTCGTCTCCTTCATGACCCCACCGGATGCACAGAACCCATCTGCCGTCGCCTTTCTTCGAACGGATTGCGTGTACATAGAGGCATCGCGATTACCGCTCGAGGTTACCCGTTCCTTGCCCGTAGCGATCGGGACCAAAAAACCAGGCACATTGGGTACTTGATCCAATTCAGGCAGTTTGGATTGTTGATAGGACGTGTAGGCAAGGAAGGTTAAAAAGAAGGCAGTGAAGATGCCTGTGATGCCGAATTTCATTGTGTTCCTCTGCGATTAGATCGCATCCACGTTGACCTCGGCCTCGTCCTCCTCGAAGACAATCTCCTCCTTGGCATCCGCCTCGGCAGACGCGTCCTTGAGGAACAGACGCGCATCTGCGTTCGGCTTGATCTTGCGATACCGCGCCACCTGCTCGGGCGTCATGACTGCCACGATCTCGTGCGTCTTGCCACCCAGGTCCGTCTCGGCAACAATGACCAGACTGCCAATGTCTACCCAGACCGACTTCTTACCCTTGCCACGCATTCCACCCCGCAGTGGCGCCTGCAGCATGTAGCCTTCCCCTTGATCATTGAAGTGCGCAATCTCCATGCGCCCACATCCCAGTCGCCGTACGACCTTACCGATGACGACACCCGCCGTGTCTGCCTCGGTCATGTAATCTTCCAGCAGTGCATCTCCCTTGAGCCGATTGTTGCGAGCCTTGTTTCCTTCGGAGTTCTTCTGAGACTTGTGGCCGGAGCCGCCAGTCATATTGCGAGGCATTTTGGGCAAGGTCTGTTTGTTCCTCTGCAGCGGATCCATTTTGGGGAGAGTGGCTGAGGGTTTTTCTGTGGTGTGAGGCGGCCGGTGATCGTCTAAAATGGATCGCCGGGCCCCCAGAAAACAGGATCTTGGGGCGACCAACGAACAAAATGACGTCTATCATCATCAACAGCTTCTACCGCGCGCTCTGCAGCATCAACGACTACACGCCGATCAAGGACATGGATATGAAGAAGCTAGCGGTCACGCTAGTGGACGCACTTTATCCTGAGGACGGATACATCACACTGGAGGATGACCCGCGGGGCAGCCTGCGGGTTCACCTGGACGACAGCTTCCTGAATCGCGTGCGCGATCAGATTGCCAAGGGTCTGGAGCTCAAGGAGGCTACGGAGGCAGCCGGATTCAAGGCACAGGAGCCCATCAAGCAGGAGGTTGAGGTGCCGGTGGCTGCCGCTGCACCCGCACCCGCACCCGCACCCGAGGTCAAGGAGGTCAAGACAGAGGCACCTAAGCCTGCACCGGCGCCTAAGCCGAAGGCCGCTCCCAAGCCGAAGATGACGGAGGAGGAGAAGGCTGCAGCAAAGGAGGCCGAGAAGGCAGCGAAGGCTGCAGCAAAGGAGGCCGAGAAGGCAGCGGCGAAGGCTGCAAAGGAGGCTGAGAAGGCAGCCGCTAAGGAGGCCGAGAAGGCCGCCAAGGAGGCTGAGAAGGCGGCTGCGAAGGCCGCACCCAAGGCGAAGTTTGTGGGCAATCTGGAGAAGATGAACCCCACGCAGGTCAAGACGTGGAAGAAGGTCGCCGCGGAGGCCAAGGTTGAGCTGACGGACGACCACACGACCCGGTTCCTGGCGGCAATGAACGGGCTGGACAATAAGGTGTATAACCAGAAGAAGCTGGAGGTGCATATGGCGGAGTTCTTCGCCCCGCCTCCGCCGGAGGAGAAGACGGAGGAGCGTGAGTGCTACCCGGTGATCTTCCAGGGCAAGACGTACGACGTGAGCCTGGATGGCTCGGTCTTTGAGGAGCAAGTGGATGGTAAGCCTGCCAAGAAGGTGGGACATGTGGGCATGGCACTCTTCACGGGCATGACGATGCCCAACCCGGTGGATTACAGCGACTAAATAACCCAACACAAAACCATTACTCATTCACTTATTTTTCACATCATCGTGTGGCAGGTCGGGCACGGCTTTTTGCACAGACCCAGGAAGCAGTTGGATTGCGTGATGACGTCAGGGGCACGAGGACCCATGAACGGACCGGCCAACGGGTCCACCTGGGGGAATGTGCGAGTATCACGAGCATTTTGGGCTGCATTGGCATCCACCTCCGTGCGCAGGAGAGCAGTATAGGCACCCGCACCTGACATGGGGTTCAGAATGAAGGGGATCATTGTGTTGAATACGATTCGCAGTGCGCTTGGTGCAGACGTGGCTGTCTTCACATAGAGTGCAATAGTCGATACTCCATTGCTCGGCGAGATGCCGGTGATGGACGCCTTTCTTTCGTCTGTTTTCAGCTCGAACTGAAATCCAACGGGCACACCGAGTGTATAGTAATAAAGGAACCCTGACAGTCCAGTCGCCTCAATAGGAATAGTATAGGGAACATACTGGTACAACACATAGTTAGTCTGCACGGGTTGCACAAAGGTCAAGGACCCACCTGGGATTGTGACGCTGCCCGGGAACGACGAGGTATTGGAGAAGGGTGTGGACAGCATACGGGTGAAGACAGCTGAAGCAGTTGGTTGACTTGAATAGTTGAACGCACCGTTGCTGTTCGTGAAGCTACTCGAAAACGCCGCATCGATGGCCAATGTAACCGACCGCGGTGAGTTAGATGCACTTACGCCATTTGCCGAGTAGGTTCCTCCGATCGTCCATCCGTTTGCATTCACAGCAATTGATGACCAGATGTTATCGTTTGCAGGAAAGATCGTCCAGTTCGACAAGTTGAGGGAGGACGCAATGATATTCGAGCTATTCGAGCCTATACCGCACAGAACCCACCTGCCGTTTCCATAGACGAGATCGTTGATGATCACGTTCGGACCGACTAGATTAGGCAGGTCCACGGCCTGAGTTGTCCAGGTCGCACCGCTATCCGTGCTCACACTGATGGGAGCATTCGCACCTAGCTCAGTTGACTTTGCAGATCCAACGGCTACAATGGTCGTATTGCTCACCGCAAACCGGCGAACGTTGGAAAAGAGGGGAGGTGTCGCAGGTGTAGACCATGTCTTTCCTTCGACCGAATACAAGACGTTCGAGTAGAAAAGGGAACTATCGCCAAACTGCCCATAGACGTAGTTGGGGGCAATATATTGCAGCGTACTCTGGCTACTTGCGTTCGTGAAGTTGCTGTTGGCATCCGTCCACTGTGTTCCCCACGAACCTGAGTTTGCGGCACGAGTAAAGGTCGTTATCCTCGTTGACTTGACCACGACCATCCAGTTGGAGACGGAATCACTCGCAACGCATCCAAACGGGCCAGTGGGCGACAAACTTGTTCCGGCCAAGGTCGACGTAAACGTACCCAATGTGTTCGTCGTCGTATTGTAGGTGGCTTCGTAGACGTTCGAAGGAGTGATTGCGACAAAGGTCGTCCCGTTGCGCCCAAAGTCGGGGTAGGTGGGAACTGTCGCAGGAAAAGCCGATCCAAGTGCCCGGTAAGTCCACGGATATCCGGCATTGATGCGTACCCCCGCCGTCGTTACTTGAAATGGGTACGTGTTTGTCGAGCTAAGGTTGGCATAGTTCGATCCAGTGTCTGATGTAATTAAGGCCCACCCCGCCAGAATAAAGGGTGTTGGTGTGTTGCTGAGGGACATCACAGCAGTCGTTGTGGTCGTGACGCCCGCATACGATGCAGTAATGTCTGTGGCATACCGAGGGAACGGCGCCGAGATGGCCGTGAAGTCGCCAGACAGCGTACCACCTGCTGACATGGCCAAGACGGGCTGTGAAGGATACTGGAGCGGATAGAGGTTACCAATGCTATATGTTGGGTTTACTGCCGTGCCGCTTGAGTATTGAGCTGTCTGAAATGAAGCACTAAAAAGCCCTCCGGAAATTGGATCGGTTCCGTTCGTCTGCACAATAAGGAGGTTGTCTGCAATCGCTGTATACGTAACCGTCAGAGACGCTGTTGTGGGAGGTGGCAGGTATCCGGTCGTCGCTGTAACGATGAAGGTTGAACTCGTCGCACCCGTTAACGTTCCAGACAGTACGCCCGATAGACTCAATGAGAGCCCTGCGGGGAGTGCTGGGGACGTAAAGGATTGGATGGAACGCCCACTTGTGGTGGTCACGATAAACTGGTAAGGGGTTATTGCCTTGTTCTGGACAAAGGTCGGTGCATACGTTGGCCACGTAAAGGTGTCATGATTGATCCTGAAGTTCGTGTTGGTATATGTCGCAAACGCCCCTAGTGAATCCGTTGCTGTGAAGACGATAGGTCCGGGTCCGAAGTTGGACGTCGGGGTTCCCGTGAGGTATCCGGTCGTCGAGTTGAGGGTCAGTCCATAGAGCGAAAAATCCACGGAGGACGTGTACGTAATGGGCGATCCTGAGGTTGCCGTCGCCGCGACATGGAACTCAGTGTCCGTAAGTTTGCGAGACACGATAAAGGTGGGGTCAGCAGGTTGGTATGTGAAGCTCACGACGTCGGGGTTGATGGTGATGGAGAGGACGTTAGACGATACAACTGAATTGGAGTTTGTGGCGGTGAAGGTATAGTTCGAGGTCGATGCAACCGTGGGGGTTCCAGTGAACCACCATCGAGTAGGGTTCGTCGGCGAGTTGGAGGCAAGTGACAGTCCAGCGGGAGGAGCCGTTATCACAAAGTTGCGGATTCTTCCATTTCCGCTCGTGAAGAAGTAGCTCGTGGCAGTCACCACGACATCGTTGGATCCCAGTGGCTTTCCAACGTACAGCAGCGAAGAGGCTGTCCCCGTCATGCCCACTGCCTCTGCAAAGTTAAAGGTCAGACTTGTACTTCCCGTCGCCCTCGCAGTCGCATCACTGTAGCTTCCAGTCAAGGTCGTCACCAGGACGCCATTCGATGGAATAACTGCAATGTCTGACAGAGTGGGCGTTCCCGCGAGTTTGATCGTGTTGCTCCCACTAGGAGGTATATCGGTGGGATTGAAAGTGTACGCAGATGATAGGGGCGTACCACTGATGTCCGTGAAGTATACACCATTCGGCAGAGTCGACCATGAATATACGAAGTTATTTGACCCCACGTAGGAAATCGTTTCGGGCAGAATAGATGTGAAGGTTGCGGTCGGGGTACTCGCACGGGTCAGGCCTGAAAAGTTGACCGCAGCCGGTGTGATCCGGACAATGGGTGAGTCCACCTGAATCGCAAGGGTCGTCGTCGTGATATCTCCAGTCGTTGTGTTGCTTCCATAGATCTCGTAATTGCGCCGAGACTGTTTCAGAAAGGGCTTCCCCACAAGGGTATTTGACGTAGAGAAGGAGAGTCCAGTTGGAAGCGCGGGGGTTGTGAACAGACGATCAAACGTGATGCTACTACGAGGTGGATTTGAGAACGTGGGTGCGGTTCCAAAGGTATTGCTGACATTCTCGTATTGGTAGAGTATGAAGGGCGAAGCAGGAGATACGATGATCCGACCTGCAGAGATCGTAACCGGATACGTCAGAGAGTTCACAATCGTCGTTCCGCTCATCAGATCAATCACAAGCAAAAAGGTAGACGCGTAGGATGCAGGTGGCGTACCTGTAAAGTGCACGGTTGCTAAGTCGCTCGATGTTGAGCAATACGGTGCAAGTTGCGCAGAGGATCGAGTGTATCGAAGAGTTAGTGGTGTACCGATACCCGTGAGCGTGAAGTCATAGTCAAAATCCTCGTACTTGTACAGATTGATCGGTACACCGGAGGGAACAGGTGGATCTGCAGTAATGGAGGAGAGGAGAACAGTCACTGTTGTCGAAAGCGTCCCGACACTGATTGGAACACCTGAGATGTACGCACGGATCGTGAGGGTTGCACTCAATGGCGCAACCACTCCAGAAGCTGTGTAGAAGTTGACAACCGTGTTGCCCGCATAGGATGACAGGTAAGGGGTGAGACTTGAAGACGAACTCGTAAAGTCAAGAGTGACATCCGCTACATCGACCGGAAGAGAGAATGCGTACGACAGCGGCACATACGTGTAGGTTAAAAAGGGTGTCGCAAAGGTCGGCGACGAAAGTATGGGAATAGCCGTTACGGTGACATTATTCGTGTAGTTCTCGAATACCACGCCCGTTCCCTCCGAATACAGCTGGAGATTCAACGACATGGGCGCTGTAGTGGGAACATACGTGAACCCCGTGGCGCTTCCAAACGCAACGCTCGTATTCGGTGGACCAATGAGCGAAGTAAGGTCTGTGGTTGACCCATTGTTGCGAATGAGTGGGGTTTCCGTTCCTAGGTGATACACGGAGGTGATTGGTGTTGGACTATAGTAATTGAAGGTGATGGACGGTGTTGACGTAAGTCCTGTGTAGTTCACGATCAATTGAATCGTAGTCGGCAGGAAACTATCTCTCAAGCACAGAGCATTCACAGGTAGCCCCGGAGTTCCATTGTATCCGAGCGTGTACGACAGTGCGTCGCTTCCTGGGATGCACTGGATCGTTGCAGCTGAATTGTAGAGATGGGTCGTTCCGCTGATCGTGATTGCATTCCATCCAGCCGGGATGGTACCGAGTACGTCCGTGGCAACTGCGGTTGTGCCAGTATCAATCCTCCGAATGGAGTTATTCAGGTTATCGGCGACATAGAGATTTCCAGTGGCAGAATCGAGGGCGATGCCGTTGGGTTCATTGAACGAAGCCGCCGCTCCCGTACCGTCTGCATTTCCCGGAGAGCCCGATCCTGCAACAAGAGACACGCTGAAGGGACTGAGTGTGATTTGGCTGATGGTATGGGTTCCATAGTCGCTCACATAGAGTATCCCTCCGACGGGGTCAATCGCGAGTCCAAGCGAGCCTCCCGCAGTCCATAGAACGGAGGATGATCCGCCGAGTACGAGTGCATTCACATTTCCGTACCCATCTGTATGGTATAAAGTGTTAGCCGCGGTATCCAGTGCAAGTGCGTAGGGTGAATATGCTGTGGACAAAATGTCTGTGTCTGTGTGCGTAGTAAGGTCGCGGGACACGAGCTTACTGCTTGTGGACGCTGCAAGGTACAGTGTGTTGGTTGACGGATCCACTGCAAGACCCCAGTACTTTTGTTGATCCGAATAATCCAGTGCACCTTGCCATTCCGTCGTCACCTGGAGAGTGACAAGATTGATCACGCGAATCGATCCCGTATCCAGCTCAGATACGTACAATAACTGATTCGTCTCATCGAGAGCAAGTCCAATCGGGTGATTAATGATCGCCGAGGTGCCAAATCCGTCCAGCGCGAGAACACCGTCCAGGGATACTGCGCCACCCGCAATGATGGACTCAACCTTGGTCGATACAATGATCTTTCGTATGACGCCCTGTGCCGTGTCAGCTACATAAAGGACTCCATTTACGCTGTCGTACACAATGCCAGTGGGCAAATTCGTCTTGTAGACGTTGAAGATGTTGCACTTGGAGTAGACGCGAGACTGGGTGCCGTCGCCGTCAAAGGTGAGATAGTTGCTTCCGTTATTCGGCAAGGTACCATTCACAACAGACAAGGCAATCGATGGAGAAAAGTTGTACGGGTACAGGTTGTTAATATCATGAGCTGGGTACGTTACCGTTGCAGACGACACATTGGGCGGCGTGCCGAATCCCGGGAAAAAGGGTGGACTTGGCGGAACGTACACCGAGGTGCTCGTGATGGTTGTAACGAGATGCGTCGTCGTTCCCGTTGTGGTGCCAATAATTGGAAAGGCGCCACTGTAGTTAACAAGGGGTAGCGAAAGGTTATAGGAAGGCGGTGGGTTCCACGGGGTCGATGAACTAAATGCATACGAAAAGGGTTTGGCAGCGGTTATAGTCAATGGCGTCGTCAGTCCCTTGACTAGGGAGACATCAAGTGGCGAACACAGTGCAAACTGATTCGTCTGTGTGACGCCGGTAGGGTTCGTATACGTGATCGATCCAGTGGTTGACGACACGATGACCCACGTCCCGTTATTTGCCGCTGTTTCTGCGCCTGTGATATACACTTTGCTACCGGCCGTGTAGACGTTTGCGACGCCAGAGACGTATGTAGGTGCATAGGTAAACGTATAGGATACAGTCGCAGTTACGGTTCCGTTCCCGTTATTCGTGAATGCTGAAATGGAATCAAGATCCGGGTTCGGCACAACCGCCATTACTTACTACGGAGAGGTTTGGTTTAACTTACTGCCGCTCAGCCTTCTTCCGTGCATGAGTCAAGCTTGGACCCGGAACAGCCACCTTGACTACCTTCTTCTTTGGCTTCTTCTTCTCTTCAGGTTCCTTGGCTTTGGCTGCAGGTGCAGGGCCATCAGTCACGGGCGGCGCGGGACGTGTACTCTCCGTAAACCGAGCTGAAGCCGTCTCCATCGAGAGGTCCCGGTAAACCATATCCAGTTTGAGCTTCACGAGGCTGGAGTTGTCGTCCATACTCTTCCATGCGAACATTTCGTGTAGCGGACAACCAGGGAATAGGCTCAAATGGTATACGTTTTGTCTCTTCTTCGGCCTGAGCCGTTGCGTGATATTGAGTGTAGAGAAAGAACCCGAATCCTGCAACCACCAATCCAAGCATCACGATGTTCATCATCCACGATGAGGCTTGAAGTAGATCTTGTTTCCGTTGCAGCAGTCCGCTTTCGATTCGGCTCAAGTCGAAGGTGTCGACGAGGGTGTTTGTGACGTGCATTGTTCTGTAGCAGGAGACCATTGTACGCCAAGGAACGACAGCGTATCCTTGGCCCATGGATTCTTCAAGCATGAACACACTCTGATTTTTTGAGGATAGACAAAGACATAGCGTTCTAGATCATACAGCTGGCGACGTGTCCAGTTCTTGGTGCAGACGGTCTGCGTTCCATCGGTGTAGCGTAGTAGAGTGTAGTCCATTACGCAGCTGACTGGAGGCTGTGTGTATACGGGTTATTTTTGAAAGCGTCCAGCAGACCCGGCTGCTCGTTGCGGTTCGTGTAGACATCCTGCTTGAGCGGCTCCACATAGCGCTGAGAGCCCTGCTGGGAGGCAGACGGCGCCTGGCCGCCAAAGGTCATCAGAGGAGCCTCAAATCCGCGCGTGTTGTTGTGCAGCGACTCATCACGGTGCGTCTGCACATTGTAGGACTGCGGGCCAGCCTGGACTGTCATGCCGGCCACAGGTCCAGCCGGCGGCGCACGACCCTCCACCGTCAGCTTCATGAACTCTTGGAACGGTTCCGTAAATGCACGGATATACGTCATGCTACCCGCGGCAGCCGTCGTCGCCGGGTTGGCATTGAGCATTCCCATGGACTCGCGGTTCTGCAGCTTCATTATCTGCTCGGGGTAGAGCGTGCTGGCCTTCTGCTGACCCATTGTCGTATTGACGTGATCCAGCGAGCCATCGGCACCCGTGAGCACCTGGAAGCGATCCGGGCGGTTCTTCTTGACCGGTGCCTGGAGACCCATCTCGGTGATGTAGAACTTGCCCGGTGTCGGCTGAGATGTGTAGGTGACCTTCTCCTGTCCAATGACACGGAGCTCGTCGGTCGTCTTGGGCAGCGCATACTCGCGCATGGCATCCTGGTTGTAGCCACCCGACGGCAAGTTCGTGTAGCCGTCATTCACACCCGGACCCACCTGCAGCTGATCAACCGGGAAGGTGTTCTTCATGGCAAGAGACGTCGCCTGACGCTCCTGCTCCCACTCCGTCTCCACCGGCGTCTTCCACGGGCGACCATTTCCAGCCTCGGGCTTGAAGAAGGCCGGTGCTTCCTCCTTGTGAAAGAAGGTAGTTGTACCCTTGCCTGTGTAGAGATCCAGCACACCCTCCGTGGCACCCGAATACATGGACTGTGTCTGCTTTCCACCAAAGAAGGGCACCATGTTTCCATGACCCGTCTTATCTTGCAGGAGGGTGATCTTGTCAGTTGCAGACTCCTGCGCCTCGGGGTTGACGAACGTCTCCATCGGGCTAATCTTTACCTTCTTCTCACCCTGTGCAGACGCAACAGGCTGTGTGGCAAGGGAGTAGCCAAGGGCGGCCAAGCCGACAAGCATTGCGATCTCCATTTGTGTATCGCGCGAGACAAAATGGATATCCCTTTTGCCAAGGAAGTCAACCTCATACAAAATGCCTGCTACTACTCGCTCGTCCACTCGTCAGCAGCTCAGCGACAACGCCTTTGAGTCCAAGATGGATGAAGTCATTGCGAATCTTACGACCTGCACAGTTCGCATCAACCACGGAAAGCAGTGGACGGCTACGGATCAGCGGATGCTGATTCGCATGTGCCGTCATACGGAGCTGACGCCGGCCATGATGGCGCCCATCCTGGGTCGCACAGAGGAGTCGATCCGCTACCGCCTGGCTAGGCTCATCCACGAGCACCTGGATGGTCGCACGGATGAGGCCTCGATCAAGGAGGTGTCGGACTGGCTTCTCCCCCCTAACTAGGAACGGTTCTGATTCGTAAGCCGCGATTGTTCATTCGTAGGAAACGGCACCACCGCATGTAGCTGGGGCTTGAAGAGTAGCCATTGAAAAGCATACCGAGATTCTTTACCATTCTTTTCCACTGGCACCTCCGTCGGGGTAGCCATCTGCTTCCGGTCGAATCTAGGTGTCGGGACCACGGGAGGGAGCCTAGGATCCATTAAAATATGACGTCAAAATAATGCTGTGGTTCCTGTTAGGAGTCATTCTCATCCTCTTCGTCTATCTGCATGGATCGAAGGAACACTTCTCGGTGTTCGGGCGTGAGATTGCGAACTTCTCCCTCATGGGAGAGGAGACGTGTAGACCAGATGAGGAGATCGATGCGGGTCTCTGCTACAAGAAGTGCAAACCCAGCTACCATGGCGTCGGACCCGTGTGCTGGGCAGATACGCAGGGATGCGGTATCGGCACCGTGATTGGTCTTGAGGATTGTCCGAAGGGTTGGTTCACGGAGGGACTGATCTGCCGTGAGCCAATCACGGGTGGCGGTTGCAATACGCACTGCGACGGAAACTGGAACTCAAGCGATGGTGGATTCTGCCACACTCGCTGTGAGCCCATTGTGGGCGGTAAACTGAAGGGTCGTCTGGACAATGGTGGAAAGTGTCCGGGCCCCCAAGGCGGAGACAAGCCGGATCGTGTGGATGGAATGTGCTATGGCAGCTGTCCGAAGAACATGCCTAAGCACCTGCCCGGAATGCCGTATCTGTGCTATGCAGGAGGTGATCTGTCGTATGGGCGTGGCGTCGGCAGAATCCCGAACATGGTTCGGGTTGCAGGGAAGTATGTCTTCCTGTGATCACGGGTATCTCTTCCACCCATCATTATTCAGCCACAACTGCGATTGCCCATTTTCGTCACGCATAATGAACCGGTTGCTTCCGTCTCTGTTGAACGTGACATCACGACCATTGTTCTGGACTCCATCGATTATCCAGGAACCCAACTGCAGCTTCCCGTCTTCAATGCCGGCACCTGCAGGTCCAGCCGGTCCAGCGGGTCCAGCCGGTCCAGCGGCTCCAGCGGCTCCAGCAGCTCCAGCGGGTCCAATGGGTCCGACGGGTCCAGGCACTGCGCTGTCCGCTCCAGTCGCCCCCTTCGGTCCAGTGGGTCCCTCCGGTCCGGTAGGACCAGGAACCGTGCTCGCAGCTCCAACGGGTCCCTTGTCGCCCTTCTCACCCTGGTCGCCCTTCTCACCCTTGAGTCCATAGGGAGCAGCGCTCACCGCTTTTGACGTGGTCGGCGCCTCGGCAACATACATGTCCGCACCCGTGAAGTGCTCCGTCTCCGTTCCCGTCTGTTGAAACTGTGTTCCATACTTTGCAGCCTGTCCGGCGATCGTCGAATCATAGCCAGACCACTCGGTGCGAGAGTAGGGCGTCATGTTCATGGTGTTGAGCATGGCCTTGAACTTGGCGACTGCGGCACGGAAGGCAGAGGCATCCACTCCCGGAGGAGGCAGAGGCAGCTCAGCCTTGCCCGTAGGCTTGAATCCGAAGCAGTTGACACCGAACTTGGTATTGGGATCAAAGTAGCCGCCATTCACGCCCGGACGACCACAGGCCGTGCGGCGAACCGTATCGGGCTCCGCCTGGAGAGACTGCCACGTGCCACGCTGCGTGGGGTACAGTGCAAACCCACCCGCCGACCATCCGTAGCTGCACCATTCGGCGCCGTGGTTGTAGGCATCAATGATCTGCTCGAGAGTGGCGAGTTCGGCTCCGTAGGCGGCGCAGACGGCAGGAGCATCTGCATAGGTGAACTGCGAATCGTCAATGTGAAACACCTCACTGCCAACCTGGGGGCCACCCGACGTGGACGTCACCGGCTCAGGGGCCTTCGGTGCAGGGGTTGCGGTGGGGGCGGTGGTCATCTTGAGAACATTGAAGTCAATGAACCCATAGTACCACAGCACGAGCACGATCATTGCACACACGAGCCAGAGTGCAAAGACTGCGATCACGGATCCGGTGGAAAAAAGGACGAACAGGGTAAGGATCCCGACGAATCCCAGTGCGATGAGGAGGGTTGCTTCCACGGACTGCATGTCTTATTACTAGGTGAGGCGATAATACATTAGCAAGCGCATGGTGTCCGCCATTGGAAACTGCTGCGGTCCATGGCTGTGGACATGGGCGTCATTGTAGGTGACCCATGACTTGCCAGGTGGCATGTCGCGGCCGTACGTCCACCAGTGCCCTCCGTCGTAGCAGACAACTGCGAAGAGGGCATATTCCACCTTGTTCAGGCTCAGAATGCTCGAGTAGGTCACGGTCGATCGCAGCGACGTGACGTGGAAGGTGAGGATCTTGGGGAATCCGGCCAAGAGGAATTGCTTCGTACATCCCTTGCCCTTGCACTTTTCGCATGACCAATCTGGGATTGCATGTGGCTGTGCGGCGGAGACGATTGCAGACGCAACTGACTCCTTCGGCTGCGACGGCACGATCGGGAACTCAATCATGGTCTCCCGCTTTCCATCTGTGTAGGGACAGTTGTCGCACTTGAGACGATTCTCCACGCTGAAGCGGAACAGCTTATCTAGCATCGGAACCTTGTCGCAGAGGAACTCCAGCAGTTCATGCGAGTCGCCAATCCCCTCACCTGCGGGCATCAGCGTCGTATTCACACACGCGTAGAAGTCCTTGAGTCCCATGGCACCGCTGGACGACCAGATGGTGTGGAGACAGACTTCGACGGGGTTGGTTGTGTCATGCTTTCCATCTTGAAAGCGCTGTTGCAAATCAGGGATACGGAAGACTGCCTGCAGAGCCGCGTTCACCCAGCAGGATCCACGCTGATTGCGCAGCCCGAATGACTTCATTGTTAGTGGTTGAGAGTCCATGTTTACCTGAAGAACGCTGAGAAGTCAGATAAGAACGGAACTGGTTCCGTTTTGGACGATCCTACACTCGGCGTGAACTCTTGGTAAGGATTGGGAAACAGATCCTTGTCGCCCGGAACTCTGGACGATCCGAAGAACTGGCTATTCGGATCCGAGCCCGTTCCCGCCGCGCCCGGCAGAACGCCCGATGTGACCAGTGTCTGATGCTGCGACGGCCTCGTGATGCCTGCACCCTCCACCATCGTCGATTCCACCGGCTTGGGTCCAAGCAGAGTGGGGTAATCGCGCACTCCACCGCCCAATTCAGATCCTGCATTGTCGCCCATTCCCGTGTACGCGGGTCCCCAGATATTGCCCTTGTTTCCACCCGAGTTGGATGCAAGAACTGTGCCTGATCCGCCCGTGGTGCCGCCCGTGGTACCGCCCGTGGTACTGGAGCTGCTGCTGTCGTCGGAGCTGCTGCTGTCGTCGGAGCTGCTGGAACTGGACCCAGAGCCACTGCTGGAACTGGACTCAGAGCCACTTGTCGGCGCACTCGTGTAGTCGGCATCCTGACCGAGACTCGCCAGGATATCGTCGTAGCCCGTCGAGGCGGAATACTCGTCTGCCGCAGTCTGAGCCGCAGTCAATGCCAAGTTCGGAGCACCCGGTGTCTGGACTACAAAGTAGGCCTTGAGGAGTTCCTTGATATCCGCCTTATGCGATGCCAGAAATCCCGTTCTCGCCCGGCTCGTCAGAAACGTGTCAACATCCGCCACCTTGATGGCAGCCTTTGCGGGTTGATAGACGGATGTGTGGAAGTCGCCCATTACATCGGAGATCTTGCCATCCACGAGCTTTCGCCGGTAGGCCGTCAAATCCTGATTGTGGCGAGCCCTTGCCGCAGCGTCTGCATTGGACGGAAGGATCGGCTTGACTGCATGGTTCTCGGTTTCAAGTGCAGCCACGAGCGTAGACGGCATCATGCCCACAATAGCCGGATAGTCTGATTCACCATACGGCGGACCCCTGAGTGCGATCGTATCTTGGAACCCCTCACGGGCGGTCCACATGAACAGGAGAGCCACGGCAAAAAGTAGAACCCAGGTCCACGCCTTCATTACACTCTCACAAGACATTTCGCGGAGGAAGGAGAAGTGTGAGAAGCACGGCAAGGATGGCTACACCCGAAATACCAATGACGACATACAATAGGGTATTGTCAACCGGCGGAGGCTTCGTCTCTGGGGCCGCAGCGGGTGTCTCCACTGGAGCGGCGGCGGACTTGATCTGCATTTCCCCCCACACGGTGTTCAGCACATCCAAGTATCCAGACTGCGCGGCACCATTCTGTCCATTGATGAAGTACATCTTCAGGAACTCACGCACATCCGAGATGTTTGCCTTGACCCACGGCTCAGGATATGTCTCGAAGAACTTATTAAGCTGCGCAAGAGTGATCGTGGACGTAGCCGGCTTGTACACCTGCCAATAGAAGCTGCTCATGACCTGTGCAATCGGGCTGCTATTGGTGCTGTTGCCATAGACGATCTTGACCTTGTCCGTGTCTGACAGAACCGCAGACGTCACACCCACATGCTTCTTGATGCTATCCAACATGGAGGGAGACATGAGGTTAATCAACTGACCTGCGGTTGCAGGTGTGTTTCCATACGGAGGCCCACGGACCGACGCCGTATCCTCAAAGGATTCACGACGAGTCCACAGAAAGAGGGCGATCACGGCGCCCAGCAAGAGCCACTTTGTCTGCATTAACTCTCTACAAGACGTTTTCTTTGCATCCGGGCTCCTTTGTCTCTGAGCAGACGTCATAGAACAGAGCACTCGTCTTTCCAACCGTCTCGTAGTTGGCTTCTCCTAGCCGACGAGGCTTGAGTTGCTGTTTCAGAGGCGCATAGTATCCTTCGGGGACCGGGCCACCCTTGCGAGTATCTGCGGGAGTGTACACCTCTTCTGTGCGGACACGCACCTCATCACGTCCGTCCTTGGGTTCCAGTGCTTCACTTGGCGAGAACTTTATCTGTTCCAGTTCCTTCGCAGCTGCAGACCCGCCTGGCTGAATGTGGAACCCATCGGCAAGAATCAGTCGAAGCGCAGACGGATCAATCGTGGTTCCGGCGACATCCGAACTCGTGAGGAAGCGCTCGATATCTGCAGTGGTGGGCTTTGTCGTTGCAGGGTTGTAGACCTTATCGTAGAACGCCTGAATAGCCTTGATGTAGTCGTCGTCATTGGCACCGATCGGAACCTGTGCATCCACCTTGCTCTTCCACACTGCATAGATCGGCGACTTGGTATCTGACGGCGGCCGCTGGACAGCCGTGGCTACACCTGCACTGCCTACACCATACGCAGCTGCTCCCGCTGTGGACGACTTGAACTCTGTGTCTACGAATGTCTCTCGCAGAGTCCATACGATAACAAGCAAAAAGAGGGCGAGTGCGATCCACTCAATCATTATTACTGAACAACACAAAACCAAGACTCCTCCTTCTTGGGTGGCGGAGCGGCTTTGGGAGGCAGCAGCTGCTGCGTAGGCTTCTTGCTTCGGTCGTCGGATGCGTAGTCGAGGGCGTAGACACCCGATGCGATCGCCTTGTCCGATGATTCCACACCTTGCCACGAAGACTGCATTGCATCATACTTGGACTGCGACACCGCATCACGGGGCGCAAACTCCTTGAATCCAGTTGCAGGAGTGTGAACCGCAAGGGAACGAGTGTAGTCCGTGTACTGTTGTAGCGTTCGCCCGTCATGTTCCTTCACAGGTTGGGATGCACTCAGCTCCGCAAGGGATGTCATATTATCACTTCTCTATATAAATGACCACAACAGTTCTCCGTGGCGCCGACAAGAAAGAGGAAGCGAAGAAGCTTCTTAAGCAGCGTCCTCTTCTTGTGTTGTTTTTCATGAATGGATGCCCCCACTGCGAGGCGAACAAACCGGCGTGGGACGAGGCGAAGCGCAAGGCGGATGTCCCGACGGCTGAGATTGATGAGGAGGCTACGCCCGAAGGAGAGGCGACGGGGTTCCCGACGATGAAGTATCTGAAGGATGACGATGCCAAGGAAATCTCGGGACAGAAGGAGTCAGGCGATGATATCCTGGATGAGCTCAAGGTGCCGAAGAAATCAAGTGGAGGCCGTCGTCGTCGCCTGCGTTCCCGTCGGCGCATCAATAGAGGGGGGAGTCATACGCGGCGGCACCGTACCCTTCGCAGCTACGTAACCTTCTGAGAGCAGCTTGTCGGCACGTTGTCCCTTGCCCATGAACTTCAGGAGCCCGGCGTGGTCATCCGTGACCACCGTGTGGAAGTTGCGCTGAGCCTGTACCATTTGGAAGACATCCGTTGTATCCATGTAGATGTTGGACGTCTTGGCAAAGGCGGCATTCACCTGGTCGCGCACGTCCTTGCGTGTAATATCCGCTGCCGGTGGCATGTTGGGGTTGTCCAAGATATCTGTCAGGTGAGGGTTCATGAACGGATTGTCATCGGTAGGCAAGTTCTCCTTGTCTCCCACGTAGCCGGACACGACCAGGCCATTGCCGAATGTCTCTACGATCTTCCTCGCTTGGGGGAAGAGCGCATTCAGGACAACGGTGGATCCCATCACCAGCGGGATAATGAGCAAGTACAGAGGCTGCATACTCGACAAAAACAGGAGGGCAGCCAGATAGACTGAAAAGCGGACAACTGCATTCAGCGATTCCGAGACAGGCATGTGAGCCGTCGGGACGAACTTGTACCACGCACCCTGGCTGAACAGGACGCTGGGGTCGGAATACCAAAAAGGCTCAGTTGACATCTCTCTTATCTTCACTTGCGAGACTTTTCACCGAGCTTCCTCTGTAGACGTGCCATCATACGAGCACGGCGAGCCTCGGGCGAGTTGGACAAGATCTGCTTGGAGGTGTTTCCAGTCGCCGGTTGCTCACGCTGCCCGACCACCATCTCGTTCATATACTTGCCAAAGGACGACGTCATCTTCGCGCGGAGCATCTCAATCTCCCGAATGAGTTCCTGCTGATTGATCTTACCCGAGGCAATGCGGTCCTTCAGAATCTCCTGCGCACGTTCCATGATGGTCTTGAGGGCCTCGCTGTCGTGGGGGTTCTGCATGAGGCGGATCATCTCGTCGGGGTCCTCCAGGTTGATGTCCAGATCCTCAAACTTGACAGACTGCACCAGGTCGCCAATCACACTCGCAAGGCGGGTGTTCATGATCAAGTCAATGATCTCCTTCAGCGAATCCTGCGTCTCCTCATTCTCCAGGATCGCCATAACCTCGTCCTGGCGACCACCTGGGATGGCGCCCTTGATCTGCTCAAAGATCGCCGCAAACTTCTCCTTCGGGTTGCCATGGAGCACTGCATACAGCAGTGCCATGCGAACCTTGTGCCACGACTCGTCCGATCCATCCCACTTGACCTTGATGTCCGGGAACAGCTCGGGCGCCAAGTCGGGATCCGTGAAGAGCGTATTGTCCTTCTTGACAATCTCCATCAAATGGGGAAGGAGTTCCTTCTCAATGTGAGCGAACAATTCATCGGATGCCTTCGGGAACTTGACACCCGGCATCCGTTCCTTGAAGTGCTGAAGCAGATTCTTGAGGTGCTCCATTTATTAGTGTAGTAGAGTAGTCTTGTAAACAGATTCAACGAAGTGGACAAGCAGTGCAACCGTCAGTCCAAGCACAAAGACAGTCAGGATGCGATCGGACTCGCTCATGGTGTCAAGGTCAACGTCGAGGTCGAGGATCATTGTGTGAATAGATCACACACTCTTTAAGCAGCACGGTTGCCTCCGCGCGACCCAAACTCGGCCTTCTGCTCATTGGTCAGGCACACGCATCCGAGGTCGCCCGAGAAGGGAGACGGGCAGCACTCGGCACTCTGCTTGTTGTTGGCGAACCCGTAGAGCGGGGCATCATCGGTCTGGGAATACGGGTGCTCGGGGGTCGGCATCGGCTCCGTACCCAGCATCGGCGACGACCCCGAGTAGCCCATGACCGACTGGGTCGCAAGTGGCATACCCTTCTCCTGCTGCATGAACTTCTCCTTCACGTCCGGGGCAGCCGACAGCATCGTGGAATTGACGAACATCCCAGCAAGGAGGGCGGCAACGAAAAAGGCAAGGACGGCTGTGGTTCTCTTCATACTTGTGTTTGTGGTGAGAAAAGAGTGGTCGTGGGGACAAAATGGATCCGTTTGGGGGCAGCGAACTAGAAGAGTACCATGGAGACCCCCAATTACAGTTCGATGTACCTTGCTGACCTTAAGCTCATTGCCAAGACTCGCCGTATCAAGATGTATTACGTGAAGACGAAAGATGAACTGGTCGCCCTCCTCACTATGCCCGAGCTCCCCCAAGCAATGAAGGTGGAGAAGATGACGATTCACGACCTCCGCAAGGAGGCGAGGGCGAGGAACATCTCAGGCTTCTGGAGCCTTCGCCGAGGCGACCTGGTTCGCCTACTGTTTCCTGAGAATGTCAACCAGGCTGCCCCGAACGAGGATAAGGAGGATCAGGGCAAGGCAAACGAACATCATCAGCCAGAGGAGCATGACCCCAAAGAGGTAGGGGTATAGGATGTTCAAGACCCTTGCAATTAATGGACGCAGCACCTCCGACTCGAGGGTCGCCTGGAGCTCGGCCGACTTCAATTTTTCCACGACATCCTGAATGAGCGGGTCCAGAAACTTCGGCATGGCGAAATTTGTCTCTTCGTCAGTATAAATACGAATGAAGCTCACGCAACCGAAACTCATCCGCCTGGGCATGGTGCTTGCTGGAGTGGTCGTCCTGTACACTCTGTTTACGTCGTATGGTGGTGGCAAGGGATCGCTCCTGGATCGCGCCGAGGAGCTGGGTGGTCTCGGACCGTCTGGACCGATGTCGCAGTCGGGTCCGTCCATGGGACTGCCGTTCAGCATGGGTGGCAACGCCGCCTCCGCCGAGGGTATGCAGGGACGCACACCGGCCTCGCAGCAGACGTACCAGGAGACGACCCTGAACTCGGACGAGCTGCTCCCCAAGGGCAAGATCGGCGCCTCGTGGGCCGCCGTCAACCCTGCCAGTGGCGACGACCTCAAGGGACAGAACTTCCTGCAGTCGGGCTACCACTCGAACATCAACATCATCGGCATCGCGCAGACGAACCGGAACCCGACCTACGACATCCGCTCGGAGCAGCCCAACCCGCAGGGCAAGGTCGGCCCGTTCCTGCAGACGACGATTGACCCGGACCCTTTCAAGTCTACCCGCGGCCTGGAGGGACTTTCGGCTTAAATCTCGTAGCTAAGTAATGCTGCCTGTCGCCATTGGTGTCGGCGCCGTCTTGGCTCTGTCGTATGTATCGGGACCTCGTAACACGACGCCCATGACAGGTCCGGATGGAGAGACATATGAGATTCAGAATCTGCCCAATAAGGAAGAAGCCGTCAAGCGGATGGCGGGGATCTGTGCAAAGCTGACCAAGCTACGGGAGCATTATGGGAGCGAACCAGGTCTTGCTGCAGATCCGCCAGTGGCTCGTTTCCTTGCACGGTTCCAACCCGATTGCTTTGTAGAGAATGACATGTCGTCCAGGGATACATCGTATTCCGAGAACAAGGGACAGAAGATCGTCGTGTGTCTGCGGGACAAGACCAAGGCACCTGCGTATCCTCTTATAGAAGAGAATACCGTCATGTTCGTGATGCTGCACGAGATGGCGCACTTGATGACGGAGACAATCGGTCATACACAAGAGTTCTGGACAAACTTCAAGCGCATCCTCCACGACGCTGTCAAGCTGGGCATCTATTCCCCTGTCAATTATGCGCAGACTCCCACGCCGTATTGTGGGATGATGATTACAGATAATCCTATCTAACCTCACTACAATGGAGCTGAAGGTGCCTCTTGAAGGCTCGTCAACGATCCTGTCCTTCTTCCCGGACGACACGATCGAAACTGTTAGGCAGCATGTTGCTCTTGCAAAGCAAACACACCCGGATCGCCTGTTCATTCAGGTCCAGGTGGAGCTGCCCAAGGACTATTACTCGTCCAACCCGAAGCGATGGATGGATCTCTTCTACCGCCTGTCTCATGGAAAGAACGCCATTCGGGCCGATATGTTGGATGCCTATGTCTCCCATGTCCGTCCGGGCACAGGTGTAGCGGCTCGGGATGTCTCTCGAGAGGATTGGCATTCGGTGGAGGACTTTGTGCATCCGCTCTGCCACCCTCCGGGTCCTTTCAAGGAATGGCGCATTCTCGGTGTGTCCGAGGACAAGTCGATGGTTCTTCCCATCCCTCCCAAGGATACGCCCATTCCTGCAGCGTATAGTCCGGCACCGTCCCGTCAGTTGCTGTTTGAGACCATGCACCCCGAGGAGGTACACGCATTCATGGCAGTGGAGCTGGATCCGGCAGCCGCAAGTGATATGATTCGGCAAGTCTACTTTCCCTTTTTCCAGTCATCCACTCCTGTCAATATTGAGACACTTCGTATCCCACTCAAGGCTGCTCATGAGCAGATTGCGTCGCTTCTGAAGCTCAAGGCACCTGAACCTACCCATGCGTCGATCTTACGCGCCAAGTGGTACATTCCCTTGATCTCCACCAAGTTCACGGCTCCCCGAGTTCGGTTTGAGCAGATCTTTTATGGTCTCTCCGTGTCGCCGACTACGCCGGTGGTCAGCTACTTCACGTCCAAGGGCGAGATCACCCGGCACAAGTTCTACGTCGAGGATCCCAAGACCAAGGACCCTATGCTGAATGTGCCCATGTGGAAAGCATGGATGAACGGGACACAGCCGCAGCGCCGTCTGCCTACGCTCCTCTTTTATCGTGGCAAGAACCGCTCCTCCTTCGATCGCATCGCCATCACCAACAAGGACATTACGGTGTCGACGTGGAGAGGCAAGGAGTCAAAGGAGACTCTTGCCGAATTGCAGGAGGAGATGCTGGAGTGGATGAAGACGCTCGATGCAGTCATGCCGTTCCTGGTAGATACGGACATCGGTCTCTCTCGGTGGGTGCTGAATGATTTGACCGTGGTGGCGTCGTATGCCAAGGAGATTTCCGAGTTTGACATGCGGCGATTCAGCTGCCTCCAATCTGTCTTTACATACCAAGACAATGCATTCCGACTTGTTCGTGCCGATCGGGAAACAGACGTGCCTCCCGAGGTTCTTCGAGCGTATACCATTCTGCAAGAGGACGGATCTCTTGAGACTGAGATGGGTGTTACGGCTGCAGAAGCCGAAGCACTGGCCGAGAAGGTACAGGCTCTGGAGACGGACGAGAACTTCAACTTTGAGAAGGCAACGGGATCGTATCCGGTGGTCTCCTTCTCCTCCAAGGATGTCATGGTCAAGTTTGTGAAGAACATGGATCGGGTACTGGACTATGCGAGTATGCTGCGCTATGTGCTCACGTCGGACAAGGAAGAGGTGAATACACTCTGTCCCCGTCGGTTGGAAGTGGTGGAGGCGTCTGCAGGTGTGGCAACCACTGTGCAGGTAGAGGACGAGTTTGATTTGGGGGACGTCTTTGCAGAGGAGATTGCAGCTGCCGCAGCCGCTGAACCGGCACCGAGCAATGCAGCCGCTGCCCCTGCAGCCGCGGTGAGTGCGATGCGTGTCAAGAAGAGTGGACCGATTAGCACCCACAACTACTTCAACAACCGCATTCTGCAGATTGATCGGGATCTGGTGGATGACGAGTATTCCAAGAAGTGCGAGAAGCTGACACAGGTTGTGGTCTTGACCGCCGAGGATCAGGAGCGTATCCCCGAAGCCTACAACTACTCCACTGCACCTGCAAACGAAAAGATGACGGTTGCCAAGGGAATCGCAATCTGTCCTCAGTATTGGTGTATGCGAGACGAGATCCCCCTGTCCGAAGCCCAGCTCGTCATGGACGATGACAATGCTCAGTGCTGCCCCGTGTGTAAGGGAAAGGTGCGCATCACGGACAAGGAGGACCCCCGAGAGTTCACGGTCATCAAGCGCAAGGGCGACTACAAGTATCCCGACTTCAAGGAACCCTCTGCCAAGTCAACGAGCAAGAAGAAGGTCCCGTGCTGCTACCGCAAACCTGCCGCCACCACCGCCGTTCTCCCCAAGGGTGGTCCTCCGCAGGATGACTACTATGTGCTGAGTGCAGGTGTCATTCCCGAGTTCCGCATTGCCTACCTGCCCCCGGAGCTGACGAGACGCATTCACGTCAAGACAGACTATGCAAAGACGTGTCCGAGCAATCGCATTGAGGCATCGGCAACCGATATGTTCCGTATTGGTCTTGGCCGTGCCCGGGATACGCTGCCCACACTGCTCACGGGCAAGGAGACACGAATCCCCTCTCCTGCCGCCGGCAAGGAGCAGGTTCTGCAATGCTCCTTCTTTCGCACCTGGAAGGATCTGGGCGATGGCGATACACTGATTGAGCGCATCGTAGATGGCATTGACCGAGCCTTTACTGCAAAGACCATGTCTGCACTGGACGAGATCGAGTACGTGTCGATGGTCATGGACTGCCGCGTCATGCGGATCAATCTTGCGACCAACACCATGTCGTGTGGATTCTGGGCCGACAAGACCAGCGCCCGGTCTCGAACCATCGTGTTGCTGGATACGGATGTGCTTGGCAAGGTGTCCCGTCGTGCGGGCAATATCGGATCCAAGTTTGACTTCGTGGTGGATGTCAATAAGTTCGACCCCAAGGCCAAGAGCACCCTGCAGTCGCTGCACACTGCCTCCTGCTTGAGCTCAACGCCGGGCTTTGACGATGCCGTGAAGGAACTCATGGCAAAGAACGTATCCAACTACCAGGTGATTCTGGATCCCTTCAAGCGAGTACAGGCTATTTTTGTGCCCGAGCAGATCGTGCTACCAATCCATCCGGTCAACATGGATATTCCCGAAGGCGTTGCCGTGCGGTCTGGCTATGCAGATGTCAAGGACGAAGAGCTTCCGACGAACGAGACACTCAGCAACTTCTTGAAAGATACCCGACACGCTGGGTTCAAGCGCAGCGAGATTCTGCAGGGATCCGACGGCACCTACAGTGAGCTCCTGCTCGAGTCCGGCTTCCGTGCACCCTTCCGTCCCGAAGCAGGAGACCAGGAGGATGCAAAAGAGGTTCTCCAGACGGTGCGCAAACACACGGAGGAGGCACTCGTGCATGCAGCACCCAACAAGGAGGATCTGCGTCTTGCAAGTGATATCACGTATTCCTCGGAGGTGTTTGAGTTCCTGATGTTCTCGCTATCCAAGGATATCCAAGAGACAGATCACGAGGAACTACGGGCGGCTGTGCAGACGCCGGGGCCGAACCTGTATAAGGATCTGGCGGGATGGCTGAGCAGAGAAGCCTACTGGGACGAGGTGAATGAGCCTGTTCAGTTCGTGAACAAGGTTCGCACACCCTGTGGTCAAATGACAAACGCCGATACCTGCAAGAAATCCACGCTGTGTGGATGGCATCAGGATACGTGCAAGATCAAGGTGCAGTCGGTTGTGGATCGGGCGCAGGTGCTGAAACGCATGACAAAGGTGCTGAAGGAGAATACCAAGCAACGTGCACTGGTGTTGGACGGTCGCCTATCTCCTTTCTTCAGTACAATCCTCTATCTGGAGATGCCCCATGAACTGATTACAAGCGACGTCTAGTTCTCCGCCCTTTGCCCATAGCAAGAAGACGATCGTTGGTGTTGAGGAGTTCAGATAGGCGTTCCTGCTTTGCCTCAGACGGATGCTCCCAGCCAGGGCGATCACGATTCCTCGGGGACATGATGGCAGTTGCGTGTTTCAGAATATCCTCCTCACGTGCTTGCTGAATGCGCTCAATCTGCTTCAAGCGCAATATCCGCTGCGGGGCGCTCAGTCCATCTGTGCGACGCTGTGTCTTTGCTCGTGGCTTCTTGCCGCTGCCACCGCGACGGCCTCCAGTTGCTCCCATTGCATCTATGCACTCTTTTTGCGTAGGGAAGAACGAGAACTTCCATCCTGCCTTCGTGTAGGTGTCAATCTCTTGCTGGGTCACGGGGAGATCGCCGGTGATGAGGGTCTTGTCTGACTTGGTCAGATTGAATGTTGAAAAGCGAGTCTTGAACTCATCGTCGATGTATTTCTCCAGAACATCCGCCGTACATGCGCCCTTCACGCCAACCTTCTTCTTCCAGTCGCCTGTGAAGGTTCCCGACAGCAGGTTGTAGGTGTATGTGTCTCCCGACTTCCGCAGTTCACCCGCACCATGAACCGCAGACGCCTGTAGATTCGTCGCAATTGCAAGATGGATCGTGCCCATTTCCAGGGCCGACCACGTCTTTGTCGCCGCAAACTGCACCGGGCTTGCCGCACGTGTGTAGAAGATCCACGTATACAGGCCATCCGGCATCGAACGCAGGTCCTTCCAAATTTGAAGCGACTTCAGGTACGCCTGAAGCTTGTCCCGAGCAGGGAGGGTCGCCATCACATACTGCCCACCCTCGTTCTTCACGTCGCAGTTGAACGACTTCTTCGTATCTGGGTTCTTCTTCACGAACACGGGAAAGAACCGAGTGACGAACTTCCATCCATCAGGCGTTCTCCACCAGCCATCCACATAGTGCTTCAGTCCAGCCGACCACATTGTCTGGCATGGGCCGGCATGGGAACCGGGAACAAACACCCCGTTTGCGGCGTTCTCTTCCTTGAGTTGCTCCATGGTATTCTTGCGGGTCTTCTTGACCACCTCCATTGTATTCCGAACAGAAAGTATTGACACGGAGATCCGTAGCAATACATGCGTTCACCGGGAATCGAACCCGGGCTAAGAGAATGGAAATCTCTGATCCTACCACTAGACGATAAACGCTACTCCTTGGTGGAATTGAACCACCGACTTATTACGTGTAAAGCAATCGCTCTACCTCTGAGCTAAAAGAGCTTAGTGTTTGCGACGGGTCTTTCGCGCACGTCGACCCCGACGTGTACGACCATTGCCAAATGAAGCCTTTGTCTCCTCATACCCAGGTCCACCTGGAATATCCAAACGCGGAGGTGCATACTTCAGTTTCTCATGCACTGGAGATTTGACAGCCTCCTTTGCAAGCGCCTCTTTCTCTTCAGAGATCTTCTTATATTTGAGGATTAACTCATCAAAAAAGCGGAGTTTTCTCTGAGCAGCTGCGCCCCATCGCTCTTGCGCACCGTTCATAAGTTGCCTTAATCGTTGTAAAGTACCAGTCGGCGGAATTACACGGGACCGCATAACCCTATTAAGTTCGTCCGAATGGACACGCCACACAGCCTCAAGCCCGTCTGCGTTCTGAGTTAGTCTGTCATATTCGTCAGTATCCGCTTGGCTCCAGACTTCTTTCCCAGGAGTGTACCTTGGCATTATTTATACCTAAAGGTTTTTACGCCTTGGGCGCCGGCTTGACGAAGTGAACCTTCAGGAACGACTGGAGGTTCAGGTAGGTCACCTCATCCTTGTCCGACACGCGCAGGAGCTTGGCGAGCGCGGCGTTCGGGAGGATGCGGCGCTTGAACGAGGGGTCAAAGCACGAGTGCTTCTTGACGTACTCGCTGATGAACTTCGTCACCTGCGTCTGCGAGCGCGTCTCGCCCGCCTTGAGGCCCATGAAGTGGCACAGCTCCTCCGTCAGCGGACGCTGAACGAGAAAAGCATTGTTGGCACGGCGCTTCTCCCAGGCCGCGCGCTGCTCCGGCGTCATCGTCGCCGGGTCAACCTTCTTCTTCTTCTTGGAGTCGCGGGCCTCGCGCTTGGCGGACTTCGCGGCCTCCTGGACCGCCTTGACGGCCTCGCGAACACGGGTCGAGAGATCCGTGCTGAGCGCCTTGAGCGTCTCCGCGAGGGCCGAGAGCTGCGACTCCGAGGAGGCAGCCGGGACAGCCGCCGCGGCCTCAACCGCCGGGGCAGCGACCGTCGGCACCGTCACCTCCGCCTTCGCGGGAGTGGCGGCCTTCACGACCTTGGTCTTGGGCGCCTTGGCCTCAACGGCCTTGGCAGGGGCCGCCGGCGCCGGGGCGGCAACGGCGGGGGCAGGGGCGGCGGTCTTCGGGGCGACATCCTTCTTGGCGGCAGGCATCTTGTTTGACTTAGAAACAGAAGAAGAGGCAGACATCTTTAACGCACTGGTATACTCTTACCTCCGGCGGTCATCTAAACCCTTTTCTTTTCCACAAAGGGGGGAGGGGGTCTCTTGGAGAATGTCAGCAGTCGTTCCTTTGCTCCAAGGTAGTATGCCTGGTAGGCGAGGACGGGGTCGTCGCACTTGAACTCGTCCGGCATTGCCATCCGAAACGGCGTCCGACCCACAGTGGGGAGGGGCGGCAGGTTGGTGGCGAGCCAGGTTAGGTGCGCCTCGGTCTTGTGCGTCTTTCCGTAGCGGAAGGTGTACTCACGGCAGAGACAGAGTCCCAGCTCTGCGAGCCACTGGTAGTTCTCGGTGGACTCACGTGCCCACACGGAGCACGGGTGATTGACATGGGTCTTGCGGTATGCTGTTGCGGGTACATTGTCGGGGTTCGTCATCCAGTGGGCACAGTAGAGGAGCTGTGCGGTTTCAAGTATCATCTTGACGACATGCTTGTCGCAATGAGACTCGGCGGCTTCGCGAGGGATGAGAGAGAGGACGAAGATATTCATGGTGGCAACTTCACTGTTTTTGGCGAAAATGGTTTCGTTTTACATGAGGTGAGCGGGTACTTGCATTACGGGGGCGATGAGGTCATTGACGTTAGCCCTGCCCGCTTGAACATCTGCAATCATGGCAAGGATTCGTTGTCTGAGGGGCAGTTCTTCGTGGCGATCAACGAACCTAAGCACTCGAGAAGCCTGATACAACTCGAGCCACTTGCGGAGGTGTTGATTTCCTCTCGAAATGAAGATGACCTTGTCGGACGCGGCGACCTTGTCCCCGTGCAACTTATAAGGGTACTGTTGCCCGTCGTCGATTCGAACGTACACGTGTCTCTTCCAGTTGTCTCCGAACACTTCTTGGGCGACGGATTCAACAAGCGGTATAGTACCTGTATCACGTTCGCCGTATAAGAAGAGGAAGTTGTAGTTGATCGCATCCACCCTAGGCATATCCTGCGGTGCCCTAGAACGCATGAACTCGTTCAAGAAAGCGCGCTTCTCCTCCGAATTGCCGATCGTAAAGTGCTCGTCGTTCATTTATTCCTTTCCTGAGAAATTAATCAGTTAGAAACGAACGTATCTAACTAACAACGGTAGATGGCCGACATGACATTGAACACGGTGATGTAGGGCTCCTTTTGCAGCGTCACCAATCTCATCAGCATCCGGAGGGAGTTGACAATGTAGCTCGGGGAGTTTGCAGAGAGGAGCTGGGCAGACAGCATATAGGTGCAGAGGCCTCTGGCAACAGGGCAATCCTCGCGCAGGAAACGCCACATGGCGACATGAGATGCCTTGCATAACTGCATGAGCTGTCCTAGGGATACGTCCGTGAACCCGTTATCTGCGAAGGTTTGGCACAGCATCGTCAGTCGCAGCCTTGCACGTTCCTCGGCGTTCTGCACCTCGGGTGGCATGACCATTTTGCGATTGATCCGCAGTACCCACATCTCTCGCAGTCTCTTGCGGGTCTCGGTGGTCAGGGGTCCACGAGTATAGGGGTTGGCAGGATCCACGGACTTCAGCGACCACACCCAAATAGAGGCAAAGTCAAACCACCACACCTTGCCATTCTCCTCAAAGGCAAAGTAGTCAAACGGGTGCTGCCGGGATGCCTCGACGCCCGACACAACCTCCTCGTCATTGCCGAGGTTCTGCCGCCGTAATACACCGGGTCCAGCAAGACGCAGATGATGTTGGACGAGCCACCTACGGGCGACTGATTGACAGACCACCACTCGGGCGTCCATACCACTCTTGTCCTTCCATAGCTCTACGTTTTTTGCCCGTGCGTGTGTTCCGCATAGGGTATGTCCATTCATTGCATTGGACGTACATTGGTTAGGTAGTCCTCGTCGCTTTGTCGCCGCACACCTACCCATTACCCTTGTCTTGGATAGTTCTTGAAAGTAGAAACGTGCGGACAAAATGGATCTACAGAGTAGCAGCGGAATAGGACCACACAAGCAGCTCAAAATGTCCGTCAACGCCATCATCAACGCTTCCAACCTCGACATCTCCAAGGTCAGCTTCGGCGACATCCGCATCAGCAAGAACAACGGGTCCAAGAGTGTCCCGATCAAGTACAATGGGCAGAACTTCCAGATGAAGCTTCCCAAGATCCGGTATCCTATGGGCGTGTCCGTCAAGGAGACTGAGAATGGCACCAACTACACGATGCTCGCCAGTCTCCAGGGCTGCGACTCCTACGCGAAGGAGCGCGCACCGCCGGAGGCGGGTGAGATTGGACAGATGTACAACTTCCTCAAGGATCTTGAGGAGAAGGTCATCAAGACCGCGGTGGAGAAGTCGGCGTCGTGGTTTGGTCGTGCTCGCAAGGAGGATGTCCTTCGTGATAGCATGAAGTCGCTGGTGTCTCCCAGCGTGGAGAAGCAGGGTGCAGAGTGGGTGCCCAACGGCAAGTACCCGCCGAGCTTCCGCATGAAGGTGCCGGTTTACGCCAACGATAAGGGCGTGCCGACGGTGAGCATGGATGCGGTGGACATGGCGAACCGCCCGATTGTGCTGACGCCGGAGAACCTGGAACAGGCGTTCCCGAAGCGCATGGAGGCTCGGTTCATCGTCACTCCGAGTATCTACGTGTCCGGACAGGGATTTGGCGTGACGTGGCGAATCTCGTACGCTCAGGTGTCGGCGCAGCAGCGTGTGACGGCGGCTCAGATGTTTGAGCCGGAGGAGACGGCTGAGGAGGATAAGCCGGCTGCGGTGGAGGTCCCGACTGCGGAGGAGGATCACGAGGAGCAGGAGCAGGAGGAGATTCGGGAGACACCGAGTGCAGCGGCTCCGGTTGCACCAGCAAGTCCTGCACCGGCGAAGCAGGCACGTCGTCGGGTTGCGACGTCGGCAATGTAAAGCCGAGAAGTTCCCACACACGTGAGCCACTAGGTGGTTCACAGACGTACAGGTCGTCGTCAATAAACACTATTTTTGACTTGTCAGGGAAGTCCATTCGAGTCTGGGTCGTCCCGCAGTCCATTTTGTGGAGTGATCGCAGACCACACGTGTCGCAGCTGTGCACGATTGGGGGATTCAACACGGAGCTGACGGTCAGGATGCGTGTGTCTCCATATAGACATGCGTCGAGGAGCTTGGCAGACGTTGTCCAGTCCTCTGCAAGGAACCGCTCCACTGCTGTCCTGGGCAGTGTCGCCCACACGCTGTCCCGCACAGACCACTCCTCCTGCAGGAGGGTTGCAAAGGAATTGTCATGAAACCACAGGATGCGGAAGTCGGCGTGGTCAGTCAGCGAATGCTCGACCAGACCCGTACGCTCTAGCTCCTCTGTATACAACCAATAGACATTGGCATGTGAATACTGTGTATCGCGGGAACCCCGATAGACATCACGACCATCCATAGTCCAGAGATCGGAGACGACATCGACATCGTGCTCCACTACGTCGCGCGAGAGATCTGTATAGAGAACACGTGGGTCAAGGATGGATTGCATTACTCAAACGTGACAACAACCTTCACGTCATGATGACGCACAGCCTTCGTTGCGGACCGGCTGAGCTCGTGCCTCTTGCGGCGAGTCCCATCCTCGGTCGTCTTGGGCTGGATGGTTGTGGAACAGGCATCCATGTCAGCGTGGATCGCATCGTAGTTCTCCTCGAGGTACTTGAGGACGTCATCCTGCAGTGCCCACTCGAAGAAGTTAAGCTGACCCACAGTCGTATCCAGTCCCATGAACTGAATACGCTTCCAGCGGCAGAAGGGATCAAACATCTTTTTGCTATACGCCTTCAGGTGAGACTTGTAGGCAAGGTAGACAATGACATGACGGGTGCCCACGAGGTACGCGACGTTGTGCTTCTTCGCGTAGTTGGTCACAAGCCAGTCCAGCAGACGTAGGCTGACCTTGGACTCCCCCGAGAGGATGCTCTGGACCTTCTTGAAGTTGTCCTCGTTTGAATAGAACCTCTGGAGGCGGTGCAGGACCCAGTGATCACGGTTCTGGATGGTCTCCATTTATGTTCTTAGTGCGGTAATCTCGCTTAAAGTGGGTCCGTAGAGTAAAGACAAATGGCAACTCCCGACGAAAAGGTTATTGAGCGCGCAGAGCAAGATCGTGTTATCTGCGTTGGAACGTCCGTGGCGACGGGGTGTACGATTGATCGTGTGCGGAATGAGGGTGGGATTCTCGAGGCAACGACGGAAGGTACCTACATTATGCCCGAGGGCGATAAGACCTACGCCACGTTCCTGGAGATGCTGCGTGATCAGCCCATGCCACCGGATCCGGTGTTCACGGAGAACGATGTGCTGCCGATCATGGAGGACAAGGGCGTTCCACTTGGGCAGCTAGATGAGATGGATGTGGAGTTCAAGAAGATGTATGAGGAGATGTTCTCACGCACGAGCGAGTTGGGTGTGATGGGGGCGGGAGACTTTGAGGCACGTCTCCGTCAGCGACAAAACGAACTTTCGGAGAGCAAGGTAGAGAACCCTAATGGAGGAGGCACTAGCAACCTATCTACTGGAGGATCGGCCTCACACTCACCTCAACGCCCGGATACGCCGTTTTGTTTTGATGTGCAAATCCCTTGCACCGGAGCTCTCCTATCGCTTTCTGCGGCGGGAGGTGATGCGAGTGACACAAAAGATCATGACGGAGACGCCGGGGCGCCTGTGGATGCGTGATCGTGCATTTGAGCGCACCGTGCGACTCTACGGAAAGCAAGATCAGCGCACCGATGCGTGGCATGCACAGCGAGGTACCATGATTACTGCGTCGGAGGTGTCCAAGGTATGGCAGACACCCGCCTCTCGTCTGGAGCTACTGGAGAAGAAGCTGGAGCCACCCGCCAAGAGCGACAGCAATCCATTCAATGCGATCCCTGCACTGATCTGGGGCACTCGCTTTGAGCCGGTGGCCAAGAAGATCTACGAGGACAGCACGGGATGTGATATCATTGACGTGGGCTGCTGTCAGCACCCCGTCCACAAGTTCCTGGGTGCCTCGCCGGATGGATTGATTGTGCCCCGCTATGCGGATGCGGACCCAATGCGCTACGGGCGTCTGGTAGAGTTCAAGTGCCCGATGAGCCGTGCTCGCAAGGATGAGATCCCGAGCTACTACGTGCACCAAATGCAGATGCAAATGGAGTGCACGGGTATTGATGAGTGTGAGTATGTGGAGTTCCGGTTCAAACAAGTGAACTTCACCGAGTGGGATGGTAGTCCGAAGCCCAAGGGTGTCTTTGCAGTGGATCCGGTGGGCAAGGTGGATTACAAGTCAGACGATGCAGAGCTGCATCAGTGGCAGAGTGGGCTCACGGAGGATCACCAGTATGTATATTGGGTACTGACGGACATGAAGAAGGACTTTGTTCCCAAGGACCCGAACTGGCTGTCCGATCACCTCCCTGATCTGCGGTCCTTCTGGGATGATGTGGAGCGCCATCGCCGCGAGGGAACCAAGCCAGAGCCCCTGCCGTCTAGGACCTTGAGCATAGATATTTGATCCACGTCCAGCAGGACATGCGAGGTGCTGCAAACTTGCGAGTCCACTCGTTAATCGTATACTGGTTGCCCATGGACTGGTTGCACCGAGAGCAGATGGGGATCAGGTTATGCACATCGGTCTTGCCACCCTTGCTCTCGGGGATGTTATGACCACATTGGAAGTCAAACACGTTCATGGTATTCGTACACCACGAGACCTTGCACTTGGTTTGGAATCGGGGGCCCACGCTGACGAGCCACACCTGTTCGCGAAGAGCCTTGGGGATTTTTGCTTTGGATGCCATTAGTTGTTCTCACATGCGGCTCTTAAACTGGTTGACCTGCCAAGGCGTGTCCATGCCAAGCGCCTCGCCAACACTGTTGTCCTGCACGAAGTGGTTCGTGCGCTGCGAGTACGACGAATCCTCCAAGGCCATGGCGCGCTTCTGCTGACTGCGATCCGTGAACCGAGACTCACCGGATCCTCCATAGAATCCCTCTGAGCCAAGCAGCTTCACAACGTAGGCCAAAACGACGAGGGCAAGTACGAACCAGACCCACTGCTTCATTGTTCAAGCTCCCGAAAAAAACGAATGTCCTAGGTTGTAAGAGAGCAAGAGACACAATGGAGGACAAGGCACTTGACACTCTGCGCATTATGCTCGGCCGCCGTAAGCTCGGGACGGAGACGGAGCGCGTGGCAACCGACAGCAAGAAGATGGAGAAGGCGACGCTGTATACGATCGGGGATGTGCTCGTCTGCTTCAGCCAGAAGGACAAGATCCTCTCCACAGACATCACGAACCTACTGGAGTTCGCAACAGGAAACGGCCACACGAACGGGATTGTCATGGTTGCCATGAGCCCTCCCTCGGAGAACGTGCTGCGGGTTGCCAAGTCTCACTCGAAGAAGCGTCTGGCTCTGTTCCACATCTGGCAGTTGCAATTTGACATTACGACTCACCGTATGGCAATGCCCCACCGTATTCTAGATGAGGGTGAGCGCACAGCGATCTTTGACAAGTTCAAGATCTCGGAGCCGGAGAATCAACTGCCGTGGATTGATTCGCAGGACACGATGATCAAGTGGATTGGTGCCATTCCGGGCGACGTGGTGGAGGTGACTCGCCACTCGGACACGGCGGGGCGCAGTTTCTATTACCGCTACTGCGTGGAAGATGTAAATGTCGCCCAGTAATAATGCAGTCGCTACAACGCTCGTACGAGGCGAAACTCGCAACCTACAATACCCTCGTATCCGAAAACAACCCTGCTAAGTTGACCGAGATTCAGACACTGAACGGGGAACTGGCCGCGCTCCTTCATTCCATGTTGGCGGAGGTTGCAAAGGTCAAGACCAAGGCGGAGAATCTCAATGGCTACAAGGACGAGCTCCTGCAGCAGCTGGTCAGTATGCAGACCGATGCATCCATCATGCGCGAACAGAAAGATCAGTACATTGCCCTTGAGATGCTGCGCTCGAACCAGCAGGTGAACTTTGATACCAGTTTTCGCTGGTATGCTCTTGCCCTGGGCATCGCCGCACTCCTTTTTCTGATTGTGCTGATGTGGAAGGGCGGTCATGCGATGCCAACGATGCCGACAACGATGAGTAGTCCAATGACAATGGCCGACTTCACATAGAGCGCCGTATCATCAACCTCGGCAGCCGTGGCCGTGTGAAGCCGCTGCGCCTGAACCAGCTGATCCTGCAGGGCGGGTCCCTTAGTCTGAATATCCCTCGACTTGGTCTGCAGATCCATGATGTCTCCGTTCGTTTCGGAATAGGACGCAAGGAAGCTCTGGATCGTCGAGTCATTGTTTTCGGTCGCACTCTCCAGGTTCGCAATCGCCCGGTTGGCAATATCCAGTGCATGTTCGTAGGCCGTCTTGTGTGATGCCTGTCTGGACACGACGTAGGCTGCGTAGTTTGCCTTGTACGATGTCAGTGCAGTCCACAGATCCCCAGGAACACCCGCAGGTGGTCCCGGTGGCGGAGGAGGCGGTGTGGGCGGAACGGGCGCCGCTCCATCGTACTCACCTGCAACACCTGCTGTATCGAGAGCGTTAGGACCCGATGCGCTCATTATATTCCCGCTCCTAAAACAAAATGCCCACATCTCCCTATGGACAAGTCAATCCTACCGTTCGTCGCATGATGGTTGGTGATGCATCGGAGCACACTCGCTTCATCCGGATGGCGTCTACGATTGCGCCGTATGCAGCGCAGAACCAGGCGGCGATCCCCAACTTGCTGGGATGGCGCAATATGCAGGCGTCTCGCGATGTTCGCGTCATCATGCCGATCCTGGGTGCCTTCAAGAGTTTTGTTCCTAACCGGTAAACAATGGCAACTGAGGTTCCAAGCTACGAGACCATCAAGTCGCAGTATGCCGGGTATGCAGCAGAGTCGGATGCGAGTACGCGAATCAAGGAGGTCGCAGATAGCTTGAAGGGTCGCCACGTGCAACCGGTTCCGATTGAGGAGACTCGCTCTGCGATTCTGAAGCAGCCGCCGAGCATGGCCGTTATTCAGACGATCTTGTTCACGATCCTGCTGGCGATGGTCGAGTTCCTGGTCTTGCCGTCTGCATATGCATCGCATGTAGCGTTTCTGACACTCTGTGTTGGAGCATCTGCCGGAATCTATCTATCTACTAGATAATGGGAGGGGCTCTTTCGTGTCCGTCTGAGTTTACAGTGTCCCCTGCTGGAACTGCATGTGTGCTTCCCTGCCCTGCACCGAAAGGATACTACCTGAACTCCCAAGGAGCCGTCTTGTCGTGTGCCTATGTTTCGAATCCCACTGTGCAGGTAGAGCTCCGGTCAACGCCCATGTATATGGCGAGTGCACCGATGGAAGGGGTCACGACGGGTCCGCCTGCAGGGGCAAGCTACAAGGATCTCCCTAACAAGGATGTGTACAAGGCAGAGATTGATCGCTTTGATGCTGCCATGGCGGTTGCGGATGCAAGTGTGTCCAATGACGTCAAGATCGCAAATGCCTTTGCCGCGCTGCAGACTGCCGAAGATGCTCGTGGCACACCGGCGGGCGAGGCTGCCTACGAGACGGCTCGTATTGCCTACTACACTCTGAAGAAGGGTCCTACGTGGGCAAGTGAGGAGCAGACTCGAATTGCGAATGTAGAGGCACAGCCAGTGGTGGATGACCTGGTGGCGAGATACAATGCTCTCAAGGAGAAGCAGACGCAGCAGGCATCCACCATTGAGGTGATCAATGGCCTCAAGGATCGGGTACTTTCAGTCAAGGATGATCTCGCCTTCTCCGTCAACACCTTCCAGCGGCAAGTGGAGGCGGTTCGGAACCAGATCGCCATTGACAAGAAGAACCAGGCAGACTCTATTCAGATCACCACGTCGTGGTTTGATGCCATTCTGAATTGGCTCATTGCGATCGCAACCATCCTCTGCATCGTGCTGCTCGTTCGCCGGTTTGCCGGAGGACGGGGTAGTATCGAGAAGATGCAGCGGGAGACCGAGTTCTACAGGGCCAAGGCTAGTCTGGAAAATGCAAAGAAGGGCATCATACCCACCAAGACACCCAATCTGTACGAGCTGTTCGGATTGGAGAAACCGGCTCCGGCTGCACCCAAACCGGCGGCGGCTGCCCCAGCGGCTCCGGCGGCCCCAGCAGCCAGGTAATGCGTCCAACCTGACTAGATCAACTACAATCCCAACACAATGGAGGTATCGGACTCTCGCACCGTTGCGGACTTCCAAAAGACAACATTCTGTGGACACCCACGTTCACACGTCGTGAAGGTTCTCCTTCAAAACGTGCAGCTTGGTCATGCAGATTACGCATGTTATTGGTCGCTGGAACTCCTGTGCTCGGGATTGGTTCACAGCTTGTGGGCGACCCTCTTTGATGCGGCGGCTCTTCACATCAACCGGGCAAACCCCAACGTCTTTCTCTACTTGGCGTCGGCCTATGAGCGCTACGTGCCGATTGAACAGGTCTTTACTGTGAGCACCATGACGTCTATTCGCAACAACCCCGATGTGCGGCAGATCATCTGCGAGGTGGCCGCTACTCTCGCGGGGTGCCGGAAGAATAAATTGCCGTCTCTTCCTACAATCAAGCCTCTGCATGATTTTGACCCTCAGACGATCCAGGAACATCTCAAGGCCCCTTCGCAGCTGTTTGGGCGCCTCACTCTTCGCCCAGCGGATCCCCTTCCGGTCGCTGTCCCACTCAACGAGTTCGTCTACTGCCTGCGAGGTGATGTACGGGACGCAACTCGTGCATTGTACTGGATGGCTTGGGTATTTGCCTACTGCCGAGAGCACAAGAAGCAGACCAAGCAGCCCCTCATCTTTGCCAACCGCTTTGACGAGTTCGTTTCCGAACCCCACGGTGCCCACCCTGTCTGGATCTTCTGGGATGCCATCCGCAAACAGACTCAGGCACACGCACGTCCCGTCATTGATGTGCTATACAAGATGTACTGTCTGCGGTGGAGCCCTACCGACGCAAAGGCAAAGCAACATCTACTGATTGCAGCCATCCTCATCGTCTGTGAAGGCACGACGTTTGATGCTACGGTGGTTACGGGCAATACAGTCGCTGTGTCGAACGTTCTGCAAGGGATGCCAGGGTGGATTGATGCGATCGTTCGTATGCAGAAGAGCTTTGCGTAGACAAAATGGATCCAACTTTCGCAGGTGAACAGACTTCACCCTCTGCCAAAATGACTGCCTACATCCCCGAAATCTCTGCCTCGAAGGTCGCCGGTCTCATCGGTCTGCATGGCTACCAGCTGCCTCACGAGATCATGTATGATCTCTTGAACAAGGATCCCTCAACCAAGCAGCGTATGTCGGAGATTGAGACGCAGGAGAAGCGCATCTCCATGAACAAGATCAAGGATCAAGTCCTGCGTAGTTCGGCAATCCGCGATGTCGTAGGCGCCGGTGTACGCGCCTGTGTCGGAAAGTCGGATATCCAGGGTGTGTTGGCGACCGTGGAGAACCAGGCTCGCATGGTGATTGACCTGCGCCACTCCAATCTAGCCAAGGACGTGCAGGATCTGCTTGTGAGCGAGGTGCGAGGTGCCGTGCAGCGGCAGCGGGGCACCAACAATGAGGGTGCGATCCTGGACACCTACGAGAAGGACAAGGAGGTGGTGGTCACGGAGCGGAACACAAAGACGTTCCGCAAGGAGTATGGTCCCTTCGATCTGGTGGGACGCACGGATGGGTATGTGAAGGAGCACAACCGCATCGTGGACTCCAAGGCACGGACTCGCATGTGGTCCAGCGTCCCGATGTATGACGAGATCCAGCTGCGTGTCTACATGAACCTGTCGGGTGCCACGGAGTCGGAGCTGATTGAGTCGTTCCCCGGTGGGCGCACGAGGGAGACCAAGTACATGAACGACTCCGAGAAGTGGCAGGTCATCTACGACGCCCTCGTGAAGGCCGCAAATGAGATGAACGAGATCATCACCGACGATACCAAGCTGACCGCTTTGGTTTTCGCAAACACCGTGTCTCTCTAATAATGAAGATCACGATCTCTGACACGGTTCCCGCACCCTATTCTACGCAAAAGGGCACAACCTACGAAACCAGGTATCTGTATACCGGGTTTGGTAGATACAATGAATACGAGAAGACATTGGAGGCGACGCAGGTCAACACCGATGGCACCTACACTTTTTTCAGTCGCCCTCATCAGCCCGAGGTGTTTTCTAGGGTCTATCACGTGGAGCCCGTGCTGCTCACTCTGTATTCGGCATCCCCCCGAGTATGGAAGGAGGAGGTTGGAGGCGTAGTGTTCTTCTTTCAGGAGATCGTGCAGGACGGAGCGCAGCCGAGCTTCTGAGCCTGCTCCTTGACCGCCTCCTTGACCTCCGTCGCCGAGATCACACCATCCCCATCCTTGTCCAGCTTACCCAGCGGCGACTTCTTGAGGTCATCCAGCAGCTCCTTGATAGCGACCTTCAGGACGTCCTTGACAATCTTCTCCACATCCGCCTTGAGCGCATCCGGCACAGCCGACGCCACAACTGAGGCCGCAGCAGCCTCCACCTTGGCAACCACCTCGGGCTCCTGAACGACGACGGGCTTCACCTCCTCCACAGTAGCTTGTTGCGTGGTATCGGACATTGCGGTTTGTTCTATGGTTAGAAAAGGTCTCCAGTATGTAAATGGACGTCTGGAACATCCTCTCCGTGGGCGCATCTACGCTTGTGATGCTGGCACTCATTCACGTAGCCGTTTTCTATGTGGTCAAGACCATGTATCCTCCTGCTCCTGTCCGTGCCCCTGAGCCGGTTGCTGCTCCCGTGGTCAGGTTTGCAGAGCCGCCGGTGGCTCCCGTGGCTCCGGCTCCGCCTGAGATTCCTCTTGTGACAACCAAGCTCCCTCCTCCCGTGGATACTCGGGATCCCGGTCCGGCGCGTACGTCCCAGCCCACTTTCAGCGAGGCACCGCAAGAGAAGCAAGTAGCAAACATCCCTACAAATGTACCAACGTATGAAAGCCTCTTATCGGCTGTCTCCTCTGGCAAGGAAGGGATCCCCAATCTCGGACCCATGTCAGGTGCCTCAGTATAGTGGCAACCCTGGATGGATTTACTTGACACACGATACAAACGGTAATGCCCACGCATACTTCACTGATGCAAAGGGAGAACGCCCGACACCATTGGCTCTGGTCATGGATGAGCGGGTTTGCTGTGATACCATTCTTCGAGTCGTTCGACTGGCGCCCGCATGTTATCTCGTATATGATGTCCTGGTCCTGAACGGGACTCGCATTCATGACAGCTTGACATTTGCCCAGCGTCAGGAACGGATAGCAGAGTTGCTTGAGTTGTTTCACTTTCCGGATCTGGTTGCCTTGATCCCTGTTGCCGATGCACCCGTTGGCACCCACATTCGGGGGTACGAGCAATACGACGGAAACCCTGGCACGATCGGCGTTTATCTTCCCAAGGAAGAGTAAATGAGCTGTGCCAAAATGTCAGGCGGCCGTCGTCGCACCCGTAAGATGCGTGGTGGCAATGGATATGGTGTGGGGCAGCCCATCTCGGTGGGTGCCCTGGAGTATGTCCCGAACATGACGTCTGTTCCGGACGGTGCTGCATACAAGCCGTCGGGCGGTCGTCGCCGTCGGTCCCGTAAGGGCAAGAGCCGTCGTTCTCGCCGCACTCGCCGTATGCGTGGCGGTGGCTCAGTGGCGAGTGTCGGATACGGATTCACAGGCGATGGCGCTCGTGGCCTGGCGAATCAATCAGCCTACCCGTCCAATCTTCCCCCGGGCGGCGCCTTTGCTATCCATCGCTGAACAGCATCGGCAAATACATAGGGCATATACTTGGGATCATTCGTCACAATGAAGGGTCCTCCAACTGCCTGGCAGTGTAGCATCATGCGCTGCATCTCAAAGCGAAGATGCGTATACTCAATGTACTCCCTCCATGCCTGGTATGCCTTCACGCCATTCATGGCGGTCATCATTGGATCTAGACCCTTCACAAATGCTAAAAAGAGTAGTATGAGCGGCATGATGATCATGTCGCTCACAAGATGAGCTGTGTCCGCCCACGACTCGGGGGCACACTTCGTTCGTAGCTGAATGTATCGTTCTGCGAGTTCAAATGGCTTACTGGGTAGATCCATTCTTAGCGAGGATCTTTACTCCGGACGCCGGAAACTTTACCTCGTCCAACGTCCGAGCGTCCACATACACGAGCTCAGTATCCTTGTTGACCTGAATCAGCTGAAGGAGCAGGTCCAGGTGGATTGTATTGCCAACGACCATATACTTCTGCATGGCGGACGTCAGATCCACCTCGGTCTTCTTGTCGCCGATCCAAATCCAGGGAACCTCGGGCTCGTCCAGGAAGGGATCAAAGACGCCCTTCACAATGTCCTCGCCCTCGTAGAACAGGTTGCACTTCTTGACCCGGTTCTTCTCCCATTCCTCAATGACGACGCTGTCCTCTGGAACCTTCTCCAGAGACTCCACCTCGTCGTGGTCATACTCATCCGAGAGGATGTAGTAGCTGATCTTGTTCTCCGGCGGATACGGGCCAAATGCCCAGTTGATGAAGTTGTAGATGGCATAGTAGATGCGAGAGGCACAGAAGAAGGCGGGCGACATGGTTGCTTACTTGACCTCATTGGACGCTGCCGGGACGAGTTCCATTTTGGCGTCGGCCAAAAAGTTCTCCTTCGAAACTTGACCGACCACAATCGTGTCGAAATCCGTCCCCATTGCAATCGCAGTTGCCAGCGACGTGATGATGAACGGAGCAGCCACCAAGAACCACGACACGCCTCCAAGTCCAATGCCGCAGAACATGTCCAGCACAATCACCGTTGCAAGACCAAGCACCAGCTTGATCACAAAGGTCGCCCACATTCCCAGGGACGCATCAAATCCAAGCTGGACAGCCAGGAAGATCGCATACAGCAGAGCAGGTGGACACAGGTCTTCGATAAAACGCATCTTCAGGTATTACAAGTAATCAAGAAAAAGATGAGTGATGACATCGAGATGGTCAGTCGGATGGCAGAGTGTTCCTTGGAGACGGCTGCCTCTGCCCTCAGTCTGCACGGGAACGTCATTGACGCAGTTGCCGCGCTTCTCCCCGAGCCTCCCACTGTGTCTGGCGCCAAGTACATTCCCGCCAAGCCCCACGTGAACACGGGACTGGACGCAGAGCAGACGGCGTTGTGCGCACGTGGTCGTTGGTTGCAGGACAGGGTTAACGCTGTACTCTCAGTCGCCCATTCGAAAACCCTACCCGCCCAGCCGGCTGCGCAATCTTCGGAGCTATCTGTTGAGGTTGCGGCTGCGACGATTCCAGACGTTGCTGAGGGGTCTGAATCTTCACCGGATAGTCTCGCACAAACTGCTCTACCAGGTCCGCAATCCGCGCCCCCTCAGTAAACAGGTTCATGTTCTTGATATGCGTCTTCACGACATCCGATCGAGCAGCGTATGTCGCTTCGTCGTCCAGAGCAACCACTGCAGATATCCACTCCTCTATCTTCTCTCGTTCACAGGGAATACCCGCCGGTGCAATCCACGCCTCCACTCCCTCGGTGCTTCCACCTGGATACTTGGGTTTGGTGGCAGGTTTAGAGTAGATCACGGGAATGCCGTTGTACATTGCCTCCACTGCAATGCGCCCAAAACTCTCATAGTAGCTTGGCATCACAAGAATCCGAGTTCGTTTGAGAATGGTGCGAATATCATCGTTGAAAGGAACCCACTCAATATTATCCGGTGCGGGAGGCAGACTGAGTTCGCCATAATACGGGATCACGCCTAGGAACTTGCGATCTGGCATCCGACGAGCCATGTCAATGAACTGAGCTACACCCTTGTTCCGATTCGCATTCACAAGGGTGATACAATCGCCCTCAAACTCCTCGTCGATCTTGATCTTGTCCTCATGCATCAGGGGGCGAACCACGGCCGTGCGCACGATGTTGGGCGGCCACGGATCGACGTTCTTTCGGTAGTTCGGCTCCATGATGGAGTTGATGAACATGAACATCTCCACCCACTGGATACGGCGACCCGGGTTGTTCTTGATGACAGCAGGGTAATTGCCGTCGTAGTGGCAGGTGGCCAAGATGGGGCGGTTGTAGCCACGGGCATTCAGTTTGCGCACATCCGGCAGTGCGGGGGCGTGAGGGCAAATCCATCCCTCACTTGCATCCAAGTACGTGCCTCCAGCTGAGAAGTACATGTACTTGAACCCTCGGTAGATTCCGCCATTGACGCCTACCTTTGGTACTTCAAGGGACATGAACACTACTTCATGCCCCCTCTTCTCCAATTCAATTGCGAGGTCGATATCGTGGAGGAATGCGCCGCACAAGTCGGGCATCCGTCCGGCAAAGAAGACAAGTCTCATTGTTAAGATACATCTACACGTTTTGTCTGAACCAGACGTGTCGCATCCCCGCCCCGCGTCCAGTCATAGATCCAGTTGTTGGGATTGGAATACTCCGATTGCTTGATATCAATCAGGGGCTGGTAGAAGTTGGGGATCGCCGAGTCCATAACACTACTGGCCTCCTTGCGGTTGCGGATCGATGCAGCATGGATAAGCTTTGTCTCATCGTCCACAGCCGTCGGGTTGCCACCACCCATATCAGGAGTCGTAGCAAAGGGGCGAGACCACAGCTCGTGCTTACCCTTCTGTCTCCAGGCGCCCGGGATGCCCCACCGCAGGTCCGTATTGGCATCCACTGCACATCCCCCACCGGGCTGCCCGAAGCCGCCACGCGCAATGAAGCCAGGCTGATCCGCCATCGCCGCCGCGGGGTTCAGGGTGTCTGAACAGGCCGACTCCATGCCCGTGGTCTGGCGAGTGAGGGTGCTCGTGTTGCCCACCGACTTGGCGGCCTGATCATACTCGTCCGAGCGGATACGAGTCGGTGCGTTGAACCAGTCTACGCTGTTTGTGCCGAACATCTCTTACCTTGTCCACAGGAAAAAACGAATAGACATAGTCCAACGTAAAGAACAGTAGCCTGAAATGATCCTCCAACCTGTTGACTGGCATGAGCACGATATCTACGGAGCCTACGCCATTGATGTCTTCGGTCGCCGTCCCGACAAGAAGGTGGTGTGCGTCCGCATCAGTGGGTTCAAGCCATACTTCTTCACGTCCGAGAAGCCCGATGTCTTTGCAGTCTACGAGGCTGCGAATAAGAAGTGGGTGTCCAAGTTCGGACCCAACAAGGGCAAAGAGGACTACGCCTTCAAGATGAGCAAGAACATCCTAGAGAACCCGCACCCAGTCGTCAAGCAGATCAAGAAGTATGATACGATGGATGGCTTCAATGACCTCAAACACGCCAATGTGTGGAAGGTAGAGTTTGACAATCTGGCAACCTTCAAGGCTGCACGGTCGGACATCAAGGGAGTGCAGTATGAGAGCAACCTGCCCCCGTTTCTGCGCTTCTTCCACGAGGGGCATCTGGGACCTGCATCGCCGCTGAAGTTCACGAAGGCAGAGCAGATGGACATCCCCGAGACGGATGACGGGGAGCCGACGTATTACGTGGATGAGTTCTACGTATGCAACTACAAGAACGTGGAGGCCTGTGAAGCAAACATTCCCCTCCTCGTGGCATCTTATGATTTGGAGATGTGTCCTGCGGGCGACTCCAATCAGTTTCCAGTTGCCTCCAAGGACCCGATCATTCAGATCGGCGTCTCGTATCGCCGGTCTACGGACATGATTGAGCCCACAGCACGAGTGGTCTTTGTGCTAGGCGAAGTTGCCGACTCGGGGGATCCGACGGTTGAGTTCGTGTCGTGCGACACGGAAGCGGACATGCTCCTTCAGTTCGCTGAGGAGATCCGCACTCGTAATCCCGATATCCTCTGCGGCTACAACATCTTTGGTTTTGATGACGCCTACATTGAGGGACGTGTGAAGGCACTGGGTATTGAGGCGGACTTTGAGGTGTCTCGCAAGAAGACGAGCGAGTGGGGCGAGACCAAGTTCGCTACGCTCAAGACGGAGCTGGCTGCGGGCAAGTTTGACCTCCGCTTCCTGACTCTGCGGGGTCGGCTAGGCATTGATCTCTTGCTGAACATGCGCCGTGAGCACAATCTGGACAACTTCAAGCTGGACAATGTTGCCTTCACGTTCCTGCGAGACAAGGTGCTGAAGTATACAGATTCCTACATCACGACCAAGAGCACACGGGGTCTCCGCCGTGGAAACTACGTGCGCTTTGAGCTGGTGGGCAACACCAACGATCCAGTCTATGACAGCGAGAAGTTTGAGGTGTGCGATGTGTCCTCCAACGGCTTCCGCATCAAGTGTGATCGTGAGCTCTTCACGGAGTTCACGCCTGAGCAGATGAAGCACATGGAGTGGTCCTTCTCCAAGGACGACGTCTCGCCGATGGAGATGTTTGAGCTCCACAGGCACGGCGGACCCGAGGGACGGGCTCGTGTGGCTCGGTACTGTATTCAGGACTGCGATCTGGTGGCGACTCTGATGGGCAAGTTGGACACGATTGTCAATGCCCGTGGAATGGCAGATGTGTGCAAGGTTCCGATGCAGTTCGTGCTGACTCGTGGTCAGGGCATCAAGATCTTCTCTGCAGTGGTGTATTACGCCTCCCAGCGTGATCAGATCATTCGGACCATGGGTGTCATTGAGGGAGAGGGCGTGGCCTACGAGGGCGCCATCGTGCTGCCGCCCAAGATCGGCATGTATCTGGACCAGCCCGTGTCTGTTCTTGATTTCAACTCGCTGTACCCGACGAACATGATTGCCTACAATCTGTCTCCGGACACGTGGGTGGCCACGAAGATCATGGACGCCGAGGGATTCACGACGGAGCGGAGCGGTATGAAGAAGGAGCAGATTGAGGAGCTAGAGGCAAAGGGGTACGTGTTTGAGGACATTGAGTATGACAACAAGGAGGGTGCTGAGACGGTGGGCAAGACGGTGTGCACCTTCGTCCAGGCCAATGACAATCCTATGACACAGGGTGTGTTGCCCAAGACGCTGGAGATCCTGCTCAAGAAGCGCAAGGAGTTCAAACAGAAGATGGAGGATCAACAGTATGACGAGGCTCAGAGATCTGTGTTTAACGGTCTACAGCTTGCTTACAAGGTCGTTGCAAACTCTGTTTACGGACAGGCAGGAGCCCGAACCTCTCCCATCCGAAACGTCTACGTCGCAGCTTGTACAACGGCTGCTGGGCGCCGAGCTCTCCAGTTCGCCCGACGCGTCGCCGAAAGCGAGTTCGGAGGTGATGTTGTCTACGGGGACACCGACTCCATCTTCGTCAAGTTCCCTACCAAAGACGTCGCCGAGTCTATCCGCATGGGCATCGCTTGTGGCGCCTCCATCTCCAAGCAAATGCGAAGACCCTACAAGATCGCCTATGAGAAGACATTCTATCCATTCATCCTCTTCTGTCGCAAGCGATACGTTGGCATGAAGTACGAGGAGGATCCTAATCCCGCCAAGGCCAAGCGCATGACCATGGGTGTCGTCCTGAAGAGGCGGGACAATGCGCCGATTGTCAAGGACGTCTTTGGAGGAGCTCTGGATGTGCTCTTGCAAGAGCGAGACATCCGGAAGTCCCAGGACTTCGTGAAGGACATGCTGGTCAAGATTCTGGAGAATAAGGTGCCGCTGGAGAAATTCATTCTCAGCAAGTCGTTGCGAGATGACTATGCGGCCATGAAGAAGGACTATGAGGGAACAGCGACACTCCCTGCGCATCGGGTCTTAGCGAACCGAATGGAGGCACGGGATCCGGGCACGGCACCCAAGGTGGGTGATCGTGTGCAGTTCGTCTACGTGGCCGAGAACAAGAACAAGGTCAAGCAGGGCGACCGGATTGAGCACGTGGACTTTGTGCGAGCGAACAAGCTCAAGCCAGATGTTAACTTCTACATCACGAACCAGATCCAGAACCCAGTGGCGCAGCTGTTTGCTCTGTGCATTGAGCAGCTGGAGGGATACAGGTCGCCAACCAAGGAGTCGTACAAGGCAATGTACGATCGGTTCATGGAGAAGCTGAAGGACGAGGAGGAGGCCACTCTTGCAGTGTTAGACAAGAAGGCGGACCAGCTGGACAATATGATGTTCCTGGGGTCGCCGCTTCTGAATAAGATGGTCAAGGCGGCGGTTAGGGGTCCGATGGATGCGTTTGTCCGCAAGTAGGGGCTTTCGCGCAGAGCCCGTAAAGGAGACCAATGGAGGACGACAATCAGCTCACTACTCTCGATGTTCTCCACAGCATGCAGGAGACGGATCGTGCCTTCTACCAGACACTTCGCTTTTTGGATTCGGATCGTGAGCGGCTGCTGGCAACCCACCAGCGGAACACGGCGATGGCCATGAGTCTCATTCGTCTACATGCGGTCCGGGGATCCCGGACGGTGCAGTACACGGCCACGATTCCCCTGACCTTCCCGGTGGGATGGGACGAGCCGGTTGTGGTCCACCCGACACCCGCGCAGATTGCCGCTGGGTCTGCAGTGGTCACGGTAGAGGATGCTGCGCCTACGAACTGCTCCATCTGCCAGGATTCACTGAGCCCCACGCACACTCGCCTGACGCATTGTGGCCACCGGTTCCATACGTCCTGTATCGCCGAGTGGTTCACGCAGAGTGTGAGCTGCCCGATGTGCCGCCACGACATCCGCGAAACGCGTCCTCCTGCACCCACATCTTCTGATGTAGAATCTGAGCGACCTCCGATGAGCAGTCGGTTGGCCGCGTGGCTTGTGGGAGCGAATCCGACGAACCATACTGTAGAAACTGCAGAATCCGACGAACATCATGCTTGAATCGTTTGGCCAGTTCTGCAACGTCCTCTCCTGGAAATAACTCTTGAAGATCTGATGGCTTCGGGGGAAAGCACCTCACCAGTGCAATTCGTTCTACCGACTTCATGATCCGGGGGACTTCGTTGCAGGTCATGATCACGGGCACATGACGATCACCGCCGGTCATCCACTCAGATAGCCTCTTTTGCGCATGTGGATCTGACCCATCCACTTCATCCAGAATCAAGCACATGGCTTTATCATCTCCTCGAATGAGGGATGTTAATGTACGTGTATGACGACACGAATTGATCAGTTGCGCCACATCCTCGTGGCTTCGCATGGACTGACTTGCATTAATTTCAAGCGGCTCCATTCCTGCAGAACGGGCTGCTGCCAGAGCCATGGTGGTCTTGCCGATACCCGGAGGACCGTGAAGAAGGAGCACGTCCCGAAAGGGCTTCTTGTTCAAGTAGATGGATAGACGCTCCTTTACCTCCGTATGTCCCAGCACCTGCGTCAACAACTCAGGACGCCGAGTTTCGCTCCACATACTCCCTCTTCGTCTTTCCAGAGAAAATGCTTACTGCTCTCAAACACAATGGAAGGTCCTAGACACGTGCTCAGGACACTGTTCCGAGACACGAGTTTTCCGTTAGTGGAGCATCACCTTGCGTCCTTCAATGCAATGTTGGATACGAGTATTCCTACGTTCATCAAGGTCTCCAATCCCTACCAGCTGGAGCTGAAGGACAAGCGGTTCATTCGTGTCTACATTGGTGGCAAGGAGGGGACCAAGATCTCGTTTGAGGCTCCCGTGGATGAGCACGGGGCGCCGGTGGTTCCTCATGCGTGTCGTCTGGACAACAAGAGCTATGCGCTAACCTTCCGGGCCGATATTGCAATTGAGTATGCCTTCGCAGAGGGTCCGGCGGTGACAGAGACGTTTGAGAATATCGTCATTGGAGAGATCCCGCTGATGTTGCGAAGCCGGCCTTGCTACCTGACGGCAATGGATGGGTATTCCATGGGCGAGTGTCTGTACGAACTCGGTGGCTACTTTATCATTGACGGCAAGGAGCGAGTGCTTCTGAGCCAGGAGCTGCTGGGCAACAACATGATGTACTCGGGCACTCGTAAGCGGACGGCTGTGTCCTCGGAGAATATTGACGAGAAGACGGAGGGTGAGGGCGCTGCGAACAAGTTCGTGCAGACCCAGATGTTTGGTGGCGACACAGAGGTCTACGTGGGCATCAAGTCCATCTCCGAGGATGCTTCCAAGGGCCCGTATTCGCACTACCTTGTGTTTGGTCCGCCGTCGGATGTTGTCCCAGATCCCAAGAAGCAGGACCCCGAGAAGCAGCTGAACCAGCGGTCGTTGGTGATCACCCTGCCCGGCTTCCAGGATCCCGTGCCGGTCATGAGCGTCTTTGCGGCGCTGGGCGTCACAACAGATCACGATCTGTATGACATGATTCTTGCAGGTGTGCCCGATGCGGATCGGTCGGCGTATGATTCGACGATTCGTCAGATCATCCTCAGCCACATCCAGTTCCTCAAGGACGCCGGATCTGACCTTCTGGTGCTGGAGCGCATGACCAAGCGCAAGTATCGGTCTGAGGTGGTGCAGAACATCTACGAGTTGATGTTTCCTCATATTGAAAAGTCGGAGAACCCGGGCACTGTGCTGCGTCGCAAGGCCTACCTTCTTGCACAAATGGTGAAGATGGCGATTGATGTATCGCTGGAGCGGAAGCCGCCGTCGGATCGTGATAACATTGAGTATAAGCGCTTCAATACCTCCGGCGATCTGATGTTCCAGGAGTTCCGTCGAATCTACCGCCAGACGGCACAGGATATGCTTCTGAAGCTGGACTCTCGTATTCAGTATGAGCGCAAGACCTACGAGGGACGTGAGCTAACAAAGCTTGTGCAGCGGGAGACGATCGGGGCATATTGGAAGAAGTATCAGATCATGAACGGATTCATCAAGTCCTTCAAGGGGCAGTGGGGTGGGCGGGATGGAGTTGCGCAGGAGCTGAGCCGTCTGTCCTACATTAGCTATCTGTCTCAGCTTCGCCGCACCTCTTTGCAGATTGACCCCTCCATGAACACCGCCCCGCCCCGCCGTCTGTATGCATCGCAGTTTGGTTTGATGTGCCCGATTGATTCACCGGACGGGTCAGGAGTTGGGCACCTGAAGGCACTGACTATCCTGGCTCGGGTGTCCACTGCGTCCCCATCGTCGATGGTTCGCAAGGCGCTGGAGGCAACCAAGCTCGTGAGACCGATTGAGGACATTCACCCGTCTACGTGGGTGCCGTCGTGGACTCGCGTGTATGTGAACTCGGATCTGATGGGCCTGTGCATTGGCGACACGGAAGAGCTGCACACGAAGCTGGTGGCGCTGCGTCGTCGGGGCGAACTCCGGTTCGATGTCAGTCTGGCGTGGAATCGGTTGGAGAACGTGTATACCATAACCTGCGATGCGGGTCGCCCGATTCGTCCCGTGTATCGTGAGGGTGTCACGCACGAGAAGCTCATGGCTGCAAAGACGTGGGAGGATCTGATGACGCTGTTTGATTACGTGGATGCAACCGAGTCAGGTGTTTCCCGGTTCTCGCTGGAGCCGTTTCACCCTCATCTGCAGTCGGAGATCCACATGTCCTTCTGTATCTCCCCCATGTCCAACCTGGTCCCCTTTCTGGATCACAATCCGGGAACCCGCAACAACTTTGCAACTGCGCAGCAGAAACAGGCGTGTGCGTGGTACCACACGAACTACAACAAGCGCTTCGACACCATTGCGTCCATCACGGTCAACCCGCAGAAGCCGCTGTCGCATACGTGGATGTATCGGGAGATCATGGGCGCCGGTGGCTGCATGCCGTATGGCGAGAATGCCATTGTTGCCTTTACGGTCTACGGTGGGCACAACCAGGAGGACTCGGTGATTCTCAACAAGGCCGCTCTCAAGCGGGGCATGTTCCGTACGCACTACTTCCACTCCTACAACGTGCAGGAGACTCTGCTGGATCCGTCTGTCAAGCCACCGGTTCGTACCCTCTTTGCAAACCCGGTCACGAACCCCAAGTATACTGAGACGGTCAAGCGCAAGGAGGATGCATCCTACGAGATGCTGGATGCGGATGGCATTATCAAGCCGAACTCTATCGTGGATGAAAAGACGGTGCTGGTGGGCATGGTGTCGCCGATTACGAATGAGGATGGAGTGGAGACGGGCTGGCGGGATGTGTCTGAGCTCCCTAAGCGTGGGCAGCATGGGCGTGTGGACGGCATCTACCGCTATTCCATGCCGGATGGCACGAATGGTGTCAAGATCCGTATCACAGAGGAGCGATCTCCGAAACCGGGCGACAAGATGGCGTCGCGTCATTCGCAGAAGGGCACGGTGGGGCAGCTGATGGACGAGGAGAACATGCCCTTCACTGCAAAGGGTGTGCGCCCGGACATTCTCTTCAATCCCCACGGTATGCCAACGCGTATGACCATCGGGCAGCTGCTGGAAGCCATGAGCAACAAGCTCGGACTGCAGATTGGTACCTTCATTGATGCGACGCCTTTCACCACGTCCAACCGAGTGGGCGATCTACGGACGGAAATGATCCTGCGGGGATTTGAGCCGCACGGACACGAGACGCTCTACAATGGCGAGACAGGTGAGATGATGCAGGCAGATATCTTCATGGGACCCATCTACTACCAGCGTCTCAAGCACATGGTGGAGGACAAGATCAACTACCGATCCACTGGACCCAAGACCATGCTGACTCACCAACCTCTCCATGGACGTGCGCAGGGTGGCGGTCTTGCGATTGGTGAGATGGAGCGTGATGGCATGATTGCTCACGGCATGTCCAAGTTCCTGCACGAGAGTTTCATGGATCGGTCGGATGGTGCCGAGATTCAGATTGACCATGCCACGGGGCGCCTGGACACGAGCCCCAACAAGATCGCAATGCCCTACTCCATGAGTTTGTTCGTGAAGGAACTAGAGTCGTGCCATATTGAGACAAAACTACTAACAAAGATAGATGAGTCTTGAGGAAATTACTCAGTTCTGCCACGAGCTGTTGAGGCGTCTTGGCAAACAATCCGTGCCGGGACCCCTGTACCGATTATGCAGTTTCGTCCAAAATGGATCTACGCAAAAGTAGCGGATAGAAGGTAGTAGCAAGTCAAAATGTCCTCTTCTCGCAACGCCACCATGGAGTCCTGCCTCGAGTTCGCCAGCAAGATCGTCAGCACCAAGAAGGAGCAGAAGGAGTACGCTGAGGCGCTCCTGGAGTGCCGCCGGTTCCCGGCGTACCACGTCCAGCTCAAGAGCGGCGACACGATCCCGCTCACCAGCTACCCGCTGATGTTCGGAGACAACGGGGGCTGGACCACAGTCAAGCGCAAGATCCGGGTCAAGAAGCTCAAGACCGACGAGCAGCTGGACGAGGATGCGGACCTTGACAACTGGGAGGACGTGGAGCACTACGGACGTGCCACCTACACGCAGACGGGGCCTGTCGCGGAGCACAACGGGGCTCTGTTCGACATTGGCAGTCGCTTCTGAAGTCCCACACACTTACACACACAATCCACAACATAGACAGGGTGCTATAGTCTAGTGGTCAGGACAAGAGGCTTTGAACCTCTGAACCTCGGTTCGATCCCGAGTAGCACCACACTCACCGGTATGGTCTAGCGGTTAGGATAGGGCTCTTTCACAGCCTTGGCTCGGGTTCGACTCCCGGTACCGGTAACCATTTTCTTTTGCGCTATTAGCTCAGTGGATAGAGCGTGGGGCTTCTAACCCCAAGGTCGTGGGTTCAATCCCCACATGGCGTATTTCAGCGATACTAGCTCAGTGGTAGAGCATGGTCCTTATGAGGCCGTGGTCGTGGGTTCAATCCCCACGTGTCGCACACCGTATTAGCTCAGACGGTAGAGCATGGGCCTTTTAAGCCCGTGGTCGAGGGTTCAATTCCCTCATACGGTATCTTTTTGTCGGCTCGTCCCCAAAAAGATCCCGCTTAGAGGTAAGGATGGTGGATAGAGTAGTGAAGATGTCTGATCATATGTACGTCACAAAGCGCAACGGCGACCGTGTTCCTGTTTCCTTCAATGAGGTCCTCACTCGCATTCAGCGTCTTGCAGAGGGGCTGCCTCATGTCAACCCTGATTTGGTCGCACAGAAGGTCTGCAACCAAATTCAGGACGGGATCAAGACCTCGGAGCTGGACGAGTTTGCGGGAGAGACGTGCGCCATGATGCAGGCACGGTACCATCCCAACTATGGCAAGTTGGCTGCTCGACTTGTCATTGACAATCACCAGAAGAACACGCCGAGTCGCCTGGTGGACGTTGCACAGGTTCTCTTTGACGAGGGTGTTGTCTCGGAGTCTCACTATTGCGCTGCGCAGGATCTTGGGCTGGAGTCGATGATTGACTACACGCGCGACTTCATGTTCGACTACTTTGGCTACAAGACGCTGGAGAAGGGCTACCTGCTTCGTCGCCGCGATGGTCGTGTGTGGGAGCGTCCCCAGCACATGTGGATGCGCGTGGCACTTCAGCTACATGGGGATAATCGCCCCAAGGTCAAGGAAACCTATGACGCCCTGTCGCTGGGATACTTCATTCATGCCACGCCGACCCTGTTCAACTCGGGTACGCCCCACGCCCAGCTGAGCTCGTGCTTTCTGGTCCATATGGAGGATGATTCGATCAAGGGTATCTACGATACGCTGGGGGAGTGTGCGCAGATCTCCAAGTGGGCGGGTGGTATCGGTCTGTCCGTTCACAACATCCGGGCTCGTGATGCGAAGATCAAGGGTACGAATGGCAAGTCCACGGGTCTGACGCCGATGCTGAAGGTGTTTAACGATACGGCAAAGTATGTCAATCAGGGTGGTAAGCGCAATGGGTCTTTTGCTATCTACTTGGAGCCTTGGCATGCAGATATTGAAGAATTCCTCCGTCTCAAGCTCAATACGGGTAACGACGATGAGCGTGCTCGCGATCTGTTTTATGGTCTTTGGATTCCCGACTTGTTCATGGAAAGGGTTGAGCGGGATGGGGTGTGGTGTCTGATGACGCCCGACGAGTGCCCGGGTCTGTCGGATTGCCACGGCGACGAGTTCAATCGGCTGTACAATACCTATGAGCGCGATCACAAGTATGTGAAGGAGGTGTCTGCGAAGAAACTTTGGCAGATGATAGTAGATGCCCAGATTCAGACTGGGGGCCCCTACTTGCTGTACAAGGACGCGTGTAATGCCAAGTCCAATCAGCAGAACCTCGGAACCATCAAGTCCTCCAATCTCTGCACCGAAATCATCGAGTATACATCCCCAGACGAGACGGCGGTCTGCAACCTCGGGTCTCTGGCTCTCCCCAAGTTCGTCGAGAATGGGGTCTTCAACTTTGAGAAGCTTCGCAGCTACACTTCCATCCTCACTCGGAACCTGGATATTGTCATTGACAAGACCTACTACCCCACAGACAAGTGCGCTCGGTCCAACCTCCGCCATCGCCCCATCGGAGTCGGAATTCAGGGACTCGCAGATGTCTTTGCGATGCTCCGACTGCCCTGGACGTCCGAGGGTGCTGCGCAGCTGAACCGGGAGATCTTTGAGAACATCTACTTTGCAGCTGCAACTGCGAGTATGCTTGGGGCATCGTCGGGCGACTGGCACGGGATTGCAGTTAACTCAGAGAAGACGTATGCGTCGTTTGCGGGATCGCCAATGAGTCAGGGCAAGATGCAGTACCATCTGTGGGGAGAGACGCCAAAGTCCACCTATCTCAACTGGGATGGTCTCGCAAAGCTGTGCGCGGGTGGTATGCGCAACTCGCTGCTGATTGCCCCGATGCCGACTGCGTCCACGTCGCAGATCCTCGGCAACAACGAGTGCTTTGAGCCGTTCACGTCCAACCTGTATTCCCGTCGTGTGCTGTCGGGGGAGTTCATGGTGGTGAACAAGTATCTCGTGGAGGATCTGGTGTCTCGTGGGTTGTGGACGTCAGAGGTACGCACGTCCATCATTGCAAACAACGGATCCATTCAGTCCATGCTGGAGCTCCCCGCGGAGATGCGGGAGTTGTATAAGACGGTGTGGGAGATTCCGATGAAGACGTTGATCAACATGGCTCGGGATCGGGCGCCCTTCATCTGCCAGTCGCAGAGTTTGAACCTGTTTCTGTCTGAGCCAACTCCGTCCAAGGTGTCGTCGATGCACTTTTATGCATGGAAGACAGGACTGAAGACTGGGTGTTATTACCTGCGTACCAAGGCAGCCGCTAAGGCACAGCAGTTCACTGTGGAACCTCCCTCCTGCGTTACTTGCTCGGCCTAAAGAAGGAGCCGTGCGCCGTGAGAAATTGTGTGGGTGTTAAGAACAAACAAATGTCTGCCGCTGTTGTTGCACCTTCTGGATCTGCCGCCACTGCCACGCCCCTCAAGGGAGGTGCCGTTATGCTGTCCCCGGCCTCTGTTGGTGGTCGCCGTCGCCGCATGAGCAAGAAGACCCGCAAGATGCTCCGTGCTCTCCGCAAGATGAAGGGCGGTGAGGTGGAGGAGGCCGTGGAGGCCGCCGAGACTCCCGAGGCCGCTGCCCCTGCCGAGGAGACGGGTGGTCGTCGCCGTCGTCGCCGTAGCCGCCGTAGCCGCCGCACTCGCCGCCGCCACGCGGGACTCTTCGCTTAAATCGACTCCCCAATCTCCGACACCAACGTGAACAACTCCGTCGAGAATCCATAATGACATCCGTTCGGCTCAGCCATTGGAGGCACCTTGCGTGAGGAGGTGTTCTTCTTGTGGACCAGACTGACAATGATATCCTGCGGGGACATCTCCCGACACTGATGCTCACGACCACGAATAAACCCACCGCCTTCGGCAATCTGCTGGTCAGGGAAACGTCCCGCCTCCCAGAAATCCCAGGTGAAACAGAGAGTTGCCTCTGAGACCCGCTCACACATCGGAAGCTTCATGGGCGGTACATTCATGAACGACTTCTTTTCATGAATGTCGTAGCACGGAATGACCGTCGAGAAGAGGCACTCCTTCTTCGGCTCTGCAAGCATGTGCGCAACGCGGCTCAATAGGCTGTTGCTAGGATACACGTCGTCGTCGTCCATGGTGACAATGATCTTGTTGGATGCATAGGACACTGCGAGGTTCCGCTTGGCACCGATCGTCATCGGTTCGTCGACCAGCACGTAGATCACGTTCTTCATGTCCGACACCAGATCCTTGATCTGATCCTTGCCATCGTCCACAATGATCCATTCAATTTTTTCGGCAGGATACGTCTGCGCAATCAGTCCATACTTGACCAGCGGAATGAAGGCACGTCGATCACGGGTGATGGTAATGACCGAGATATGCGGCAGATCCTCCTCCTTTGGAAGGGCAGCCTCGATCGAATACGTGCCGACATCAGCCGTGAGTCGCTTGAGCTCATCGCCAATCCCATTGATGAAGTTCTGGTGCCGAGACTCGTAGCGCGACCGGTTGGAGCGACTCTCGTTTCTACGCTGGTGGTGATTCATGTCCACATACATCTGCAGAGACTCCACGATCGAACCGACATCCACGTCCTCCAGAGTTCCCATGCACTCCGGATGCGGTAGCGACTTGGATCCCGAGACCCAAAGCGCATGATGGGTCAGCTCACGGAACGGCTCAATTGGACTGAGAAGCAGGATACACTCTGCCGACATGGCTTCATTGACAGCATGACAGAATCCCTCGGCCGCCGAGGTGCAGATCAGGAGCCCACAGTCCGCCATGAGCTTGTCATACACCGTCTCCGACACGCGCTCCGAGTGAACCACGAACTTGTCAGCAACTGAATCGGGGATCTTGGGGACCTGCATGTCGTAATAGACCAGATCCACAACCGGGAGACGAGCATACAGCTCTGGGTTCGTCTGCTGCACACGCATGTACGCCTGTACGATTGGCTTCGGGTGGCGCCACACATTCTTGCCAACCGGGATCAGTGCCCGGTTGTAGTCCTTCTTCTCGGGCACCGTCTTGTCAATGGACGTCCAGCCAATGTAGCGCACGTTGCCCCACTCTGCAAAGAGCTTCTCCGCCTCCCGCGTCTTGACCCAGATCTCGTCGACCATCTTGCCATACGGCTTCCACACCTTCTGCGTCCACTCCGGGTGAGGGATCCACACATTCTTCTTGGCAAACTGAAACAAGGCTGGGTTGATGGACTCGACAAAGAAGTTAACCTCTGCCTCCTCGCACTGGGGATGAAAATGAGGAACGTGGCGGATGACCGTGCCGTTCCCCAGCGTATGGAAGACCATGCCGTGCAGGATATGAATATCCTGTGCGAGGCCTAGGGAGTTCGTATTGCCGATGATATTGACGCGCAGGGGCATTTCTCTACTTAGAGATTGCGCTTTGTAAACTTGTTTGCTGAACGACGTTTGCAAGTACGGGCACGTCCATTCACCAGCTTCTTCCAGGACGGAACATCGCGAGGGGCTGCATGTGTGAAGTTCACAGGCCGATCACGGAACCACACGGGATTCCCAATGGAGAGGTAAGATGCCGTGGGTGCTGTCTCGACTCTGTCTGCATACTTCGCAGTGAGGTCTGCACATTGAGCACCCATGGATCCAAAGCAGTAGGTCTTGGACAAGGGGTCTTTGCAGTAGGCACGATCATCCACGACCCATGCCGTTCCATTCCACGCAAAGCCGTCGATTGGACGAAACAGACTCAGCGCAGAGTCCCACAGATACCACTGTCCGCCATCTTGTAGGAAGACACGATCCTGATACCGAACCAGCATTACTTAGATCAGAAAAAGCTTTTGAGCTCACCTGTCCGCGTTCCGTAGATGTTCGTCATCACCGGGCGCTCAATGGGGGCAGGGAAGTCCTCAATGTCCTTGCGATAGTACTTGTATGCCTCAATCTCCACCAGGATATTGTTCGAGCACCAGCCAATGACACGGTTATTCAGAAGCTGCAGCTCCTCGGACACACGGGCCGGATCGTTCTGCGCATACTGGAGGTAATACGAGCGCATGACTGTCTTCAGGTCGGCGACGCTCTGCGGTCCAATGACATAGCGCTTGGATCCGCTCATCATGAGGACGGCGTTTGCAATCTCGCGCTGGAGGTTCTCCACATTGGCCTCGCTGAAGTAGATCGTGTTCAGGGGCGTGGACTCGTGGCGGTACTGCATCTGCTCCGCCACACGGGAGGGGACAACATACGGCTCATTGGCCGTCAGCATGAACGGCGGCAGAGTGGACTTCTCCTCACTGGCACTCGCAGGGAGACGACCCGTGTGCTTGGGGGCATTCGGGATCGCCGTCTGGGTGTAGAAATCAGACAGCGAGGTGGCGTTCGGGTCAACAAGGGGAGAACTCATTGCTTTACTATACGACAATCTTTCCTCCAATGACACCCGTATCTGGCTGGAGGATATCCAGTTCAAGCGTATACACGGGCTGCAAGGATGCATTCATGAACTCAAGGTTAGAGCCCACGAGCGAGTTCGGCTCCAGAATGGTATACGTTACATTGTCAATCGAGTCCGGGTATTGAGGCGTCACCGTTCCCTGGTCGCCAACCGTGAAGAAGTTCTGAATCGTGAAGCCGTTATACGAGGAGATGTAGGGAGAGACACGTGGCTGGTTTGAGCTGGATCTCGGTTCGTAGACGCCGAGAGTGTTCGGTGCATAGTCCAGCAGCGACAGTACCGTGAAGGTTCCCGTTAGCAGTGCCTGTACGAACTTCTTCTTGTCGTTGTTCTGCGCAGCGAGGTATCCAGACTTCATCATGTTGGAGATGGTTCCAGGGTAGAAGATGATGCGGTCGCCGACACGCATCTCGTTGCCGCTGAAGAACTGACGGTTTGGCGTGAAGCAGTTGATGTACATTCCGTTTGAGTCGGTCTGCATGAGGGCGATCGAGAGGGTATCGCTATGGATAAATACATTGCCAATGGGATCGGACACGCTGATCTGGATACGCTGGAGGTTCGTGATTGGGCTCTGGAGTCGGAGGGCTTCCTCTCCCCACGGCTCATAGTCAAACTGCTGCACACCCAAACTGTTGGAGCCGAACGTCTGCTGCTGGCGCTGCTTCTGGGTCATGACGGAGAAGGATCTGCGCGTCGGCTCATTGCCACCCACGTACTGCCCAAAGTACTCATTGAGGTAGAGCATCAGGTAGGGATATGTCGAGAACGTGGAGAAGGTGGTACCTGTAAGTGTGGCCTGGATGTTCGACGAGATTGTTGTGAGATCTCCAGTTCCGTCGGACTTTGGGATGAGAGGCACGTCTGAGAACTGGCGCTGGGGCATGACTGCACGGACAAGGCGAATGGCGGCCACGTTGCAGGGCGTAAAGACACTGCCAAACCCTGCACCCGACGGCGCAATCGTATACCCCGTGTCGTAGGCGATGAAGTTTCCGTTTGGAAGACTGGAGTTGTAGGGAGGGTACGTGACGTTCGACAGCGTCCACCCTGTTGCATTCGGTGCTCCTGGGAGAGGGGATGTCAAGACCTGTTGCTCATCTGCAAAGGTCGGGATGAATGGGTTGTTCGCATAGACAGCTGGACTACTTGCATTCGAGCCCTGTGTGCCAAAGGTAAAGGTCAGATTCGAGAAGGGATTTGGCTGCTTCACCCAGTCTCGCTGCGAGGTATCCATGACCACATAGCGCTTGACTGCCACTGTACTTGGAGGCGCCTGGACGATCGCTGCATCTGAGTGAGATCCCTCCGTCTGCCCGGTGTAGTCAACGGATGGCACGGCGTTTGCTGCATTCGCATTTGAAAAAGGTTCTACCGATGCATACCGGCGTGTCTCCTGCATCTGGACTCGAGGGTCAAAGGAGTAGTTGGTTCGGGACGCCTTGTCCTGCTGTATGAGTAAGTCTAAGTAGCTGTTCATGCTCTTCTTATTTATACCTGCTCTAAATCTGCGAGCCACAATCTTTCCGCATTGGTTGCCTCCAACCGATCAATCTCTGCCAACAGATCCGCCATGTCCTTCTCGTGCTTGGCTACCTTCTCTGCCGTGAAGGCAGACACTGGCAGGCGCATGATGTAGTCGTAGCTCCCATCAATGTGCTCATACTCGTGCTTGGCCAGGAGTTCGTCGCACTCCTTCAGGCTCTTCTTCTTGAGCACCACCGTGGGCACATCCAGGATCTGATCCCGAATGAACCGGACCACGTTCTTGTGGTAGGGCAGCTTCTCCTTCAATGTCTTGATCTGGTGGCTCCGACGCTTCTCGTACAGCTCAATGCGCACACTCCAGAACTCGCAGAGAATGTCAGTCAGTGTCTCATACTTGGTGATGACACCCTTCGCATTGAAGGCATGCATATTCGTCGTACGGACCTTCTCCGTCAGCGACTTGACGAGCGCCTTCTCATCAATGCCCTTGATTCGGATGTTGATCTGCTGATCCGTGGACGTGTCCGTAAAGTCCTTGATGCGACCCTCGGCAAGCTCCTTCTCCAGCCACTCACGATAGTCCGCCGTCCAAGTTCCAGGCGGCAGCTCGGTCACCACAAACTCAGGGTCCCCATGGGACCCGGCGCCCTTCTCCTTGCGATACACACCCACGACGCCGTCCTCCGTATACGTACCCTTGAAGCCCTCAAAGTAGGGCACGAGCTGCGGATCGCTCCTCAGCGGATGCCCCGCTTGGATCTTTCGCATCAACTTCGTCTTAATGACCTTCGGATCACACGGCGGGATGTAGGTGGAATACCCAGTGCCAATGCCACGGGACCCATTGATCAGCAGCATCGGCAGGACCGGCGCATACCACTCGGGCTCAACCGGCAGGCCGTCATCATCGCGATACTTCAGCACCGCAAAGTCCTCCTCCGGAACCAGTTTCCGAACACGAGGCTGGAGGTAGGTGTGGATATAACGGGGCGACGCTGCGTCCTTGCCACCCTGAATGCGGGTGCCGAACTGCCCCTGCGGAACCAGCCACGGGATGTTGTTGGATCCCATGAAATCCTGCGCCATGCCCACGATGGTCTCGTTCAGCGACGCCTCACCGTGGTGGTATCCCGTGTGCTCGGACACATATCCTGCAAACTGCGCTACACGGATCTCGGCCGTCAGGTTCCGCTTGAACGCCGCATACAGGATCTTGCGCTGCGACGTCTTCAGTCCGTCCATCACGTTCGGGATCGACCGCTCCAGATTGTAGTAGCTGAAGTGGATCAGGTCCTTGTGGATGAAGTCATCGTAGGGCACTCGGTTCCCTGTCGGGATCAGCGCCGTGCGATCGTAGCCCTTCAGCCACTCCTTGCGGTCATCTGCCCGCTGCTTGTTGAAGGCCAAGTCAATGGACTTGTCCGCCTTCTCATCATAGTCAAAGCGAACCGCATTCACCTTGCTGAAGTAGTCCTTGGCCTCGTCCCTCGTGGACGTGCCCAGTCCCTTGTAATACTTCACCTTCCACGCTCCGGCTTTGCCTCCGCTCGTGGCCCCCGACCCCTCACCAGCGCGCCACTGCTCGTACTCATACTGCGAGTAGAAGACCCTGGATTCCTTGCCCTTGTTGGCCTTGACGATCGGCGTCGCCATGTAGGTCAGGAACCCAGGGATCGCAATCAGCTCGTGCCACAGCTCGTGGAACAGGTTGATCAGCAGACCACGGATGTGGCTGCCATCCAGATCCTGATCCGTCATGATCATCACAGACCCGTAGCGCAGATCCTTGACATCCGTATACTTCTTGCCCGACGTCAGACCAATGATCTTCTTGAGCTCGGCAATCTCCTTGGTGTGCTCCACCTTGGCGTCGCTCGTGTCCTTCACGTTCAGCACCTTACCCTTGAGCGGGTAGACACCAAAGAACTTCCGCTGCTCCTGGCTCAGACCGCTCAGTGCCATCGCCTTGGCTGAGTCTCCCTCTGTCAGGATCAGTGTGCACTTGGCCGAGTCCTTCGTACCCGCCATGACCGCATCGTCCAGCTTGGGGATGCCCGTGATGCGGCTTTGCTTCTTGCCATCCGTCTTGCTGTTCTCCTTGGCGTCCTTCGCAGACTGCGCCTCCAGCAGCTTCGGTACAATCGCCAGCTTGGACACCACCTTCTTCAGCGTATCGTCGCTCAGCTTGAAGCTGGACCCGAACGCACCTGCCTTGGTCGTCAGCGTCTCCTTGGTCTGGCTTGTGAAACTCGGGTTCTCAATCATGGACGTCACGAACACCGCCAGATTGTCGCGCACCATACCCGGCTTGACCTTGACCTTCTTCTTGGTCTCCAGATACTCCACGATGTGGGCAACCACCTGGTTCGTGATGCCATCCACGTGCGTACCACCCTTGGAGGTCCAGATACCATTGACAAACGACATGCTGAATGCCTTGTCTGCTGGGCTGTCCGCAATCGCAATGTGCCACCGCTCATTCGGCGTCTCGTAGATCACCGTCTCGCACCCGAACGCCTTCGCATACTCCGTCAGGTTCTTGCACTTGACTGCCGTGCCATTCCAGGACACCTTGACCTCCTTGCCGAGCGTCATCGCCAGGTCCCAGACACGGCGCTCAATCAGCCGGATCATCTCTGCCGGAATCTCTGTGTATCCAAACCGAGCAAAGTCAGGCGTCCACTCCACAAGCACACTGGACTTTGACTTGGACGGCCACATCATGGGCGTCCCAATCTCCGTCATGTTCTTCTTGAACGTCTGCGTATACGTCAGGCTACGAGGTTGATCCACCACCGTGACCTTCATCTCCCTCGCAAAGATGTTCACGAGCTTCACACCATAGCCGTTCTTGCCACCCACCAGCTTCTTCTCGTTCTTGTCGTAGTTCGTGGACGTCAGCAGCTCCCCGAAGATCATCTGTGGGATCCACGTCTTGTGCTCCGGGTGCTCAGCTACATCAATCGGCTCACCATCGTTCTTGATGGAGAAGGATTGAGGTGTGCAGGTAATCTCGATGGACTTGACCGGGTTCGTGGACTGCCGACTGCGCAGACGCACCACTTGGTCATGGGCGTTCACCAGCAGCTCATCCACCAGCTTGTAGAACCCAGGATTGACAAGGATGGTTGCAGTCCTGAACTCATCTCCTTCACGAAGGAACACCTCTTCATTCGCAGTTGTCACGCTGCCAATGTAGGTGTCAGGGAGGTCGAGGATGTGCTCACGGTGCGTCTTGCGCTGGTATGCTGAGGAAAGGTCTGCCATCTTGTGCCTCCAATAGAATTGACCCAGGCGCATCCGTTTTGAACTTTCACTGATCCGACTTTAGGAAGACAATGCCTCCGAAGAAACACCTTCCCGAAGCTCCTGTCATCTTCTCGTTGCGACTTCCATCTGAGGAGAACGTGCCTGTACCTGCAGGGAGTGGGTCGAGCTTTGTAGATGTGACCCAATGTGCGTGGACTGAACCTACGCAGACGGCTACGAACTATGCAGATATCCTGTCCACCGTGGAGACGTCGCGTGTTGCCGAGCGGTTCAACACGGAGACCATGAAGGATATCCTGACTCGCACTCGGTCGCCAACGTATGGCGCAACCTCTGCGTGTATGTGGTGCTGCCACCCGTTTCCGTGGAGAGCCTCTGTCCTGCCACTCAGCTACGATGCCTACGAGAACATGCACCTGTGTGAGGGACACTATTGCTCCCCCGAGTGTGCCCTGTCCTATCTGTATAACGACGTTTCCTTGTCAGACGTGACCCGCTGGACCCGCCATGCACTCCTGTCCGACATGTATCGTGCTCTGTATACGACCAAGACGTTGACTCCGGCTCCCCATCGGCATCTGCTCCGGATGTTTGGGGGTCCTCTGGACATTGAGCAGTTTCGAGAGTATGTGGCAAACTCGGAGGATATGGTGGCGATCCAGCTGCCGCCGCTCCGTCTCCATGTGCCGTCCATGAATGTCCAGGGCCCGATCCGCGATGTCAAGAAGTTCGTGAGTCTCTCGCAGGACACTGTGGACAAGGCCTCTAAGGAACTACGTCTTCGTCGCACGAAGCCTGTGCATCAGACGGGCTCTACGTTAGACAAGTGTATTACATCGTATGGCGTCATATAAAGGATGCAGTTCAACGAGCTGGTCAAGACGCAGATGATGCTGCAAATGCCAGCCACTAAGAATCCATTGCTGAACATGATGGCTCTGAACATCTTTGACATTGGTGTGCGGACCTTCCCAGTCTGGTCGGCGTGGGCCCGGGCTTTCTGCTGTGTCCGTCGTAAGCCGAGCGGTGTGGCAGAGGTGCCCACGTCCGCACTTCGGACACCCCGAGCCTCCATTACCTGCGAGCGGGGTATTCAGACCCAAGCCAATGCTAATCGTCCTGCAACCCAGACCGTCTACTCTGGGCGCATGGATGCAGTTGTCTTCTTTGTGACGACCCTTCCTGCCATGAAGAGCCTGTTGGCAGTGACGAACCACGATTACCTGCCGAACGAGTTTGAGCCTGTATGCCTGGATAACGATGTCTACTTTGAGCTGAACGACCTCAAGATCACGGATGGTGCCCCCGAGATCATCAAGTTCAAGCTCTATTGCTACGAGCACGATGTCCAGCACCTCCAGACCTTCATTGATAACTGTAATACCGACTACGAGCGCCGCATGGCAAACAAGCTGGGTGCTCATCGCTACTACTTTGACCAGATGGTCCAGACCAAGACAAAGGGGACCGTGCAGAACCCGCTGCCGAGTAGTCACCTCGTCTACACCAAGACCAAGTTCGTGACCACCCGCACGTTTGAGAATGTGTTCTTTGAGCAGCGCAAGCAGGTGCGTGATCGTGTTCACTTCTTCCTGGAACACCGGGACTGGTATGAGAAGAAGGGCATTCCGTATACACTGGGCTTCATGTTCCATGGTCCTCCGGGCACGGGCAAGACGTCAAGCATCAAGGCGATCGCCCACGCAGGTCGTCGGCACATTGTGAACATCCAGCTGTCCGAGATCAAGACCAAGCAGCAGCTCCAGCACCTGTTCTTCAATGACGAGATCTACGTCTTCAACGGTACCAATACGGAGAAGTACATCATCCCGATTGCCGAGCGGCTCTACGTGATTGAGGACATTGATGCAATGGGCGATGTCGTGCTGCGCCGTGAGTGGAAGAAGCCGGTTGTGGAGGAGAAGAAGAAGGAGGACGACATCTTTGGAGATCGGAAGGGTGAGGAGAAGGAGACGTTTGACCTGTCGTTCCTGCTGAACCTGCTGGACGGCACCTTGGAGGCAAATGGTCGCATCATTGCCTTCTCCTCCAACTACCCGGAGCGCATCGACAAGGCCCTGATTCGGCCGGGACGTGTGGATATGATCGTTCACTTTAAGAACTGCAGTCGCGCAGTGCTGAAAGAGATGGTGGATGCATTCTATGAGCAGGATGTTGCGATCCCCGACGATGCCACGTTAGATGATAAGTGGTCTCCCGCGGAAGCTGTGCGGATCCTGTTTCAGAACTTTGGTAATCCTGAAGCGGCTGTTGCAGAGCTGGTGTCCCTGAATCCCAAGGGACTCTACGGCATTGAGGACTCAAGCACAGCGCTTGGAGATGTCTAGTAGCAGAATGATGTAGCCCCAAATGGACGACTTGTTCTGCTCCGACAGACCCGACCAGTAGCCCTTCAGCTTCTGGATGACCTGCTCCATGGTGTCATCCGGCTGGAGCGAATCAAAGGTGTGATTCATGAAGAAGTTGTCGTCCCGATTGCGGATCACCTCGTCAAACGGACCCACGTGCTTGACAAACTCTGTCAAGACCATGGCAGGATTGACACGCTGTATCAGTGCGACACCATCGTCGTACATTCTGAAGTCAGTGTCATCGGGGAACACCTTGATGAGCTGACCCATGAACTCGTGGAACTGAGTGAAGAAGGCGTCCATAAAAATCTTCTTAGACATTCTACTTTATACTTGGGTAGATTGTGTAAGCTTACTGACGCACGGGTCCGGCGAACTCGGCGTCCCGCTGTTTCTGCATCGCCTCCATGCGAGAGGCCAAGTCGCCGTTGCGTCCCTCCTTGTTGCCTTCGTAGCTCTGCTTGGTCTCCGGCTCCGGCTGGGGCGCAGTATACTGGGTATTACCGATGTACGTGTAGTGGAGCTCGTCGGCAACGAACTTGTTGGGTGCAGCCCAATCGGAATACATGTCCGAGAACCCAGACCCTGCAAACGACCACTCCTGAATGCCCTCGTTGCCACCCTGGGCACTGAGCTTGGATCCTGTCGGCTGCTGGGCGGCCACCTGCGGCTGCTGCTGGGTCGGCACTTCACGGCGAGACGTCACAGGCTTGGCAATGTAGGAGTAGATGTCCTTGCCGATGTAGACATCCTTCGTCTCGGGATTGTAGAGTGTCGGTACGCTCTTCAGAAACGGCGGCAGCTCAGCACGGGTCTTGCCGTCAATGGAAAACATACGGCACAAGCTCTCCTTCTTCAGACCCTTCAGCGTCTGAATGATCTGCTGCGAATGCGAGCAACGAGGGCTGTAGAAGAGGATCGGCTGGTTGTTCATCTCGTTGCTTGTTCGCCTTGAAAAAAACGGATACGGTATAACGAAAGGACAGCTAGATACAATGGAGCACTCTAGCATTTCTCTCAAGGGCAACCGTCTGGATGTGGAGTTCAAGCACGTCCCCGTTGCCTTCGTCAATGGACTCCGTCGTATCCTGCTGGCTGAGATCCCCACGGTTGTCGTGCGGGATGTCCAGATCCTAGACAATTCCACCAAGATGATCCACGAGATGCTGCGGCACCGTGTGGAGATGCTCCCGATCAATGTCAAGCCGGAGGAGGCGGCTGTCATTCGCGATACCAAGATTGAACTGCGGTTCCTGCCACCCGCTACGCCTGACCTGACCCGCAAGGAGGCAGTGGACGTGACGACAGATGATTTCGTGGTGGATGGACCTCGCAAGAACGTCATTCTCAAGGACCGGGATCTGGACAAGCCCCTGTTCTTCATGAACCTCAAGCCGTCGGAGTCCATTCACGTGAAGGCGACACTGGCCGTGGAGACCAAGGGTGCCTCGCAGGTGTGCGTGGCGACCTTCAAGAACCACATTGATGTGGATCGTGCCAAGCTGGACAAGGATAGCTACGTGGCGACGGCGGGTGATGACGAGACTGCCCGTGCAGAGTTGGCCAAGATCTTTGACAACTTTGATATCCAGCGCTCGTATTCGGTGGATGACAGTGGCCGTCCGTTCTGGTTTGACTTTGCAGTGGAGAGTATTGGCGTGATCCCTGCAAAGGACCTGCTGGGTCGTGCGGCGGCGATCTTCAAGAAGAAGATTGAGGACTGGTGCAACATCCCCCTTCTGCATGAGGGAGACAACTGGTATTCGATTGAGACAGAGGAGGAGGGGCACACGATCGGAGCACTGGCTCAGATCCTGATTTACAACCAGAAGGTCAACTACGTGTCCTACCGGATCGTGCATCCGCTTCTCCCGAAGATGATTGTCCGCTTCAATACCAAGACGGAGCCGGAGAAGGTGATTGCAAAGTTCAAGGAGGAGGCGGTGGCTCTGTGTGAAACCATTCTCAAGACTGTATAATGACTGCGTCCGAAAAGGAGATCAAGGCGTTCTTCAAGACCACAACCGAGGACTGGTCTAAGAACTGGGGGAACATGATAGAGGAGGAGGAAACGGGCGACTTGTTCACCTTCAAGGCATCCGAGTTCAAGATCATCGAGGAGATGGTGTATGACGAGACAATCCAGCGCCCGGAGGCTGTCCGTTTTTACACGTTGGACGAGCAGGTGGGAGATGCCTACGAGAAGATGGTTCCGAAGGGGCGCACGACCAAGTTCCAGATGGAGGTTCTGCGTAAGGAAGCCGATCGTCTGCGTCAGCTGTATCTGGACCACATTGTCCCGACGGCGGACGATTACTTGCTGCGGGAACCGGCGTATGGGAAGAGGTTCAGCTGGATCCATCCCGTTACGGATACTGAGGCGTATAGGGGCGCTGACAGCAATCCCTATTCCATTGCAAAGACATGGGCTCCCTTGTTTGACGAGGCACACGTGCGCCTTCCGGGATTCTACAACCGAATGATGGCAGCACTACCCCGCCCCTATGCAACGGAAGGTATAGAGGGTGTGTCGTATCCGTTGAAGGAGATCACGGAGTTTGTGGATGCAGATGGCAAGAACCCCGATCGTGCTCTGCCTACCTTCATGTCTCCTCGGACACAGCGCCACGAAGATGGTCGCATCAACATCCTGAGTGTGCCGATTGCAAATACGGCAGACGTGGCAAAGTTCATTGGATACTACGCTGACAAGCGCCCGGTGCCCGTGCCTAACCCGCTGCCGTCCCACGACTTCCTGAAGTCCAGCGATGCCTTCATGATTGAGACCACTGCGCCCCTGTCAGAGGTGGTTCCCTCGCTGGATGCGATTCTGACTCACGCCGTACCTGTGACACGGGATCCGTATGGAGAGGGCATGAAGTATCTGCGTGTCTACGATGTGGAACTGATGGACATCCCGTGGAGCTCATGGAAGTCCCGCTTTCCTCCGGTAGAGATGCACGTTGCCAAGGAAGCCGAGAAGATTGAGTTTCCCAAGTCTCGGGGCGACAAGCCGTCTGAGAACCTTCTGCAGCACTACGACGACTACTTCCCTGCGCAGTCCACTCGTCAGTGGCTGATGGATCAGCAGGATGGCGGTGAGCTGGTGGTGCACATGCTCATGTCCAAGGCGGGTCAGAATGGCACGGTTGCCATGTCTCCAGGTGCCGATGCCGACTTTGAGTATCCCAAGACAACCATCAAGGAGTGTGAGCTGGAAGGACTGGACTTCCACGACTTTTCCATTCGCGGTGTGCTGCGTCGCACGTGGGGTGCCAAGGACAAGATCACGTATCAGTGCATTCCTCTGGAGCTGATCAAGCAAGAGCGGAAGCGAGATGGACACAAGAACCGCACCCAGTGGAAGGAAAAGACCCATGAGGACATTCTGGAGTCGTACGTCAAGGCGCTCGTAATGGGTCGCCCAGTCAAGGCAAAGCACGTCAAGGAGGAGAAGTATGAGTCCAAACCCGCTCGTGAAGTCTCGCAGCTCCGCCATGAGATTGTTGTACTGCTGAATGATCCCCGTCGTCTGCCCGAGGACAAGGTGCGGGACATTGGGGTGCTCGTACAGGAGTCTGTACTGGATGGGCACATCTATGTGGACTCCAAGGGGCTGTTTCTGCTGTGCCTGCATACGATGGCGATTCTGCTGGGCGATCTTGCAGAGGACCGGCGCAAGTTCTACGACAATTGGGCGGTGCGCGTGGACGGATTCCGTGTCTGCAAGTTCTGTGGTGAGCACATCAATGCAGACGTACTGGAGGATCAAGAGGAGTTCACGGACGACGGACACGTCATTCGTCATGCAGATGCACTGGAGAGGGCTACCTTTAGTGGTCATGGTGCTCTGGAGCAAGTCAAGACATTGGCGGGGCTGCGGGATCAGTTTGACTTCAAGAAGTCGTCGGATGAGGTCTTCTTCATGCTGATTTCGCTGCTCCACATCATGCCCGAGGTGGACCAGCTCCTACCCATTCTGACCTTGGGGCGCACACTGGCTGCACAGCTTGATAAGAGCAAGTTGGATGGAGGTGTTGCCGGTATTGCACAGGCGGTTCTGATGATTCAGGCGCACGTGCCTCCGCTGGTGCCTCGTCGGTCCTTTGGCAGCAAACCCTTGACTCTGCGTGGATACCCTCGAGACGTGGTGTCGCCGGATGGATACACGATCGTGGATAGTCTGCTGCTGGTGCTGTCCAAGACGCTGGAAGCCTACCCGACCTCGTTCAAGGGATCCAGTGCGACAACTATGCGGGGTGTTCTCAATGACCCGAAGAAGATCCGGGCATTGGTGGTGAAGTGTATCGGTGTGCTCATGAAGGGATCGGAGTCGCTGCGTCTTGCATTGGAGAAGGCAAAGGCTGTCCTTCCTGCAGAGGAGCCGACCAAGCCATCCACAATGATCCCCGGCGATCTGGTCATGCCGCCTCGGGATACGTTTGGGCGTATTCGCAGTCCCCCGGAGTGCCCTACCACTCGGGCGTATTGGATGAATGCCCGTCCTCCACGTGTCAAGCAGCCTGACGTTCCTCTTCGCAAGGGTATTAGCCACTTTGAACGGGAGGGATCCATCAAGACGAAGATGATTGAGAAATCCACGTCGGAGCGTGTGGAGCCGGAGACGACGAGTGTCAAGGACAAGGAGGTGATTGCTCGTCTGAAGTCGGGCAAGGAGGGTGTGTTTGAGGATTGGCACACGAACATGTTGATTGCGACCCGTCTGGGCAGCGTGTTCGAGATGCCGATGCCGGTACAGACACTGGATCCGGATCAGAAGCCGGATGAGCTGCGTGACATTACAAAGGGATACGTGTTCGAAATCGTGAAGGAGATCGGAAAGGACCCCATCAAGAAGACGAAGTTTGATGCGATGCGGAAGGATGATCTTGCAATGATGATGTTGATGGCAGATGTGAAGGCAGCAGCAGCAACCACCAACTCTCTCAAGGCAAAGGAGCGTATCACCTACACTGAACGCCTCCGTCTGATGACGGACGCCGATCGCGAGATCACCAAGGACCTCATCGATCGTGGACTGGCTCCCTACATCATTTCCACGAAGGACCGCATTCTGTTTGCAAAGGAAGTGGGTGCAGAGGAGGACGCAGTGGATCCCGACCTTGGAGTGGGACTTACGATCGACGAGGACGATGTGGGCGCTCTACCGCAGTTTGAGGATATGAGAACACGTGGTAACTATGGAGATTTCTCAGGGTCCAATGCAGCCGGTGGAAACATTGCCGAAGCAGCCTATGCACAGGTGAATGAGTATGAGCGCGAGGATGGTCAGGTTTAAAGACGGGGTGCCGGTACTAGATAATGAATCTGCTCAGTATTTGGCTCATTGCAAAGGACAACCGTGCCGACGACCGCATCGACTTTGAGCGTGGCGAGCATGCCACGGAGACCATGCGTGTCAAGTACAGCCCTGGCGAGTCGGCGTCAAGGACGACGTATACCTTCGTCCTCTCCCGTTCAGGTGTTCGCCGCTACCTCGGCAATATGTTCCAGTCGCTCCAGCTGGACCAGGACCCCTGGGAGAAGGTGCAGATCTCTCCAGCGACGGGTCCCAGCATCATCTACCATGTCGGCGACCTGGAGACCGCAGAGGAGGTCATCATGGACACGATTGACAGTCTGCTCTACACGGACGTGGAGCGCTCGTAAAACGAACCGCAAATGTATAAAGTAAGAGGTCTCATGTTGACCATCCATGGCTACCGTATCCCAAAGTCCGCAAACGATCCCTCTATCAAGAAGGCGCTTACGGTCAAACCCTTCTCTCTCATCAACCCACACGCTGTCCCACGGTACCCCGTGTATCATGAAGACAAGCAGCATCTCTACCTTCCCAAGCACTACGGCATTGACAAGTTCGGCGAGGTGCCTACGACCCGAGATGTTGCTGAAACACCGGCTGCCCACTGGACCTTCGCAGGATCCATTCGTGCTGCCCAGATACCGGTTGTCAACTCCTTCTTGCTTCCCAAACCCCATGACGGGATCCTGTCGCTGCATACAGGAGGGGGCAAGACGGTGTGTGCACTCTACATCGCCTCTCAACTACGCCTTCCTACGCTGGTCATTGTCCACAACACCTTCCTGCGAGACCAGTGGGAAGATCGCATCAAATCCTTTCTTCCAAAGGCAAGGATCGGGCGAGTCCAAGCGGATGTCTGCGAGGTAGCCGACAGGGACGTTGTGATCGTTATGCTCCAAACCCTTTCTATGAAGGAACTAAACATCCATGTATTCAACCCGATTGGGCTGGTCATTGTGGACGAGTGTCATCATATCGCATCTGAGGTTTTCGTGCAGGCGCTACCGAAGGTCACTTCGAGATTCATGCTCGGACTGTCTGCGACTCCGGACAGGAAAGACAAGCTGATGTATGTCATTCACTGGTTTCTAGGCCCTCTGCTCTACAAGTCAGAGACGGGCGATTCAGTGGACACGAAGGTGAAGGTGGAGGTCTTCCAGTATGTGAACACCGATCCCGAGTTCAATAAGGTTGTGCTCAGTTCGCAGGGCTTCGTGTCGGTGCCGATCATGGTCAATAAGCTCGCAGACTGCGCAGATCGGACGCAGTGGCTGTGCAAGATCATTGAGGACGTATGTGAGGAAGGGCGTCAGGTGCTCGTGCTCTCAGATCGTGTGGAGCACTGCAAGGCGCTGTTAGAGGGGTTGCCTGAGGAGGTCCGAGCCACAGCCTGTATCCTCTCACAGAAGGTCTCCTCTGCAAAGAGGGCAGAGTTCTGTGCAGACAAGACGATCCTGATTGCCACGTATTCCATGTGTAAGGAGGGATTTGATGTCCCTACCTTAAACACGCTCGTCATGGCAACACCCCGCCCCGATATTGATCAGATCGTTGGGCGTATTCTGCGTGTGGAGAAGTCAGTTCGTAAGATCCACCCCATCATTGTGGACATTGTGGATCCTCAGTTCCGGCGGCAGTTTGGGGCACGGAATACGTTATATCGTAAGCGGAACTATACAGTTACGCAGATGGCCTTGCCCGGGCGACCGGTGCCACCGCCTGAACCTGAGCAGCCTGAGATGGGGGGACCGTCGCCATTCGAGGCGGAGGAGGGAGCGGACTGACGACACCGCTGTGCAGCTCGTGGGCGCTGTCCACGAAGATCTCAATCTTGTTCAGTCCATTCGTCTCCTCGGGCTTCGAGATGTCCATATACTTTTCCATCTGCTTGGCAAAGTCCTTTGTGACGGTGCCCGGGATCAGAGGGCTCAGCTCCGCCAACCGATCATACTGGTCCTTCACGTACTTCAGGAAATCACCCGGCTGCATACGCTGCTCACGAGGCAGACGCAGCTCCACATTGATGAAGCGGTAAAGCTTAGCGTAGTGGATGGAGGACATGCGATGACCCTCCGCCCGCTTGGCCCAACCGAAGTAAGTGCCGATGGTATTCAGGATACCGATCGTCAGCGACGCAACACCCAGAGCCGTGGCAGCAAGTTGCCCGTTCCCCACAAACAAACTGGACGAACCGGCGTTCAGAAAGGCAACAGCTCCTGAACCAACAATAACGGGTAAATCAATGTACGTCTTGCGGCGGGCAAAGATGCTCTCCGCACGCTTGTGCATAATGGCGAGTCCGTTCGCCTTCTCACCCGTCTGCGCAAAGTAATCCTCTAAGACAACCGTCCACGTAACGTTGCTTCCAATCTCCGCGGCCGAATCTCCACCCATTCTTTGATTTTCTAACGCGATTATAATGGCGACACCTAAGGTGTATATCTGGCGAGGGCACGGGCGAGATATGTGCGACGATAAACACGTACCTATACGCGAACCGGTTCCGGAGGGCGTCACGATTGTCCAACGAGCACTGTGCGGCATTCCAACGTTTGAAGTTAATATGGATGCTGGGTCGAAGAAGGTGGCGGACCCTGCAAACCTAGCGGCCGTAAGCGCTGCGGCCCCAGACTTGTTGAAGGCTCTCCTTGGATCTGTTGGAATCCACACGGGTGGCGATCCTGACAAGTACAAGGGCACGATTGTAAAGTCAACGGTTGATTCACTCTTTGACTGGGTTCGTCCTGACCGCAAGGCTCATCTTATTCAGAGCGGTCTGATTGAAGTTCCCCTGAAGGAGCCACTCACCTACGAGATCAACTGGGACATGTCTAAAGGCGATCTCAAGCGCGACGACTTCCTGCGGTTATACAACAACTCCGTCTATCCGACCCGGGATGAAGTGGATGCTCACCTAACACAGATAGGAATCGTAGGCGACATATCGGAGTCGCAGTATCTCATAGCAAGGAGAAGCGGTCAACTCGCACTCACGTCTGATCTACTCACTGTTGCAAAGCGGTTCCCGGGTGTTCACTACCACCTGACGTGCAGATCGGTTGATAGTAGATGCAAAGAAGCCGCAGCGGCAAGTCGTTCGGCCTCGGGACTCGCGACAGGCCGCAGCAAAGAGGAGATCAATGCAGATGTCAACCAGAATCTCGTCGATAGGCACTTGGAGGGCGAAGATATATCGAATGAACTGGCAAAGATACCCTATAAGCGATTTCGCGCCGTGTTTGACGCCATCATTGCGATGCGCCAGAAGCTGAACCCACGTACCGAAGCTACAAGCATTCTCTGTGGTCTTGCAACCCTCGTCCACAGTGTCATGACCAACTCCATGAATGGACACAAGACGCCTGAGAGGTATGGGCTTGAGTTCTATCAGACAGCAGCGGCGTGCTATCTGACACTCATACCGCCCGGGCTCCCCAAAGCCGCCCTTGAGAAAGCCCAAGTCGAGGTCCTTGCGCGGGCGGCAGCTGAACGCGATATGTTCATTGAAGGACTGAAGAAGGGTGAGGCACATGGCGGTGGTCGGCGGCATCGCACGAACAAGACCTTGTGGCCGCCTAAGTATTATCGCGGCTTGTCCACTCGTCGTAAGGGACAACGCCATCGGGAGATCACGCGGAGAGCAAAGATGTCGTGGAAGGATCCGAAAGCCTACCGCCCGTTTGCTACGGATAAGGGAACTCGCCGCCGCCCCTCGTCCTACTCGTCTCGGTTCCACACCAAGTATCCAGGTGTGGCGGGCATCCCCGCCATTGCCAAGGCTACAGGCGTATCTGCCGACACCCTCCACAAGGTGTACAATCGTGGAATGGCAGCGTGGCGCACCGGTCATCGCCCCGGCGCATCCCCGGAAGCATGGGGTATGGCTCGAGTCCACTCTTTTGTGCTCCATGGCAAAACGTGGAGAACCGCCGATAAAGATTTAGCAGGGAAGTAATAATGCAGTTTGACTACCGTGGAACGATTGTGAACAAGAGTCAGCCTGTTGCGACCCTTCGCAAGTTGACCAAGACTCTCACGATCGATTCGGCTGACCGTGATACTGGACTGTTCGTGAAGGTCAATGGAGGTGCCACCTCGTCGGATGCCGGCGACTACACGGTGTTCCTTCCTCGTGCCTATGAGCGTGTCACGAAGATCTCGCTGGTGTCTGCAGTTATCCAGGCGCCCGTGGTGCTGTCGACGTCTGCTACGACCCTTGGATTCCAGCCGACGGATACCTACATCCTTCTTGGTCTGGAGGGACTGAACCGCAAAGACGAGACGGCTCCGGGCGCTGACCGATCTGGTCACGTGGATTCGTGGTTTGCAAAGCTCGCCAATGATGTCGGTATCCCGCAGGTTGGATCCACACTCGCTGGGTCTGCGGGCACGGGCGGAGGTGCATCGTCGGGTACAGCCACTACCTACACGACGCTGATTGCCCACGGACTCTTTGCGGGACAGACGGTGTGCATCACAGGCACGACCAATGCGCTTCACAACGTGGCGTATGTCCAGATTGCCACAGTTCCGTCCACAACGACCTTCACGATCAACAATACGGTCGCAAACGGACAGGCGTCGTCGGGTGGCACGGTCTTTGTCCCCGGTGTCCTGTATTACAATAACCACACCTACGACGACCAGGTTGTGGAGTACTCGCCGCCCATCAGCCGCCTCCAGCGCCTTCACGTCACCCTGCGCCGCCACCTGCCTCCTGCCAGTATCGCGACCACGACCCCTCTGGGCGCCCCGATTGTGTTCGGAGCCGCACAGAACAGTTTCACCTTTGAGATTGAGTATCTGGACAATGGGTTTGACGACTACTCGTCCATGCAGACCCGCCTCAGCGAGCGTCCCAGCGCATAAGGTTTCGTCTTGATCGTATACAAATGAAGCGGTTTCATGCGAATGTAGGCGCTCGTGCTCTGGCTCGGCGTAATGGGGGTGGGGGCAGCGCAGGTCCGTTCTTACCAACGAGCATAGCAGGCGCACAGCTTTGGCTAGATGCGGCGGATACGAGTTCAATGAGCTTTAGTTCAGGAAGCAATATCAGCCAATGGAGAGACAAGTCGGGACTTAGCAATCATGCAACGGCAGTTAATGCACCTGTCTTAACTGCAAATGCTATAAACACGTATCAGGCGGTTGCAACGCCGACAACTCAGTATTTCACTGGTGCAACTTCAGTCACTGGAACCACGGTTACAGTCTTTGCGGTTGCACAAACAAGCAGAACATTGCCTAATGCCTCATTAGATCAACGGCTTGTTAGTTTAACAAATGGAGCTAACGTTGATTTTGGGCGGGCAGATGGAACAATTGCTTTGTTTAATCAAGGACCCACTTCTACAATAGCTACTTGGCGTATAAGTGGACCTATTGCTTCGAACACTATAACTACAAATGCTCCTTTTCAAGCAGTAAGTAAATATGATGGAACAAATGGATTTTTATGGAAAGACGGTACTTCGGGTGGATCTACTGCGTCAACTGGAACTTTTGGCATAACAAACTATGGCATTGGAACCCAGGCGGGCATAATTAGTGGTGAATATTGGAATGGTTCTATCGGTGAAGTGCTTATCTATAACGTCGCCTTGAATGATACAACTCGCCAAAAAGTAGAAGGCTACCTCGCATGGAAGTGGGGTCTCCAGTCCTCCCTACCTCCGGGGCACCCGTATAAGACTGCGGCACCGACTGCCTAGCGACCCCGCATAGACGTACACTAGATCAGAAGGTTTTCCAACTCAGTATACAATATGCCCGTCCTGCGCCCATCAGGGTCCGATTTCACATCCTTCGTCAAGGCTGCCGCACAGTACGTTCCTGCTGGAGCAGCTGCCAAGGCATCCAAATCAGGTGGAGTGTCCGTGGCACTGCCTGGGTTAGGTGCAGTGGTTCGCACGTCGCAGGTGGGTGCATTGACATCGCCTACAACGAGTGCGGTGATCATCAATGGAATCACGCCGTCGGCGTCTGGGGGTGGTCCAGTTGGATTTACATTTTCATCGTATAGTGGAACCTACTCTACGACCACGGTGTTGGGCGTTGCGTATACGAGACTGCTAACGTCTGGAACGATTGTGTTGCCCACAACTCAGAACGTAACATACTTTGCTGTTGGCGGCGGCGGCGGTGGCGGAATGTACTTTGGCGGCGGCGGCGGTGCTGGTGGATTGCAGCAAGGGACAATGTCCATAGCAGCCGGTACCTATGTTGTGACGATCGGCAATGGTGGAGCCGGTGGATCCGCGAATGTAGGAGCTAACGGATCGAACACAACGTTTGGAGCGCTCATAACTGCACTGGGTGGTGGAGGGGGTGGAGGTCCCAGCACGGGTGCCGCAAATGGCGGGTGTGGTGGCGGTGCAGGTGCAGGCGGGAGTGGGGTAGTGGGTACGGGTAGCCAAGGATACAATGGCGGCTCGAATCTACGTCCAGGGTATGACCCGTATGGCGGAGGCGGCGGCGGTATTGCCGGACCAGGTCAAACCGCAGTTGAAGCGGCAGCAACAACCACCGGTGGCCTTGGTCTTACGTATGCCGGTATCCAATATGGCGGCGGTGGTGGCGGTAGTGGCGGTGTGACCGGGTCTCCTAACCTGGGACAATATGGTGGTGGAAATGGTGGGGGGGTTAATAACGCCCCCCCTGGCGCAACAGCTGGAACTCCAAATACGGGTGGCGGCGGTGGCGGTAATCATTTCAACAACTTCCCAGGTGGTGCCGGTGGGTCAGGCATCATCGTTCTAAGCGTAGCACCCTAACGACCCCGCATAGATTTACCCAGCGTCACAAAGGTATCAAACGTAAACAGGAAGAACACACCCGTAGCAATGTACAGGAGCATATCCTGTGTTGTGTTGGGTGCATAGCCTGTGCGGTTCTGCTCAATAAGGCGCAGAATGCGATCCAGCTTGGAGTCATCGCCACCTCCACCATTCATGCCGAAATGCTCACGGACACGGCTACGGAAACCCTCTGCAGCCGGGTTACTGAACGTCGGCAGCCGGGGATCCGACGGCGCATCCGGCAGGGGTTTGGGTGTTGCGTTAAACGAGACGGTCTCCGGATTCGTGTCCAGAGGCAGGGAGGGCGTGACGGACTTGACAATGTCGGCATGCTTCTCCGTTTGATCGGGTCTCTTCTGGGTCGTGAACGACTCCTTGTCCGGGTGTTCCTTCGTCACGGGTATGCGTTGACCAAAGGGGGATCCGAATGCGTCCTCAAGGCTTGAGTAGTTCATACTCCACTTGTTCAAAGAAACACAGAAAAATATGAGGGAACTATAAATGCTGTCCTCTCGCACTGAAATGTTTGTAGTGGGCGCACTGATCGTCCACATTGCGTCTGGGTTCCGTCTCCAACCTCTGCAGGACCTGCTGTCGACGTTCGTGGGCAAGGTGCTGGCTCTGGGCGGCATCATCTACGTTCACAAGAAGCTGAGCTGCTCGGTGGCGCTCCTGCTGGCGATCGCCTACCTGCGTTGCTGTGCCAATAGCTGGGAGGGATTCACGACGCCGACCACGACCGTGACGCCGACCGTGTCGTGCCCTGACGGCTATGCCATGGATGCGATCACGAACAGCTGTAAGCCCTCGTCGTCCATGTCGGGCAGCGTTCCTGCCCCGCCGGAGTCGACGACAGGTGCGAGTGTGACGACGCCGCCCCCGAATGGCAAGCTCAGCACGGCTCCGATGACGACGCCGACTGCCACGATGCCGCCCGTGAGTCTGCCCCCGTCGATCGGTGGTGTCCAGCCGTCGGGTGGTGCCACGTCCACGGCTGCCCACGTCTAAACTCTCGGGATACTACAATGAAGAAGCTCTCCGTGTTGGATGCGATCAATAACAACAAGTTCTTTGTGGGTGTGATGATGATCCTGCTGAATATCGGATCTCGCCACTTGGTGGATGAGTTCAGTGGAAGCGAGGAGGAGTACAAGCGCAACATCCTGTTGAGGAGGATTGCGATTTTCGCCGTATGCTTCATTGCGACTCGTGATGTGGTCCACTCCACGCTCCTGACGGCGGGCTACATCATCATTGCCTCGGGTGTGTCTCGTCGTAGTTCGGAGGGTATGAAGAACCCGGGCAAGGTGGATCCGGGCAACTCCAAGGCAGATTACCCAGCGTATGACAAGTCTGCGCCCTTGCTGTTTTAGCGACGGGTCCTAAGGAGCCCTAGCGACGGGTCCTAAGGAGCCCTAGCGACGGGTCCTAAGGAGCCCTAGCGACGGGTCCTAAGGAGCCCTAGCGACGGGTCCTAAGGAGCCCTAGCGACG